ATCGGATAGGCCGTGCCGGTGTTTGAATTCTCCCATTGCACGGTCTCGACGGCATTTCCGACCAACCAGTTCGGTGAAGTCCTCATGTCCTCTGCTCCGCTGAAAACTTCCTTACAAGCTGCCTGGGGACCGTATCGTTCGACCCGTACGGATCGCGTTCCATCCACGAAAAAGTAACGAATCCGTTGACCTTGCACTCCCGGTTCGGGGTTGTGGTGTTCGCCTTGGAACCGTACAGTATTATATTGACGGAGGACCCGGACGGAACATCCACGCCGGACTTGAAAAAGGCGGGGCCTGCGTCGTACAGGTCGCAATTTTCTGGATTCAACGGGTCATAGCAGTCGTTCGACGGGTCGCAGCAGTCGTTCGACGGGTCGTCGTACCACATGTTCGAGCAATCTATGGTCTCGGATACGACGCTCGTGCTCGTATCGTCCGATCTGGTAGGCCGTATGATGGTTGCCATCACTATGCGTTGCGGGTCCATCTGCGCATATACTGTGCAGGATACGTCGCAAATGGACGTATTCTTTATCGTAAGGCTCGCATTCGCCCTGTCTATCGACCCCGATATTCCGCTACTTCCCATATTGACAGAATGCGCAGAGCCGACATTCCTGTTCTGGCTCATCGCCACGCAATGGACGAGCAGCTCATCGGCCGACACGCGGTACACGCTCTGGTTGAACTTCCTGGCGTACGCGTTGTAGACGCTTGAATCCCTCTTTATCATGGAATACACATCGGACAGCCTCTCGCTCTCCCCGGCAAGCCTGTTTCCTATGTCCACATAGTCGTCGCACTGGCAGCATGCGGTGCACTTGCCTATGATCTTGACGGACACGTGCTTTATACCAGATTCGTCCGTCCATGGCTCGTCTACAGGAACGATCTGGTGGCAGTCGTCCCCCTCGAACACCACATCTCCCATCTCGTCCGGTTTTATGTTGCCGGACCCTTCGCCGCAGTCGACCGGAATCTCGCACGGAACCCTTCCGGCGCCGGCCCCGGGAATGGCGGAAATCACAACGCCCTTCTTGTCCTCCGTTATCGGCATGATGTACGACGCCTGCAGTATATCGCTTCCGACGTACATGTTCGTACCGGCCTTGAACTTGACGTTTCCGGAAATTTTTCCGCTTCTCTCCTCGCCGTTGACAAGCGTGAACGACAGAACCCTGTTGGCCCTTGCGTACAAGGACGAGTCCGACATCCTGAACGGTCCGGGAAACGACATACCGTCATTCTGGAGAACCTGGAACACGTCGAGGACGAATGCGCTCCAGCCGGCCTCGGACGGAACGGCCGTAGCGTACGGCCTTTCCCTGTCTATCCGTGCGGCAATGCTGTTGGACGATACCGATTCCCCTCCCTTTACTTTATACACGGCGAACGACACCTCGTTTGAAGATACCCGTATATCCCGTACCACGACTTCGTCTATATCCTCGTCCGGGTATACTGTCGCGAAACCGTCGGCGAACATCCTTGACACCTGCAACAGCGATCTCGGGTCGTCCTCGTCGAACGGCCACATCGTGTTTGCGTTAGATGTAAGGTATCCCGCGTTCCTCACGGCAGCACCTACACGTACTTCATGGATGAACGCTCCGAAAGAAGGGCGTTCATCACAAACTCGTTCAGCCTGTTCTCCAGGTTGTTGGAATAGTTCTCAAGCTTCCCCAGGGCTGTTGTAAGAAGGTTGGACTTCTCATTCAAAAACGTAAGCTCCGCGCACCCGCAGCACGGTTTCGAGCAGGTGTCTGAGATCTTTATCCTGCCGTCGGAAACCTCTACGTTCACACAGTCGTCGCCCTCTATTACCACATCATCGGCGCTAATTCCGTTTATGGTGACCACCGGATTCCTGTCCGCGTCTCCGCAATCGCATTTGTCGTTGTAGTCGTACCTGGAGTCGGCGCTGATTATGATGGCGTTGTCGGCTTCGTCATAGTCCAAATGCACGTTTCTTCCGGCGATCAACGCCACATCCCCTCTAAGACGGGACGACTCCATGTCACCGTAGGCCTTTGTGACAAACACGCCGCTGACGCACGGAACCGACGGCCTGACGCACCTTGCCTCGAACGTCGTCTCCTCCGGCTCGAACGAATATATGCCGTCCGGAAGCTTGTCGTACACCTTCGAGAATTCGCCGAATACGACGGTACCACGTATATCGTCGTGTTTTCCGAATCCGGTGAAATTGACAGGCGTATAGGTGTCGTCGGTCCTCGTACACGACGCAGAAGCCAGAAGCTCCCGTGACGCAACATCGGAGAACGCGATCGTCGCGACGCCGCCCGCAAGCGTGAACGTGCTCATGTACACGGATCTGACGTCGTCCGGCTTCGACGTCTCGAGCATGAGATCCAGCACTCCGCCCAGCGGAAACCTGTAGTCCTCCGACGGAACGCCGTCCAGCGTCGGCCTCAGTCTAGAGTCCTCCGCGAACGGGTATGTTCTTTGGGAATTCTGGTTTAACCAGCCTGGATTTATCGTCGACATCACTTAAGGGCATTTAGGATCTTCTGTATCACGTCGACCACTTCGTAGCTGTTTGTCATGGGGCCAGAGCTCTTGGCGGCCTTCCGGAGGTTCACCACCGTCCTCGTGACAAGATCATCCAGGTATCCCTCCCTTACGGCGTCGACGGTGGCGACTTCCTCCACCCTCCAGCGCAGATTCAGGAACCCTATCGGATACTCGTACGGAACTCCCGTGCTAGGATCTGTCCTGGAGAAGCGGATGGCCACGGTATAGCCCGGACGTATGCCGAACGCCCATGTTATAGAATGGGCCGCGACGTACTCGGAGCAATCCGTCTTGTTCGGGAAAGACGCGTCGTATACCTGCTGGCTGACCCCTGCCTCGTCCGCGATCGTCGAATCGTTGTGTATCAGAATAGGATCGAATGCGGAGTAGTCGTACGAGTTCTGCCCGGTCTGGACACCGAACGGTATATCGAGGACGGCCTCTTTGTTCGGCTTTATGAGCCCGGTCTTGAGATTGGCCGTCGTCGGATCGGATCCGTCCATGCTGAAGTCCGGAAGAATGTTGTAGTCCATCGCCACTCCGGCCGTCATCGGAGACGTCTGGTTCGAGAACGACTCCTCGCCGAAAACGGTTGCGTAGAACTTCACTCGGTACACGGCGTCGTGCGCTGTCGCCGGAAGATGGAATTTGGCGACAAAACCGGTCGGTATGTTGGAACCGGAGTCGCTCCACTTGAGGAAACGTATGTACGGGAACATCCCGACGGACTCCAGCTTCGCGTTCTCCAGCGCAACCGTCTCGAAATCACCGTTGTACTCCGTACCGTCCGCGGATATGGTTACCGTCCCCTGGCCCGTCTCGTTTGAAATTGAGATTCCCGGACCGGCTATGATCCTTTCAACCACAGGCCCCAAAAGAAGCCTGTTCCCGCGGGTGCGCTTGACGACCTTGTATCCGGACTCCCCGCTGTCGGACGCATCGAACTCGAGCTTTACGTCAAGAGACAGATCGCCTACCGTCGCATCCTCGTCGGTTCCGCATCTATACACCTTTATGGGCGATCCCTCCGCGGGCCTCAACGATGTAACGGGCCCCGTCTCGGAATGGAACTCCGACACAAAATGGAACAGTATCCTGTATTCGTCCTCCACGTCTACCGTGGAATTCCTATCGGAGCATTCCGTAGGCCACGGAGCACGCCCGTACGATGGGTCTCTCCAGTATATGGAATCGTCGCCAATGCCGAATACCGACTCCTCCCCGTACTGCTCGTACGGCTCCAGCTCCACGCCGTTCAGCATGAGCGATCCGGACTTCGCAGGAACTGGCGGGAAGTGCTTCTTCAGGTCGTTGTCGAACTCCACGGCATATCTGTACACGGAACCAGGACACCCGTTGTTCGCGTCAAACTGGAAGTACGATCCGGACGGCGGGGTGTCGCCCATGAACGACAGGCTGAACCCGTGCTCCACGTCGAAAGTGGTCCACGCGGCCGGAGCTATTACGGAGTAAAATTCCCTTCCTATCGATATTGGTACGGCAAGCGACTCCTTCGATTGCATGTCAAACAGGAGTCCAAGACCCTGCTCTGTGAATCTTGGCTGCGCCGTCAGCCCGTTCACCGTGACGACTTCGTCTCCCTCTATATCGCCGAACAGCACCTGCTTCTCCTGCACGTTGTACATAACGGCCATATCGGATTTCTCGGCCAGAGCCACAAGCGTATCGAAGATGTTCTCGTCGTCTGCTATGTATACGACCTTTGCCGTGCCAGAATACTCGTATTCCTCGTTTACGAACACGAAGTCCTCGCCGCCGAGCGACAACGTCATTCCGGCGGTTATACCATCCTGGAAGATCGACGTGAGATCGTATATGTGGTACGGTATGCAGAAATACGCATGCGTTATCGTCTTTTCCGGAGACACTCCCGTAAGCCTTACATACGAGCCGTCAAACGACTCGACCCTGTTTACCGAAGCCGCTGCCCAGCCTCTTCCAAGATCCCTGTTTGCGGTCCATACCCTTCCGCCATCGTAGTCTTCCGGAAACGGTCTGTCGAGGCTTCCTGACGGGTATGGGTCGAATCTGACGGCAAGGCCCAGGGTTCCGACCGCGACTTCATCGCCGAAGAACTTGACGTCGACCGTTCCGGTACCTCTGTCCGAATCGTCCTCGCATACCCAGGTAAGACGGCAAGGCCACGATGTCGGCGTATTTCCGACACCGTCGTCCAGCGTCACCGTGTACGACGCATACAGGCTTGTGGTCCAATCCCCGCAGATCGTCATCCTGGGGGCTACCTCGGTGCCGTCATCCGGCCTGAACCCTATTACCCTGTATCCGGATATTATCCCGTTCGACTCGTCCTCGTACTCCGCATACACCTCGCCGGCCGGACGAGGCGTCAGAACGTACGTACGATGCGAGTGCGCCTCGATATCCATGTGCTGCGGATTTATCAGAGCAAAATCGCCTGAATGGTCGCCGGACACGGCCTCCTTCTTGCAGAAGAACCCTACAAGTATCCTTGGCCCCTTTGGATGCCTGGTTATCTTTCCGGCCGTTGTCGACGACAGGTAGTACTCGCCGTTCCTGAACGTCTCGCCGGCCTCCATGAGATCCGGCATACTCACATTAAGGCTATCAAGCTCCACCTTTCCATAAAGGCACACGGTGCCGGCCGCCCCGTCGACTCGTACGAGTATTCCGACCGCATACGCCTTGACTGATGCCGTGTACGCGTCGTAGAGACTCATGGAGGCGATGGCCTTTGTATACAGCTTCGTCTCCGGGTTCACGCATACTATATCGCCGACATGGAACGTCTCGTCCGGGGACAGCCGTATCTCCGACCGAACCGAATCGAGCCCGGTCAGGGCGTCAAGCCTCCTCTTAAGATAGTCGGTGCGCTCGGCAAGCTCCGCGATCGGCCTGTTGAAGGTGGCTTCATCCACGTTCTGGCCGTTTTCGACTCCTTTTACGGTGGGCCATGTAGCCATGTGTAGGTACCTCAGTTAAAGACTATGCGCCAGTCCAATGCAAGCTCGTACTCGGAAGGCTTGGCCCTATAGGCGCCGTTCTTTTTCAACGACGCCATGCCAAGTACGGTGTAACCGGGTTCGCAGTCCTTCGGATCACCCAGGAGAACTGCCCTGTATAGCCATTTCCCGGACTCGAACTTGCCGGCGAACTTCGACTCGCCGGACGTGTCGTTTGCGTATACGCCGTCTTCGCCGGACCGCGTGACGGCATGGAACTCGACTATATTTCCGTCGTAAAGCCCAAGGTCGTTGCTGTCCTCGAACGAAGTTGTTATCGTGGGCTTCCTGGAAAACCTGACGACCAGGAGGTTTCCCTCTATGTCCTCGGTCAGAGCCTTCAAGGAATCCCATGTCATGTATCTGTCTATCACTTCCGGAAGAAGAGGCGGCTGCTGCTCGTCCCCGTACAGGAAACCGACGTATTTCGGTATCCGCCCTATGTCTCCGCCGTATGCGGAAGCCATGACATCCGCCGCCGTATACGAAAGAGCGTTGTGATTCTTGAAAAACGGGATGGATTCCTCCTCCGAAACCCATCTCGCGTCGATTGCCCCTCTGGCCGTTACCCTGTCTTCAATCATCGTATTCGTCCCTGCAAGCTGCTATCCATTTCGTGTCTACGTGATCGTGGTACTTAGGCCCCCTCGGAAGAACCCCATAGTCGAACTCGTCCTCCTCTTCCTCCTGTATGTTCAGGTCGGCGTCGTCATAGACCTCGGCGAGATCCACCGTCTCGTCACCAACGGACCCGTGCTCGATCACGTATAGCCTTATGTACGATGGAATGCTCTCCCTCAAGACGCCAAAGAATTTCGGATCGTACAGCGGGGCGTCGTCCGCGAGTGTGTCCGTCCTCACCGTTATGACGAGGGTGTTGGCCCCCACAAGATTCTCGAAGAAAAACCTCAAAGGCGATACGCTGCCCACAATCTTGCCGGCCTCGACGATGATACCATCTTGTACGGTACCAAGACAAGTCATCATGTTCTGTCCGGTTTCCTCGTACGCCTTCTGCACGTCGGACCAAAAGATGTCGTTATCCTCCTTCGATCCCTCCAGATCGAACCTTAGCTTCGGATTCCCGTTACGGTCGAAACCATCACAATAGACCGGAACCTCGTTCCATGTCAACGAAAAGCCGGCATCAAGATCCATTCTAAAGTACGCATCGGGCATGTCTACGGCCGGAACGTCCTCCATTAGCTCATCCATGCTTGACACGAACTCGCTGTATAGCGGCACCCTGTCAAGCTCCCTGGTGAACGGATACACCCTGATGGCGAGATCGAGCGTATCGAACCTGTGCAATTTGGCGCCTACAAACACATCCTTCCTTAGTTCGGCATACCCTGAAAACGAATATACGTTCTTGTTTGTAATGACTTGCTTCGTGAAATCGTTGGAATCGTCGTTAACCACTATTCTTTCAACGATTTCTCCCTCCTCCTTAACGGTAGGTACACCGCATATGCACGCCATAAGGGAACGCACTAGCAACGGAGTTGCGCCTGACGCCACTATGTTCCATGCCGCGTTTATAACCCGCTTGTACACCTCCTTCGACTCCGTAGGCAGCGATATGGCGTATCCGAGATTGTCGTACAGGAAATTCCTGTCGAACATGGAGTCACACGCCCACAACACCGTCTCGACGTCGTTGTCGTCAGGATTATCGCGTACTATCTCGAACTTTGAGAATTCATCGGCATGGTCGCCCGTAAACGGATCGAACTCCTTGGATATGGCGATAGCACCGTCAAGAACGGCAAAATCCCTGCCGGCCGACAGTACCACGGTTGCGTCAACTATGTTGTTGGAAATACAGGTTAGAACCGACTTTAGGACGGAAGACTCGCCGGACAACGGATATACCACCATCCCCTCCAGATCGACGTTAACGCCGCCAAGTGTAACAACCGTTCCGGATGGGTACACCGGATTTTTCTGCTCCCCGAGATTCAACGTACCGTCGTTCGTAAGCCGGAACATGGCCTGCGAACCGGTTCCCATCTGGCTCCTCCTCAGAATAATAGGGTGCCATCTCTCCCTGTGGAAAACGGGTGCATTCTCCCTGTCATGCAGCTTCAGGTTCTCCAAAAGATCAAGGTACAGCTGCGATATGCGAAGAGCCCTGGCCTTCTGGATATACTGTATGAACTCTGGATCCTCGTATATCTGGTCCCAAAACGATCCAAGCCACGAAAACAGCGTATCGGCGTTGGTTGCCTGCTCCGGTGTCAGGTCGGCCGGAAACGACGATTTTGACTCGGCCGCGATAGCCGTCCTATTCAATTTTACCGATGTTTCCTTTGACATAGCCTACGACACCGCTATTTTCTTTATTTGCACGTTTCTTGGCTCAAGTACGAATACGGCCGTATCCTTGGTGAGCATCCCAGGTACGTCCTTCATCAAATCTAGATCGATCGCGTCTCCGCTCATCTCATGCTTCCTGCCGAACGCATCGTACGCATATCCGTACAGCATCGCGTTCTCGTCGAACAGATCTACGGATGTCGCGCCCAACCCCCGTAGAATGGATGCGATCTCGGATCTTGTTATCCTTCCTACGAAGCCGGACGTGTTTACATAGCTGCAAATGGCCGTTACGGCCTTGTCGACATCGAATGCTACGGAAAACGAATGCCGTACAACCGCGTTAACTGACAAATTAACAACCATAGGGCCACGAACTACGAAGTCAGACCCCACATTCATGACGAGCCCGTCGTCGACGAAATCCTGCAATTCATTTGCGAACGGTAGCGCGATTACCTCGACCCTGAATTCCCTGTCTTCCTCATCATTGCTGCCCTCCAAAGGAGGAACCCCCTCGACCCTTATGGTAAGGTCGCGCCATACCGTATTCGCTATCTCTGAAAAGTTCTTGCTGACATCGAAGTCGTGCCATACCCCCGACACGTCGCCGCTGTATTCAGTCTTATATGAATAAGACGACAAAGCATCGGAATCCGGATCCGTAACGGAATAAACGGAAATGATCCCCGGAACCTCGGAATGAGAGATTGAAATAGAGTAGGACCCGTCGTCGTTCAAGACGCCTGGCTTAGTTATGGCCTGCGATACCGGAAGATCGGTAAAATTGCGTACATACGCGTCAACTCTACCGCCGACGCCTACTCCAAACAGATTGTGCTTGTCCCTGTGCTGGGCCTCGTTGCCGTACCCGCACAATGAGACGGCAACTATAGGATGCTCCGTATTGTCAAACCTGTCCCTGAGTTGCGACTCCATAGCGGTCTCCGTCGTAAGAGACCTGACGGACAGCGATTCCTTTATTCTGGATACCGTGCTGTTCAGAGACTCGAGATCGGAACCTCCGGAAAAAGTCTTGTACGCCGACGCCGACACGAAATCCGATATGGCCGAGTCCGGCTCGAGCGCAGTACCCTGCTCCAAGTTTCCGTTTGACCCGTCAAGAACGGCTTCCACCGGTACCAGAAACCAAAAGTTGGAAACACCTTGATACTTCTGTACCTCGTCCGACGAAGGATTCATCGACGCTACCACGGAGGTGGTTACCGTGAAATAAATGTCATTCGCCGTATGGAACTGCACGCCCTTGCCTACTACCGTACCGGAATCGCTTGACACGAAAACCCTGACATACCCTTTCGCCCTTGTTCCGGTAACAGATTCCATATTGAAATTAGACATGACGGCGTTTACGTCGTCCGCGTCCACCTCTTCTCCGGCCTCCGACCTGCGAAGAAGCTCCAGCAGAGACGAACTGTTCCTCTGCTCGTCCGCCTGCATATTGAACATGCATCCCACCGCGGAATCCGCGTCTATCAACAGGTCGCGAAGAACCGTTCCCCTTCTCAAGTCTAGCTTGGGGTACTTCGTCCTGATCATGTTGACCAGGATCTGCGCCTCGGACTGTATCTGTTCTTCCGTTACGGAATCGAGGGTTATCTCTCTCATTGCGTTATTCCGGCAGAGACCGGTATTATGAAGGTGAACGAATCCCCTGCGGCTGTCGTTATGAACACATGAACTTTAGCTGTGTATGTCTTGTAATCTATGCTTATGTCAACAAGCCTCGTCGACACGATCCTCTCGTCCGGGGGTATCTTGCCGTACAATCCCGTCTCAGAGTCGTCCGCACGAATGGCCTTTAGGGCGTTGCTGTTCGCAATCGCGTACAGAAACCCGAGTTCCGCCTCATTGGCAACCATTCCGTTCAACACACGGCTTAGCAAAGTGCTGCCTATCTGCGGAGCCGCCTTTATGGACCCTATCTCGGTGAGAAAAAGCTTGGCGTACCGCTGAACAGCCTTTTCTATTCCGGATACGATCCTCGGTGTACTGTGTACATCGGGAAACACGCGCTGCTTCCGAAGCATCTTGTCGACATGCTTCAGCGCTTCTATGTCGAGCTGCCTGTCGGCATAGCTCTTTGTTGTCTGGCGCGGCGTGTATATCTTCATTGCTGCCTGTCTTCCGTGAACCATTCCGTCCTTCTGAGCATATCATGGTTCCAAATCATCCTGGCGCGTCCCTGCACGTGCGATTTCAGCTCGTCTTCCCAATAATGCCTCAAAACACCGAGCCTTCCTGACGCCATGAAGGCTATGGCCCTTCTCTCAAGCTGTATCGTCTCTATGTCCGGTACCGGCTTGGATCTCTCTTCATCCCATTTTTTATTGTGTTCGGTCGGATTATACATCTCCAAAAGAGATTCCAGGCTGTCGGCCATCATTTCTATAAAGAACTCCCGTTCTTTATCGCCGGCGAACATCCTCTCTTCCTTCTTGCATTCCGCTTCGAGCTTCGGAAGAAGATCCTGTATCTTAGACATTTTCCAGCACCTCTGTTATCTGCCTGGCTATAAGGTTTGCCCTCTGGCTTACAGCGGACGGCGACACGCCAAGCATTGCGGCAACCCTTTTTGACGGCACCATGGGTTTACCATGAGATCCTGTTAAACTGTCGAATATGAGCCTGTCCGTGTCCGACAACCCCTGGTACACCGCTTCCTGCGCGAACGGCAATTGGCTCGGTGTCTCTACGCCAGGTGCTGAGCTGGAGTCCTCGGATTCGGCTTCGTCGAACGCACTGGACGAAACCGTGGCCACGGCCATGGACCTGACCTTCGCTACACGCTTTGCCGATATTCCTATCTCGTCAGCTATCTCGTCGTCAGTCGGACTTCTTCCAAGCTCGTCCTTCAGATATTCCGATACCCTGGATACCTCGGCCGCCTGCCTCGCCGCAACTTCAGGAACCTTGATATCCCTCTGTTTTATGCTATACCTGGCAAGCGGCTGCAAATTCGTGACAACCCAGGAGCTGAGCCTCGCCCCGGACATGGGATTGAACGTCTTCACCGCCTTGATGGCAAGAACCTTCGCCTTTGACCGCAAAAGGGGCTTTGACCCGGAGTAACGCGTAATCTCGGAGTTGATTGTCGGAGAAAGCGAATCTATCACTTTTGACAGGTTGCCCGGCGTCTTGTCCTTCAACCATGCCGCGTATGCCTGCTCGTTCGAGCTTAGATTCCTGGTACGCGGCCCCGGATCGTCCCTTAGAAAGGGCGACTCGTCCTTCCTTTCGGACGCCGCAACGTCGGATATGCCGGAAAGCACCTCCTCGAAGCCGGATTCGTCTGAGTCGTAATCGTCTTCTACCATTCGTTCACCTGAGATGGAAGTATGCCAGAATCGGAGAAGATTGTAAACCTATTGTACGTCCATGCTGGGCTTTTCTTCCGGCGGAGCCGTAACCTCTATATTCTGCTTGTCGTCCCACATCGGATTCGACGGCGTGTTTCCCAAGAGTTTCTCGTCTGCACCGAGGTATGTGCAGTATGCCAACTTTATGTTCGTACTGGCAATGGATTTTGCGCAATCTATATAATGGTGAACCGTTGTTATCATACCGGTAAACATCGTCTTCTCGCCAGATACGAACGCAACACGCTTGCCGGGGATAACGTACTCGTTCTTGTTGAAATCCCTGACCATGAATGCGCAAGCGAGAGAGGCGGTGACGGTTTTCTTGTACTCGTTCATGAACACGGACCCGAGATAGCACACCGTGCATGTATCCCACGTCGTCAAATCCTTGTTTTCGCCGCTCTCCTTCTTTGTCGGTTCGTACAGCTCATCGTTGAAATCGTCTGGCGGACTGTCGCCGAGCTCATTCTCCGTAGTGGCGAACGAACTTCCATGATCCAAAGACACGCCGATCCACGCAGGTCTTCCGCAATGGATCAACCTGCCTTCTGTGTCGGACTCCGATTTTGGGATAAAACTCAAATTGAGCGGCTGTATCATTGTTTTGCATCCGACGGAATCGGCTACGGTATACATACCGCCAGACTCGGTCAACCCCTTCCCCTCTATGATAACACAGCCGTATACTGGATCCCTGTCCTTCCCCGGAAAAATGACTTCAGACGTGTCCGCACCGTAGATGGAAAAATACAGCTCCCTCCAGGGATGCGCCGGTACAACGGGAAGCTTGTCCTTCCAGAAAGTAGGTATGACCTCCAACGACAGATACGGGCAGATGTCGCTTACCAATGAATCCCATACGGAGCATCTGCTGTTACCCCATTCTGTCAGCATAGAATACCTGACGCCGGATTTCTGGTGTTCAAGCGTAAGATACTGCTCGCACGGCAAGTCCCAGGACCCCTTTGTGTAGGTGCCGGGCCCTTCCCCGCCGTCGTTGTCGTCCCCCTTCCACTCCAAATACAGCTCCATGTTCTGCTTCGCCTTTTCTATATGGTCGGCGATATCTTTGTTCATCTCGTCAACACTCTTCAACGGAGTAGACAGAGACGATGCATCCATGCAAAGAGTAGTTATGCTTTCTTTCTCGTTCGCCTCCTGTATGGCCTCTATCGCCGCCTTTCCCGCAGCTATGGGATCCGTCGCCTGGGATTCGTATCTGTCGAACGGTATGGCGTTCTTTCCGTTGAAAAAGAACCCCTCGTACAGCTTCAGCTTGTACGACGGGTGCGCTATATAGCATTCCAGATGGAATGGCGACGTCGTCGTGACGCGGCTAAGACCGGCTCCTATCAAAATCCAACCGTGCAGATTCAGCGTCTGCTGTATCTTTCCGCCGCCGGAGTCGAGACCGTTTATGACAACCATAAGCGACGACAGCCTGCTTCCCGAATCTATCGGCTCAAGCGTCTTTTCTATAAACCTATCATACAAGCCTTTCAATTTTTCTATGCTGAATACATTGACCTTGGTTATATGCTCGTCAAACGTGGAAGACCAGTCTGACTCCTCCGGCGCTATGCCCACCGCGCAGATAGGAACTTCGTTCTTGGCCAGTTCCAATGATACAGTAGACACATTGTACGACTCTCCGCCAACCGTGAAGTTGGCAAGCTCTACCGTGTAAATAACATGTTTTGCTTTAGGCGTCGCCATACCGCTTTGTACTCTTTAGAAGACGGTTCATCTTCAACAATACGACGTATACGAACGCGGAAAACGACCTGCTTGTCTCGAACCCGTACGAAAACCTTTTCTTCAGGTCGTCTACATACGAATCAAATGTAACGTCGCCAACGTGCGAAAATGACGACTGCACGGCCTGGTTCGACTTATACTCCTTAAAAAACCCGGCATCGTTGCCTGACAACTTCTTGTAGAACTCGTATATCGTAGTAGGACCTACCGGCCTTGAATCAGACTGTACCGTGGATCTGGTGTCCATCATGGTCCTGTATGCGTCGAATTCAGGATCCAGTACAAACGGCATTAATACGTCAACCCTGCCGATCCTGTCATAAAGCGTATCCGTTCCAAGAAAAAGAACGGAATGCGCGTCTGACAGATCCCTTGGAAGCACAAGGGCACTATAGGAAGAATCCATATACCACGGTACAAGATCCGCAACGTTTGCGGAACTTTCATTCAAAAGAAGAGTTCTTACGTGATTTACCATGGCCTAGACATTTATGCTCTGCATCGCCTTTCCAGAAAGCGTTACAGATATGGTGTTCAATTCCGGATCGTGTATGCTGGCCGACAACGACAAAAGAATGCCTTCCTGCATAACGCCGTTTCCATAAATGACATTCACCGTCTTAGAACTTGACGATACCCTCAATTCATTGTACTTGCCTACAATAGTTTCAAGATAATTGCTCTGCTTGAACTCCTTATCCGGCATGCACTGGCTTCCAAAGAAAACAATGTACGTTATGGCAAACCCGGATTGTTCCGGATCGTGTCCAAACGCGTAAACATGATTGGAGTCGTTAAAACACTGGATAATGGAATGTTTCTCCGCATCCTTCATGGAGAACGACTGTACTAGTATTCCGTGGTCGTTCTGCCCATTTGGTGGATCAAACCCGTCTATCCTGACGATGCTTGATTCTATAGGCATCTTCAGTACGGTGAACGACCCCCTTGTATCACCCATTATTATCGCCATTTACAACTCCGGTTCATGGTTCATCCGCCAACACGCCTTCTCCGCTTCTTGCAAGAGTAACCATACTGTCAGCCGCCGTTTCCATGGCCGCCGTAGACTTCTCTATGGCCGGAATCAACTGGCCTACGGAGGTGGCAAGGTCATCCGACTTTCCAGCCTGTGATCCCTCTTCCACAACAGCCTCCGCGGCCGACTCTTCGGCCTCTCTAGCCTCCTTAAACGCCTCCGACTCCTTCGACCCATGTTCGCTGGCGGCCCATGGTTCCGGAATATCCCCAGAAACGTCGTCGTACGCCTGTCCCCCGTCCGGAGGCGGTATGGCGTTCTTCTCCTCGGCATGAAGCTCCTCCTCCGATACAAGGGAACCGGCGGCATCTCCGCCAATGGCGGCCCCGGAAGCTGCATCGGCAGAAACAATCGCATTGGACTCCCTCTCCCCGGCCATGTCGTCGGAGGTCTGAACAGCCTCGTCGGTCGATACAACGGTACCGCCTCCCTCCGGAGTTCCTACAACCACGTCTCCGGAACCAAGTTCCGTCACGGAGGGCTCGTTGCCTGTGACAAGTTGCTCCTGTACATCCTCGGACGGAGATGGAGGCCTCCCCCATTCAGCCTGTGGCAATATGTCTTCCGCCGCCGCTTCTTCGGATGCCGCTGGCGGGCGTTCTTCCGCCTGTTGCTGGCCCTCGCTCGCCTCAGTCGTGCCGCCACCCTCCGGCGTGCCCTCTGCCTTGCCATTGTCAAGTTCGCTTGGGTCTACACCTAACTTCACAAGAGCATTTTTTATAATATCGGTGAAAGTCTCAATTGCGACACCCGCATTCTTGAATATATCACGAAAAGCCTCCATATCCCCATTTTGCAAGAACTCGAAAGCGCGGGTCATATCGCCTTTGCTCTCTCTGATCGCCTCCTGCTTTACCCTGTCATAATCGGCCTGCGCCCTGTCCTTCTCCTCCTGCGTAGCCGTATCTGACATTATAACGGCCCTGTTCTGGGCAAGGATGAGCTTGGCGTCGTCGCTCATGCCGGTCAGATGCCTGGCCAACTCCTTATCCTCCGAAAGAGTCTCTATCGCGTTCTTCGTTCTACTGGCTTGCGCCTCGAGAACGCGCATCTTTTCCCTTGCGGCCTCCCTTTGTTCGTCCGTGACGCTGCTATCCGTCGAATACGCTATACTCCTGGCCTCCTGGTACGCCTGTCTGTCTGACGACCTCTGTTCAAAAATCGCGTCCCTCTCTGTCTTAAGCCTGTCCCTGTTCTCCCTGGCCACATCTATTGCGTTTGACGTGACGGCAACATCGTTTTCTACGGACGCACGGCGCTCCTCCGCCGACAGTTCCTTGTTCTTGTCTGAATTTGCCGACACACCGGCCAGCGAGTCCCTGGAAGAGGCGGCTGCCTGCATCTCCCTGTCGGCCTGCTCGGCCTCCTCCCTTGCAACGGCCCTCTCCGCATCGGACAGTGATTCATCGTTCGCTCGAGCCTCGGCAGCCTCCTTTCTTTCCTTGGCTGAATTGTATTCGTCGTCGAATCTGATGTACGCCTCCGAGTCCCTCTTCTTTCTTTCCAGGGACGACAACGTAGCCTCGGACCTTTCGTACTCCGAGTTGGCTTTTGAAAACGCCTCCTTCTGGTCTGCATCGGAGAAGTCGTCGGACAGCCTGGACATGATTTCCTGCGCCGCCTGGTCCGTACCGTATATTCCGCTCTTCCTTACATTGGACCCCGCTATCGTTGCCGTAGTCGAATACGGGCCGCCCATCTTGTCCTGCAACTCCGCAAAGAGCGAAAACGCAGTAGATCGGTCGCCCGCCGCCATGGCGGCATCTATCTTCTCCTTCGTGTCCTGCAGATATTTTCTATCGAACTTGTTGCCGTCCTTATCGCGCAGCGTATCATTCCTGAGAAGCGTGTCCAACGTCTGGGTATACACCTTCGTGAACGCGCTCCTGTTCATACGATGGTCGGTGCCAAACGCGCCGACGCCCTCTAGATACATATCAAGATTTCCGTTTCCGGTGGTGGTTACGTCAACCACGTTTCCTTCTTCGTCCCTGAAATCCCTGAGACCGTTCAGGGTATCCATGGAGGCGTCATGCTCGGCGTTCCTTATCCTTTCCCGAACCTCCGGTGGCAGCATCGTCTCATAATTGGCCCTAAACCTCTGATTGGCATACTCCGCAGCCTTCGCCTTGTCTCCGTTGTATCTATCCAGACCATCCTTGTAATCTATATCGTACTGCGCGAGGGCCGCATTCGCGGACTTTAAAGTCTCGGAGTCAATGCCCTCGGTCTGTATGATGCTGTCGAGCTCGGATCTCAAGGCTCCCGATCTTGCCAGCTCAACGCTATTGTCCACGTCGCGCCTCTTCATGCCGGCGTCAACCAAAGCAGACTTGCCCCTGCGTACATCGGCCCTTCGAGCTGCAGCCCTTCCGACAACGTCAAGCTCGTTCCTGTGCATGAGGTCGAACCGCTCGCTGGCCGTCTTTGCATCCTCGAGATTCAACGATCCGGCAAGCCGCGCCATCGACGAAGGATCGTTGAGCATCCTCATGCCCTCCTCGACGGAACCGCCTCCAAGCAGCTGTGCAATCCTTCTCTCGGCTTGGTTTATCGTACCCTTTCTTCCCGATGTAAGCATATCGTTTAGAGACGCGTATTCTTCCCCGCCTACCATACCCTCCCGCCTCATTGCCTCCAGGGAGAAACTAAGATTTTTACCACGAGATTTATCGGCCGACGACGCATACTCCCTGGCGGCATTCATGTAAAGCCGCCTCTCCCTTGTATCGGCTATACCGGATGCGGCTCTAAGAGACATGCCTGTAAGCGCCATTCCAAACTGGGACTGCGCATTGCTTCCGGCGGCCAGAGCGCTCCTCTCGTCGTTAAAAGAACGAGCCATCATCTCGTTCATGAACGCGCCGGTCTGCGACGGATCGAAACCGGCCATCAATCCGGTCATCTTTATCTCGTCAAGCTGCCTTGTAAGCGTCCTTGCGGCTTCCGCATTCTTTGACCCCTCTCCACCCGTCATCTGGTCGAGGGCTTTCTTGGATTCCTCCTCCGACCCGTAGAAGTCCTTCAACGAGTCAACCACCCCCGTGACAGCATCGACCAGCGGTTCAGCAGCATCCCGTACCCTGTCGCCAAGGCTTTTTATCTGAGCGGAAAGGGCGTTTATCTTTACGTCATACTCCCTTATCTGATCGTCTATCTCCTTTACAGCGTCTGCATCTCCGCGGCTTTCCGCGTCTCGTCTGGACTGTCCAAGCTCCAGTTTCGCGCCGCGCAAATCGTCCTGGTGACGGATTAGGGTGGCTATCCTGTCGTTTACATCCCTGGTATCAAGGCCATTTACGCTTCTGCCTACATCCGACAGCCTGTTGTCTATCTCCGGACTTAGCGTATCCAACTGCTGCTCGTAACCGGACAGCTCGTCCTGTATCCTGGCCGCCTCGTCTTCATTCCCGGCTTCCTCGGCGGCGGACAGCCTCTTTTCGGCGTCAAATCTCTTCCTGCGAAGCTCTCCCTGCCGTCTTATCATATCCGACGTTCTGTCGGCAGCCCTGCCCCTGTCCTCCCTGGATCCGGAATTTTCAAGATACGCCAGACGATCGTCGTACCCGGTTATCTCCTCCCTTATGCGCCTTTCTTCGTCATAGTTTCCTTCTTGAACGGCGGTACGGAGCCTTGCCTCTGCATCTACCTTCTTATCCTGTATATCGGCCTTGTCGTCCATGGCTCCAAAATATGAAAGACGATCGTCGTACCTGCGAATCTCCTCCCGCAGTTTCTTCGCTGATTCCCTGTCTCCGGTTCTCTCGGCTGCCTTAAGCCTTTCTTCCGCCCCAAGCCTATGGAACTCAACATCCTCCCGGCTTCCGCCAGTCTCGTCATACCTTCCTACGGTGAACCGGCCAAGATCCTTGTCGAGGGCACCAGTCCTTATGGCATCGCTGACAATCTGTCCGACGAGCGTCTCCGACGCGCCATGGACGCTGTCCCTCCTTACCAGGCCATCCCATGTCAGATCGTACGCCGCCTGCGAACCCATCCTTGCAGCCGCCATGCGCTGCCTCGTATAGTCGTCTCCAAATACGCTGTCTAGGTTGAACTTGTTTCGACCTGTATCCGTGTTGTAGCCGAATCCATGCGTAGACCCCAGACCCCCTACCATCTGGAACGAACTCGCGTTCATCACATTGGCGCTGAGCCCCCGGTCCTGTCCGGTCAGCATATTCATAAGCGGGATCAACATAGGTGCGACGTTCTCGTTCCGAACGACATTCTGTATACCGCCGAAAAACGCCCTGTCAGCATCCGGCAGAACCGGTTTTCCGTTGCTGTCCGTCTCGTTCAGCCACCTGCCGAAGACGGAATCGTCATCGAACAGCCTGGTAAGGGCGTTGACGGCCAGAGGGGATGAGCCGGACGACGCGCTTCCCATGACACGCCTGTTGTTGCCAAGCATGCTGTTCTTGAACGCAGGCAGATTTCTGTCCTGCATACGGAAGTTCGTCTTGAATATAGGTACCTCCGTTCCGTTCTTGTCTTCCGCAGTGAGGCCAAGCAGCTTGGCGACTATGCCGCCAAACCCGCCTAAAAACCCAAGAAAGCTATCTGGCTCCGGCTGGAGCGAGGCAAGATCGTACGGATTTCCGCCAACGCCGGACATCGGCGATGCATATCCAGAGAAACTATAGTCCTGGACCTGCATGGTCTTCGGCTTCATTCGCTCCACGAGCTCGTCAGCCAATTTTCCTATGTCTAACTCGCTCATGAAAACTTAACGGATGCAGTACCTGCTGAAATCGCCTTGTTGTAATCGTCAAGCATTTTCGAAGTTATCCTCTTCTTTATCGCGTTGAACAGGGCTACGCCTCTTTCTCGCTCTGACACCACCGTAGAAGCGGACTTGTTTGCATTATAGTACGGAATGAATCTGCTTGCCAGCTCTAGGTTGTTCTTGAACGACCTGTTTCCGGCCTTGATATCCGTTTTTGGGTTACCGTACAACGAAGATAGCGATACCATCCTGAAGTACGACCTTTCCATGAGGTCCCTGTACTCCCGGTACCTGAAACGGAGATTACGCGCAAGGTAGGAATGCGGATACACCAGCCCGTCGTACCTACCAAGGAGTGCAGACTCCTCTATGCCCCGGTAGACTCGCCGGATTTCCAAAAATTTTCATTTTTGGACTCCCGTATCATACCCCAGTACCTGGCTTCGAAACCTATGATGCATTCAAACAGACTGGCTACCAGGTAATCTGGCTTGGAAGCCCACAAGTCTATCTGGTCGGACCACGCCGGAGGCGTCAGACCGTCCTTGGTCTCAATATAGAACAACGGCTTCTTGAGAGTATCATATTTCACGCCGTTTACCTCCTCTATTTGAGCGGCTAGAAGCAACTTTCTCATAAGAGTCGCGTATTCGGAATTTAGCGTTATTCTGCCGGCCGATATCTCGCGCCTTGCATACGCCTCGATAGCGTCTGTCTCTTCGGAGCTGCGGCACCTTACCTTGACTCGTATCTTGCCGCCGAAAAGACTAAACTCCTCCATGTACCTTTCACCGCTGACGATGCAGTCCAAAAACGCGTCCTTGTGCTTCTGTTCTATCTTGACCGTACGGTCCTTCGATGACATGGAATCAAGCTCCTTCATCTTGTCTATGAGGGCTGATTTCAAATCCGAGTCGGACGAAACATGATCGACAACATCAACGGACTTGCCGACCATACCGCCGCTCTCCGGCTCGCTTTGCGCCGACTTTGCGACTGCGGCATCGGCCTCGGCATGCGCCTCCGCCATCGCGAAATTAAAGTTGTTTATTACAGCTTCTCTGCTTTGTTCGGTACCAGCGTCACCCGCTGGGTCTGCCGGCCTGGCATCGACCGTATTCTGGTTCAGTGCGTCCTTGTCGCCTACGATTTCCATTTCTTTGTTTTCCGTTTCTTTTGCTAGACCATGAATTCAGACATAGGATAGTCCTTCAAATTCTCCTCCGTGTTGGCCAGGTCTTCCCTTGGCTTCGACCACCATACCTTTATGTTGACAGGAAGCTCGACGTTTCTGAAGTCGCCCTCCTCTATCGACGGAAGATAGGGCCAGCACTTTGTCTTATGCACGGTCTCGGCCTTCGGATGATACGGGGTAGCCTTCTCTATATTCGGGTCTCCTAGCTTCTTCATAACCTGCCACCACGGCTCGTACATGGTGAAGTTTTCGTTCTTTTTCCATGGCTCTATGCCCTCGTTTGTCTTGGCTTCAACAGCCGAACGGAACGAGAACACCGCATTGGCACACAGATTATCCCAGGAGAAAGGCATGATTATAGCGGAGTCCTGCAACCGGTCGAATATCTCCTGTGCGTCGGCGAACAACTTGCTAAGATCCGCATCGACACGTATCCACGGTATTGTGATTTTACGTGCATTGAGGATCGTTGCACCCTTGTCACCCGCTAGAAGGGCGTAGTTGGGAGACGCCATCGCGGCAACGTTCTCGGTTATTATTTCTATGGTCTGGTGCGACACGGCCGCATACGTCTTGTCCGCCGTCTCAATTACCATTTTACCGTCGATGAACACGTTGCCCTCCCGGATCGCCCCATCAGGACCACCGGTAATAAACACGTTGTCACGCCCGGTAACATAAGTGTTATTCCCGCTAATCGAGCATCCGGCGTTCTCGGAACGTACAACTACGCCGGCTATCCTGGCCTTTTCCCCAGCCTCCTCCGGAGCCTTTACAATAGATCCCTTAGCCACGGACTCAATCAAAACTCCACCGGTTTCGCTGTCTATGCCGCCGGCTATTTCAACGAGCTGCTTGGCGTGTATTCTTACGTGTTTTTCCTCAGAAGTAAGCTCGGCAGACTCCGTGCCGCGCATGGCTACCGTACCGCGAGCTATAGAGACTATGTCCTTGTTCGTAGTTGTAATAACATTGCCGGGCGAATTGATAAGGATGTTTCCTCCCAGCATTACGATCTCTGACCCCCATGTATCACGTATAATGATTGAGCCGTCATCTCCTATGAACAAACCTGCATGCCTATCCCTATACTTGGTGTACCTTATCTCGTTTGAATGCTTTGGGTCCTCATCGTCATCCTGAGGCAACTTTACCTCATCCTCGTTCTGAACCTTGAAATCCTTCTTGAGCTCATCCCATCTTTGGTAGTGGGTTTTCACTTCCCATGCTTGTTTACTGGCCTCTGCCAAACCTCTGTCATGCGGATTTTCGACGATAAACGGCTTGAACGGCTCGTGCGGACAGGGCACCTCCCTGTCTCCCTGCGGATCCCAGGCGTGCTTGAGCCTCTTCGGCGTAGGAATCCTCTCGTACCTCTCAAGAGATACGCCACCGCCAGCCTTTATAATGACATTCCCGGCCTGACTCACATGCATACTGGCCAGCGTCGTATCAAAATCACTCTTTGTTCTTCTAGCCCTAACAACGAAGTAGCTAAGAAGATTTCCAAGGAAGCTCTTCCAAAAACGTATTCTCGGCCTTGGCTCCCTGTTCTCCGTTTCGCTTGGCAAGTGATAATGCGGGCCCTTGTGCCCCTCCGTGCCAAGAAGCTCGCCCTGATATGAATAGTACCTTCCCTCTGCTGATATATGGCCTCCGTCATTGAACTCGCTTACCGCATGCTCGTTGGACCAATGCGTGAAATTGGTGGACCGCTCCCTTATAGCGTCGTCCATTCTATCTACGCGTACGAAACTGTCACCCGCCGTTATTTCCGACTGGTACATGGATACGAGCATCCCGGCGTGGCTCTCGTTCTCCATCATCGACTCGCCGGGGAGTATATCGTTGGCGCGGTTGGTGTTCAGCCACTTCTTGCCGCTCCACTTCTTATCCATGAACGGAACGATATACGCGCAGTTTTCACTATAGATCCTGAACTTGTCATTCGGATAGAACGAATGAACGCGCCTTTTTGTCGCGTCCTCCTGGTTCAGCACATGCTGACCCATCGGGGCCGCCGAAACGATCCACCCGAAGCTCGGGTTCCTGTCGTTCAGGATCACAAGAACATGGGTTCCCTCGACGGGAATGTTTCCCTCTCCTACGCCGAAAGCCAAAGACTGCTGCCTTGACAGGGTGGAACACGGTATCAGCTGTCCGCGTATCTTTACGGTGCAGTCGTACCCGCCTACGCCGCCGCGTATGACGATCCCCTCCTCTATTACGAGCTTCGTCTCGCCATAGATTGCCATCCTCGCAGCACCGCCGGTTGGGTCGTACCCTACCGGAGCCGCCCCCGTCGATGCGCCAACCTGAGAATTTAGCTGCCGAGAGGAGCTGTCTCTTCTTTTCTTCCAAAACATGGTGTCGTTCCTTGCGGCGTATATTAGCACATGGCATGTATAGAGTCAACTTTATGATACAAAAAGACCCGGGGCGAACCCCGGGTCTTTTTGCCGTGTTAGACGAACCGAATGGTCTGTCTACGGGCCATCTGGTCCTTAGCCGCCCTGCTGTCCGCCGCCTGACACCTTCAGCATCGCGAACTGCGCGCCGATGTCCTCGGAGATGTAGGCGTTCTGCGCCTGCCCCGAGAAACCGATGCTAGCCGCAACACATCCGGTCAGCGTGAGAACGACAGGTTTTCCGACGTTGTCGCACCCGGAGTACGCGGTGATCTGTGGATCTTTCGGTACGCAGACCGTACCGAGGGACGCGAGCGTCTCTGTGGGATCCTCGTTTATGATCCTTCCTATCTGCAGAGTTCCGCTTCCATGTTTCGCGGACCACGTGACAGTGGATGAACCACATTCGTAGATCGGGGTAACGTTCATCTGGTACTGGACCGACCAGTTCTGGATGAGCGCTACAGGCTTGCTGTCCAGCTTGAGCAGGCCTTCGCTGGAAGCCGGATCCTTGAATCCGGGCTGCCTGACTGGAAGGGTGCTCTTGTAGCCAAACACGTCTGTTGAATCGTCAGCCATTTTCTAGCTCTCCTTTTCTTTAGATTTCAAGATCGAGGTCGAAGTAGTTGAACGGCACAGGCAGGTTCAGGTGGACCTTTGCGTAGACATGGTCCCTGTGTACCTCGTCCTGGTGCAGCTCCAGGATCTCCGTGCCTTCGGCCAGAACCTGCGGGCCGTAAAGGCCTGCCGCGGTGGAGGTCTCGAGCATCCTGAGGCCCTGCTCCAGCTTCACGCGAAGAACTCCGATGAGCTCCGGCGTGATGTTGTACTTACCGATCATCGGGGCGAACAGCTCCGCGAAGTAGTAAGAGATGGAGTCAAGGTTCTTCGTGATCGAGAGCTCGGCCTTGAGCAGATTGTTGCTCGTGTAGTCGGTCGAAATCTGGTGACGTACGTAGACCTGCGACCCCGGGCGTTCCTGCATGATGATGAACGTACCGCCGGCGGCGATCGTGTTGAGCTGCTCCCTCGTGTACGTCTGGTACACGATGGGCAGGTCGCCGACGCCGTTGAGCTCGACGTTCGTCAGAGGCTGCTGGGGCAGAACGGACGAAGCAAGTCCGGCTGCCGCCGCCGCGAGGAACTCGCCGGTGAAGACGATTCCGTCGGTCGACGCAACGGACGGGAACACGTTGTACATGCGGCGTGTGGCCAGGGAGCTGGACATGTCCGCGATGTACTGTACCTGCTGCGTTGCCGTCAGCTTGCGGTAGACCTCGACCTTGAAGTGGTTGCGGGTCTTGCCGTTCGGGATCATGTCCGGGTAGCAGTAGTCGTTGCTCTCGTTTCCGTCGTCGATCGTCTCTTCGCCAGCGCACAGGTAGACCGGCTTGGCCAGCTGGAGCACGCTGTTGGACACGATCTTCTTGACGTAGCGCTCCGTGTAGTGCGGGGTTTCGTCCCAGTCGTCGTCGCTGTTGTCCAGCCAGATCTTGACGACGTCTCCCACCTTCACGTCCTTGAGGCACTTTACATCCACGTTGATGCTGTCGTCGTCGATGTCCTCGTCCTTCATGAACTGGATGAGGTTGGCGCCGTCCGTGTACCAGTCGCGACCCTTCGCGAGCTTGAACTGCACGTAGAAGTCCTCCTTGCTCGGGTTGTTGGTCTGGTCGTAGATCATGTCGATCTTCGGCGGCGTCTGCGAGACGAATCCGACGCGCCAGAGCTTGTTCTCGGCGGTTGACATCTCCTCGACGTGGGCCTTGACGGAATCAACGACCATCTCGTCTCCGGACAGAGGAACGATGAAGTAGACGTCGTCCGTCATCGTCGCCTTTCCGAGGGCCACGTTGTAGCCGGAAAGATCGTCGGTCGGGATGCCGCAGTAGTAGACGATCCTGTCGCCGGAGTTGAGAGCCGCCATGTAGACGCCGAACGCCAGCGGATTGTCAGGATGCAGCTTGCCGAGCGTCTGCTCGACGAGCGTGTGGGACGCGATCGACGTGATGTCGCCGGCAGACGAGACGATAAGGTCTCGGTGCTGAACGAACAGACGTGCGGACAGGACGCGGTACTCCGGCGAGAGACCCGTGACTGGATCCGAAGAATCCCAGTTGGAGTAGCGGGCCTTGAGGTTGCCGGAGATGACAACGCCGAAGATGTCCTCGTCGTTGCCTGGATCCGTGTCGGCGTAGGTGTCCCAGTTCCAGACATGGCGAACGCCGGTCTTGCGCGAGATCTCCACGTCGGAGAACTGGGCGCAGAGCTGCACGGCGCCGAGGATGTCGGTACCGTCGTCGTTGCTGTCCAGATCGTTGCTGTCGCACTCGCCCGGATCCCACGGGTACACCGGGTGGATCGTATTGTCCTCGACTGCCGTGAAGTGCTCGGTCTCGTAGGCGATCGAGTACTTGTCGGTCGGGTCGGCCGGAATCGTGACAGTGTCCTTCGGGAAGTCATCCGGAAGGGTGTCGGCAAGCTGCACCGAGTCGAAGATTCCGCTCTCCTTGACGGATTCGAACACCTCGACGATCGTGGACTTGTAGACATGGGCCGCACCGTCGGTTCCGACGTACGGAATGCGGATCGCGTCGCCAGGATTGATGCTGCGCGGGAAATTCTTCATCTGGCCGGGCTTCAGCGCGCCAGTCGGATCGACGTAGTCGTCTGCCCAGCTGATGGCGAAGTAGGGCTGAAGGTCCTTTCCGCAACCGTCGACGCACTTTCCGTCCGTTGGCTCCACGTAGCAGCGGCAGACGTACTTCGTCGCAAAACCGCGCTTGTCGCCGGCAAGGGCGAACGGGAAGCGCAGGCGTGCGTCGAGTCCGGCGGTCTCCTTGTCGTCCAGGAAGTAGAAGCTTCCAAGAGACGCGAGCTTGATGATCACCTCGTCCGCGAACACCTTCGTGTAGTTGGCGTCCGGAATCGTCGTGGAAGCCTGTCCCGGGTACGGGATGACCACGCGTCCGGCGAGGTTGTCGACCTTCAGCTTGACGTTGGCGTACGCGTTTCCGTTCTCTACCGAGTACTCGCGCTCGCCCTCGTCGACGACGGTTCCGCCGCCTTCCTGACCGGTCGGGTCTGTGTAGTCTCCGATGTAGCACTTCTGCTTTTCGTCAGCTTCGGTGAATCGGAACAACTCGTAGTTCGGTCCTATGACCAGAACATTCTGGTTCTTGATCGTGTTCATGCTGACCTCGGAGATCAGCTGATTGATCAGAACTTGTGGGACAATGTATTTAGCCATTATCTTTGTTCTCCTAAGTGTTGGTCTGGTTTACCCTTCCTTGCAGACAGTAAACCATACTTTCTGTGTTCTTGTAAAGCATCGAAGTCTACCGCCCGTAGGATCGGGGACTCTAGCTTCAAGAGTGTTTCCTCAGCCCATTCTACAGCATAAGTCACGGAACTTTTCCACTTTTCCTTCGAATCGGGCTTGTACGGCTGAAGCGGAACCGCTTGCGCCTCGTAAAATTTCGTAAGTATCAAATCCCTCGCTACCACAGGACCAAAATCGGATAGATACGATCTTGTGTTGTCACACAGCGTGCACGCCTCTCCGGCCGTCCCTCCGACATGAACGAACGTAACGTTCGTCCTTCCGATCCTCGATCTCTTGTATATGGCATCCTTAAGCACCATCCCACTGGGCGTTGGTGCGCCGGGACCGAATATGCTTCCGTACTCTATTCCGCCAAGTTTCACGTATACGGCCGGAACGAACTCCGGATGTTCAGGATTCCAGTTCAACTCCGAGTCTATCCATATCCCGGTATTCTGCGGATCGGGATCCCATTTGATGTCGGGGCACCCGATGATATATGGAGACTCGAACCTGTAAAACTTCCGTACAAGTTCTACGAACATACCATACAGAACCATGCTAGTCTTCCTGAGCTCGCAGATCAACTCGTGACCTGCAAGTTCATGGACATCATGCGTCTCCTCCGGCGAAACCTTGAGCTCAAGCGCCATGACGCACCCCCACTGAATAAGCGGCGTCGCTTGTCGCTATTTCACTGACGTCAAGCGTCTGCACGATTGGCACTCTCCTTAGCTCCGCAGCAACCTCCGACGCACCGACGTAGTACCTCTTGCCGGAACGTACATCGTGCAATATGTCGTTCTTCTTTGTAGGAATGGAACTTACCATCCTGACGGAGAAGCGCTTTTCTTCATCGACGCCGTTGCCCTCGTTGCCTTCGGAAACCTTGTGCTGGTTGTTCTCGGAGAACATGCACCACACGCGGAAAGGTCCACGGTAAGCCGGGTAGAACCCCGTACCGAAGCAGAACTTGCAGTGGCTGTCCCTGGTATGGCCCGTAACCGGGTCCAGGCAATGCATGCACCTTGGACCAAAGTTCGACACGCTCCATACGTCGCACTCTACGCCGGCCATTCCGCGCATGTGCAAAACCTCCTTGCGCATAACCTCCCTGGCTAGAAGGAACTCGCTCCGTGAAAGGTCCCCGTACGGAGTCCTCGCCTCTGTGAAGTAGTCTCCACGCGGAGTATGGCAAAATAGCCTGAAAAACAGTATATCGCTCTTGTTGACGCGAAGCGATCCTTTGGACTTATACGACATGGAATCAACTATAACAGGGGAGACGTCTTTCCATTCGCCCTCCTGCGTAGGCGCCATCTGGATACGGAACTCCCACGGTGATGGGTCGTTGAAACCGCCCCTCATCCTCCAATGGAACACGAAACCGCGACCGTAGTCGGGCAGAACGTCGAACCTGGCTATGGCCGGGTCGTTCATAGTGTCGCAAACCCGTTTTCAGCGTTCAACGAACGCTTGTTCCTTATAGCCCAGTCCTTGTATTGCGCCCACAGCCTGTCCCCGGCCATGTCGTACTGCTGGTATTTCTCCTGATCCTGTACGGTCAGGCCTCCGGCGCTGTACTGGAGAGAGTCCCTCCTGTACCTGTTCGCCGCTATGAAAAGAAGATTCGCGGCAGTCCCCGTAAGAAGCTGCGATCTGAACGGGAACTTGTCATAGTCGTAAGACCTTATATATGGTGGCTGGTCGTTCCAGTAGTCCACCGTAAGCGTCATCGCCGTACGTATCTCCTCCGGCGAAAACTCGTAGTCGTCAAGAAGCTTGTTGGCCTCGGGATCGTTGTCCCGGAGCCATATCCTGACGTCAATGTCCGTCAGGTAGGTGTCGCTTCCCTTCGGATTGGGCATGTCAATAGTATCCGCCGCCCGTGGCGATGGACCAAGGCACCGTCGGATCCGCGGGTTCCTTTGGCTTTTTCCCCTTTGGAAGAAGCGCCTTCAGGAAGCCTACGATCGGTCCCTTTACAGGTCCGTTTTGGTTATTTGTAGCATGCGCGTGCCTTCCCCAGTACTCTCCGCCCTTGAGCGCTAGATACCCTCCGCCGATGGCGAGAGCCCACGGCAATATCTTGTCGAATAGGCTCTTCTCCTCTTCCTTGTACTGGGCCGTCTTGCAAAAAGAACGAATCCCCTGCACGAATGCATCGGGATTCGATCTAATGGACTTTCTGTACTCCGCAAGCTTCGGATGCATGCAAAAAGCCTCCGTTGAACGGGTAGGGGTCCCCCGCACCGGCCCCGTGTGGAACCGGTGCGGGGTTTCCTGGCTACGTGTTCGACTCGTCCGCGTCCACGTTGAACCTGGCGAGCGCCATGCCTGCGGTGTTGCCGAAGGCGAAGCCGCCCATCCAGTACGAGAACATGGAGATGAAGTACGCCTCCTTCTTGACGTACATCGTCCAGTCGTCGAGGTAGAAGCACTTTCCGAGGAAGTCGGGCTCCGCGAAGAAGTAGATCCAGTTCGTGGGAACCAGATGGTTCTTGATCGTGAAGAGGCACTTCAGTCCCATGACGGTGTCCGTGGTGAGGCCGTTCAGGAAGAAGTCCTGGGCCTTGTCGCCGCCGACCGCGGTGCGATCGAGCTTGAGCAGGTCGCGGGCCGTGATCTCGTTCATCAGGCAGCAGTAGTTGCGGTTGACGAACTTGCCCTCGGCGTTGCCGGACGGAAGCATCTTGGTCGCCTCCGCGAACGTGTCGCGGTTGAGCGGATCCTCGAAGTCCATCCACTGGACCTTGCCGGACATGTGGTTGGGCTTGCCGGCGGCGTCCGCGTCGAACACGATCGAGTTGACCGTGTAGATGAACTTGGAGTCGATCTCGGCGAGGCCGTCCTTGATGGAGTTGTCCGTGAGGATCTTCCTGATGTCCTGGCGGGTCGTGCGGAGCTCGGCGATGTCCTTGCGGAAGTCGGGCGTGAGCACGCGGGCGAACGGAATGATGTAGCGGGACGACTTGATGTACTCGCCGTCCGGCACCGTCTCGAGCGGGACCCACTTCGCCGCGGGCGAATCGGGCTCGCGCTCCCATACGACGCCGAGGTGTTCGGTCAGGTCGTACTTGAGCATCTCGTCCGTCGCCTTCTCGGGCGGGAGGACCTTGAAGGCGAACGAGCCTTCGCGGACCTGGATGCGGGTGTAGTTCGTGGCGGCGGCCTGCGCCTTCTTCTCGAAGGTGGCGGCGTCGTCGTTCTTCAGGCTCTCCAGGATCTGGGAGTTGATTATGCTGACGTTCTGGGTTTCCATTTCTGTGGTCTCCTCTCCTTACTTGCCGCACTGGTAGGCGATCACGCGGATCATTCCACCGGTCATCATGCCGGCGAGAACGACGGCGTCGTTCGCGTAACGGGTGTACGGCTCCTTGTAGACGTATCCGACCACGTCGTCGTTCTCACCGGCGGCGGTCACGAGGCCGTCCTTGACGGTGAGGGGAGCGCCGATCTTGTACTCGGCCTTCTCGTCGAACATGTCGGTCTCCCAGACATCGCCGTCGTCCATGTGGATGCCGGTGATCTTCGGGGCGTTGAGCGACACGTCGGGATGCTGCGCGAGCGTATGCGTTCCGGTCGCGCCGTCGACGGCCTCGCCCTTTCCGATCGAGAACGTTCCGGCGAAGACGGCCTGGAGGTCGTCGTAGTCCTGGAGCGCGATGTACAGGGGCTGGATCGAAGTATCAGCCGCAATCTGGAAGCGTCCGTCCTCGTTCACGCAGATGATGGTGCCACGCTCGATAGCCTTCGAGGCTTCGTCGGTGGTGACAAGCGCGCTGCGGTCGTGCTGGTCCTTGTGAGGGAATCCTCCCTTCAGGGGGCTCAGGTGTGCCATGTGTTTGTCTCCTGTTTAGTCAATCATGCCGTTGTCGGCACTGTTGTTACTGTAGCCGCCGAACTCGCGCTCCCAGGGATCCCGGGGCGTGGCGGAAGCTGTTTTCTCGTCTGACCTGTGGCCGATGTCTGACGGCTTCACGGCCGATGCGACCTTGGTCACAAGGTCCCACACAGACGACGGGTCCTCCGCGGACTTGTCGACCCATGCGGAAACGTCGTTGCGCGACATGAGGCCCTCGTCCGCAAGAAGCGTGAGGGCCTCCGTCGCCTTCTTCGCGAAGCCGGCCTTCCTTTCGGCGGCCGACTTGCGAAGATTCTCGAGCTCGTCGAGCTGCGGCTGGACGACGCCGATATACTCGGCGACCTTCTCAGCGAGCGTATCGTAGTCCTTGTCCATTGCAGCCTATTACTTCTTCATGCTCTTGATGGCGTCCACGAGCTTGGTCGCCATCTCCTTCGCCGCGGCCTTCTTCACCGCAGCCGCCTTCTCGGCCTCGGGTGACTCCTCCGGAGCAGCCTCCGCCGGTGCGGCGTCGCCTGCCACATCGCTCTTCAGCTCCTCGACGGCCGCGCCATCGGACGCACCTTCGGAAAGAGAAGAGATAAGGGCCTGCGCATCCTCTACGGTAAGCTCGCCAGAATCGATTGCCTCGGTAAGGGCGTCGGCAAGATCATCCTCAGAAACATCCGTCGATGCGCCTTCCGCGGCTGCGGCACCCTGTACGGCCTCTGCGACCTGCTGGGCTGTCGCCGGATCGATCTGTCCCTCGTCGGCAAGCTCCTGGACGGCCTCTGCGACCTCGTCGGCCGAAAAGTCATTAAGCGCCGCTGCTGCCTCGTCGGCTCCCATTGCAGGCTCCGCTGGTGCGGCATCGGCGGCTCCAGCCAAAGCTGCTTCCGCATCTGCTGCGCCCTGCGCCTCCTGCAGGTCTCCGATCATTGCCTCCGCGTCCTGCGCGCCCTTTTCGAACTCGTAGCGGGCCCTCTCCTCGGCTGCGCGCTTCTCCAGGATGCCGAACACCTCTGCCGCAAACTCTGCACCGGCCCTCTTTGTCAGAGCCGACTGTACGGCGAGCTGGCCCTCCTCGTCCGCAAGGGTGATCGCGGCGATCTTGGCCATCATGGCCATGTCGACGGTGATCTTGGCGGAGGGCTCGGCCTTCTTCTCGGCCGGAGCCGCCTTCTTCTCCTCTGCGGCCTTCTTTTCTGCGGCGGCCTTCTTGGCGCCGAGGATCATGCTGACGAGGTTGTTGCCGAGCGCGGACGCCTCCTTGGCGTTGGCATCGGCCGTGTCGAGGGGCTTCTTGTCGGGATTGAGCACAGCCTCGGACGACTCGAGCCCCTTTTCGACTACTGGGGCGTCGGATCCAGGCGTAGCGCCATCCAGGTTGCGGGCGTCCGTGTTGTTGATGGTCTCGTCCTTCACCTTCGGATCGTCCTTGGTAGCGCCCTCGGGGATGTTCTTGTCGTTCTCGGAACCGGGCATCGAGTCCGGATCCTGTCCGGTGATGTTCTCGGATTCGCGCTCTCCGGCCTCCTTGCAGAAAGCCTCTACCTGGTTCATCAGGTCTCTGATCAGTGTAGCCATGTGGTTACTTCTTTTGTAGGTTGTTTACGGAAGCCAGCGCCTCCGCGTCTGTTTTGCTGATGCCACTATGGCCGTTCACTACCGCGTCTATCGCGGAAAGCTGATAAGAAAGATACGCAGAAGCCAGCTTCTGCACGACGCCACCATTTACGCATTTATCCGCTTTCGTGTCAACAAAGTACACAGGCCGGCAGACGGAATCGTCCATAGTCGCATCCATTATCCTGTCACCCACGCTGGACGCATGCTTCGCTAGCATGGACTCCAACGCGGATGGAACGGAAACGGGTACCGACGGATCGTACGAATCGTAAGTGTCATCGTTGCAAAGAGGGGATACAGACGAAGTCTTAACAAGCGATTCGACAAGATGTGGAATTGTGCGTTCTACCGGCTCCATGTACGGTTCGACGACCGACTTGTAGTCGTCGCCCGTGGCGTACTTGAAGAATGTCGGCACGTCCATCACTATTCCGCGTCTGGAAAGTATGGACATGGCGGACTTGACCGGAAGCTCCCTGAGCCTGGACAACGTGGCATCGTCGAGAGAGTCCGCGGCGATCTTCCTGAATTCGTAAAGATACCCGTCCCTGGCCGTAACGACGGACGCGGACTTGGTCAACCACCCGCGGAAGGAGTTCTGCATGTCTACGATATCCCTTGCGTATCCGAGCTTCCTGACGGAGGACTCCTTTTCCACCATTAGATCGTCCGGCGCCGTCACTCCCTCGTATTCGGCGTACTTCACGGAATCAAGGTCAAGGGCAGAAGCGACTTTGAGATTCCAGGCGATCCTGTCCGCGGGGCGACCGACGAAGCTGATGTCGAAGAACTTCGGCTGGTCGTTGAACGTGCCGACCTTCCTTCCGTCGTCCCACTGCTCCCCGAGATGGTCCCTGACATGCTCGCACTCGGACTCGTCACCGGCCGACTTCCTGAGAGACCCGCAGATAGAGCAGCGGTCGTTCGGTACCACGCAGGCCATGGAGAACGGGATCTCGCCCTCCTTTTCTAGGCGTTCCAGCTCCGGAGCCGCCTTTTCCTTGTCCGCGTGTATGAACAGCTCGACGCGGCCCATGTCCTCGTTGTACGTGGCCGCGGCGATCTTTCCGATGCCCTGCGTCTCCGGATCCTTGTTCCTGTGGTGCCTGTACACGCATCCGTCCAGGAACGTCGGATGGTACTCGACGCACGCCTTCTTGGAGAACAGGTCGCCGTTCCTGTTCATGCCGTAATGCTCGGCGTCCCCGAGAGCCACGACATGTATGCCCACGGACTTGTCGTCCGGCTTCAATTCGTCGTATTCCTTGCCGAAGATCGTGGAGGCCTGCTTGTTGAGCTCCCCCTCGCGCCTGACGATTTCTGCGCCGACTCCTATGGTCGGATCCCAGGACGATGAATGAATCAGTTTTACAAGGCTCATTACAGTCCGTTTCCTCCACCGAACGAACGCGTTGCTTTATCGAAGGCGTTTTCAACTTCAGTTCCCGTCGGCGACATGTGATTATTGGTCCAAAATTCGTATCCAACTCCAATAACAGCCAACGAATGGCGTAGAAATCCACTAGCTAGTACTTTGCCCAGCGTTCGTTCTGTACCAATGCGCGCTTTAGACCCCCAGGTACCCCTTCTTGCTACAGTATCTACGCTTCTTTCAATTTTTCTTGCCTTCTCGACAGCTCTTTCATAGTCTCTGACTACACGGCGAGCAAATCTCCTATCCGCTCTATTGCCAGATCTAAGTCTCTGGAGTCCATCGACCATATCTCTATCTATCAACCCTCTGTCTACAAGATGCTGTACAAGTCTATCGCCTTTTAAATTTTGTCTAGATGCATCAAGAAGGTCGCTGAACCGCTCCGTATTCGTCACAGTTGTAGTAACCGTGCTGCCGTGCCTGCCCCTTACCGTCCTTTGTTGCGGATTTTCTCCGCCAGACCTTGGATTTATGTTTCTACCCGCAATATCGTGCGCCGGAGGCGGATCAAAAGTAACTGTTGTTGGGTCCCTTGTAACTTCCAATGAAACAGGTTCCCTCGAAGCAGCTGTAGCCCTGTCTATGACAGCTTGCGACGCACGCCTCGCGTCTGCCTTCAATACAGCACCGGCGGCCGCTGGAGCTACCTCTGCGGATACTCCTGTTATAGCTGCCGGAATAACCTTATTATCCAGCCCCCACTGGAAAATCTCGCCCGCATTTCCGTTTTCCGGATACTTTTTCGGATCATACTCCTTCGCAGGTGCCGGCGACGAACCGCCACCGGAAGACGGGCCGCCGTTTCCGGACGAACCGCCGGATGCTCCCGATGAAGATCCTCCCGCTGATGCACCGCCGGCTCCACTTGCGGAAGACGAATCGGCCGCCGGTGCCGGCTTGTTCCCAAGGCCAAGAACGTCTAGTAAGTTCTGCGTTGGCTTGCTGTCGCCGGCGGAATCGTCGCCTGACACAACGCTGTTTACGGTACGACCGACACCGGAACTCTTGAACGCGTCTACGCCATATCCGGCGAGTCCGCCAAGAGCGGCCCCTCCGAGCACATGCCTGAGAAGCCTGCCGATCTCGGACTCGTCCTCATCCTTGGGCGTTATCGCATGGTTTATAAGCCCCAGACCACCGCCTATCAGCGCACCGTACAACGGATTTCCGCCGTCCGCCTGCTTCTCTAGGCCGGAACGACTGTGGAACGCCAGCTTGTACAGCTGGTCGACGTCGCTTCTGGTTACATCGATCTCGTTCATTTCCTGCTAGACCTCGTACGTCTCTTCCCTTACTATGTCGGCTGAAGTCTGCCGAAGCTCCCTGACGGCGTCTACGATCCTGCCTACTATCTCGTCTGTCCACGACCTGGCGCAGAGTTCCGGCTCGTCGAAATCGTCCGGGCCGAACTCCACCATGATCGGGAAGTCGCTCCGTACCTTCTTCTCGGCCTCGGCGACGTAGAATTCGCAGTTCTCAGGAAGATCGTTGCTGTCATCGAACGGGCACCTCGGTACGAGGCATCTTGTGCACAGCTTGACGAACTTTCCGCCGATCTGTATCGTCGGCTCCCCGAACCTTACGATGGAATCCAGCTCGTGCCTCGACCAATCCGACGTGGACACGATCACGCTCAGGACCGAGTTGATCCTGTTCTGCTTCACGTTGATTTTCATGCCTGCCTGAACAGTCCTCTCTCGTAATAGTCGGCCTTCAGTCCGTGTTCCCTTGCCTCGGCAACCGTCTTGTCGTAATCGGCCCACTGCTTGACATCGAACGGAGACACGGCTACCGAATTGACGGACTGGCGCAGGACCGATCTTACCGCCTCCTTGTTGAGCGAAAGATCCGGAGCCGCCATCACCAGGGTCTTATACGCACTGGCAACATCGTTGGGGTCGGCCTCCTTGATGATATCGTCGTCGGCGTACAATTCGGAAAGAATGGCGCTACGGCGCATATTGTCTATCTCTTCGCGAAGGGTCCTGTCCTCCTTCTTGTCTTCCTTGTCCAGTATCTTGCTGATGGCCTCGGGAGTGAGCAGGCTGCCGGAGATGTAGTCGTTTATGTTCGTCTGTAGAGTATTTCCGCGTACATCCGGTGCAAGCGCGTTGTACGTTGCCTTTATGCCGCGTCCAAACCATGCCCCCCGATGGTGATGATGGTCGTCATCGTCGTTGTTGCCGCCGTTCCTTCCATTTCTACCCGGTGGGTTTCTCGGGTGCCCGGCCGGTCCCTGCTGGGCTTCCTTATAGCCGAAAAAATCGAGCTTTCCCTCCGTCTGCGTAGCCTGATACTTGGCAAGGAGATCCCTAGCCTCCGCTTCCTTCCTGGAAAGCGACTCGACTACGGAGTGTATCCTGTCAACCAGCTTGGACCCCTCGTAGACCTCCTCTGCAAGCTTGAGCTGCTCCTCCACCTCGGAAGGGTCGAAAACATTGGAACGCCTTAGCGTCTTGACATGGGGGGCGGCGTCCTTGACGATCGACGGATGCATCGCCTTCTCGACGGCAGAAACGACATCCCCCCTCCCGCAAGCCACCTTGAACATGGCGTACCGCCTCTCCGGCTCGTACCCGCGGGACAGATCGGATGCAAGCTTGGATATGGACGTAGCAAGCCAGTCTTTGGCCATCTCTTCGCGGCCAGAAGCGAAATTGTGCTGCTCTGTCAGCTCGTTCTTGTACGACGCAACCTTCTCGATGACCTGCCTGCGCGAGAACTCCTTGACTCCAGGCTCGTTGGCTTCGGCGGCCTTCGTGAACACGGAACCGTCCGTCCTTTCCTCCAGGTAGTCTCGCTCCGGCGAGTCGTACGAAGAGTAGTCGAACCAGCCGCCTTGGTCGGCTGACGCCTTCTTTTCGGTACCGTCCGAGAACAGCATCCTCCGAACAACGTCCTTGTCGGCTATGTCGAAGTTCTGCGTCCTGTCCTCCGCGTTCTTCTCGTAGTGCGCGATCGTCCTGGCCGTGTTCATCGTCTCCAGGAGACGGTACGTCTGCTCCAGATTGAGATTGAAGTCGGACGCCGCCTTGACGATCGACTCGTTGATCCCGGTACCACTATTGTAGTACTCAACCGCCTTAGGCAGTATCTCGTTTTTAAGCTGTTCCTTGAAAGACATGTTACGCCCTTTCTTCTATCAATTTTACACCATTCTTGCCTGTCTCGTCCAATACTACGGCGTCAACGGCCTTCTCGGTATCCATGCGGGCCTGGACGGCCTGCTCCCTCTTCATCTTCTCGTCTACCTCCTTCGCCGTGGAGTCTATGACCCTGGGAGACACGAGATACAGCATGTCCTGCAACGCACGCATGGTCTCGATTCCGTTGTCATCCTCGTGCTTGCCCTCGCGCAGAAGCTTCTGCTGCGAGGATACGGCCGAAAGAAGCTTCGCCATGGACTCGTGCCCGACCCTGTCGGCGAACATGGACATAAACAACCTGGACTGCGCCAAGCGCCACATCTCGTCAAGAAGATACTCCTGCGAATTGTTCTTTATCCCGTGCGCGTCCTTCCACAGCCATATCGACACAAGCGTGTCGTACCCCATGAGGGATGCGACCATCTTCCACATCTGCTCCGGAGGAGTGTCCCTGTCGAACTGCCCGGAAGGAAGCGAGAAGTACTGTTTCAGCTGGCACGACCTGGACAGCCTGCCTTCCGCGTCCCGGATGTTGAAATACAGCTTCTCGTACGCCTTGATCGCCTGGATATCGTCGCACTCTCCAAGTATATCCAAAGCTATGATATCGTATGGGACCGCAGTAAGCAGCAACGGCTCCAGCCTGAATCTGACATCTGATAGGTTCGTTCCCTGGAACCACAGGTACGCAAGTCTGAACTGGGTCTGCTCCCTTGTCAACGTCAAACCGCGCTTGACGGCCCGAAAATAGGCCATCTGCTTCTGTATCCACGGATCCGACTTGTACCTTATGTACACCGGGTCGATCCGCTCCGACGAATCGGACAGGGCTAATGCTATAGAATTACGCCAATCCGGGTCGAATTGACCCGGATTGTCGATCGGAGTGACTATGACCGTATCGTTGATCCGCATGCATTACTTGGCCGGTGTGGACTACTTCTGCGTGCCCATCATAACGGCAGCGGCTCTGGCCGCTTTGTCCGCAGCGTTATTCGCCGGAACTTTCTGCGCCTCACGCTTTTTCATCGCTGCTCTAGTTGCTCTGTTCTTAAGATACGACACAAGACCCCTTCTCACCATCTCGGTCTTGCCACCGGGCATCATTGCACGGGTTGCCGTACCAAGCGCAGCGCCCGTATTGTAGGCAGCGCGTACAGCTGGAGTTACAGGAGCCTCGTACAATCCTGTAGTACCTGCTTTCTTGTACAGCGCAACGGCGATATCGTACGGAACCCTTTGTTCCGCGCACTTGGTGAAAAATCCGTTTACGTAGTTCTGTGTCATTTTGGTTTCACTAAAGACATTACGCCGTCACGTTCGTACCACGTCTTGAATTCCTAGCCATGGTATTCTGCATCTCCAGAAGCTGGGCCTCGTCCTCCGGGCTGAGCTGCAGCGTCTCTATGCCGGTCCTATCGAGCGTATCGCGCTTCGGGACTGTTCCGGTATCGATGTAGCTCTGCTGGTTTTTCTTTCCTGCCTCAATAAGGTTATTTATGATACGATCTCGAGGAACTCCGAAGTATCCAATAGACGCGGCGTTCTGATGGGCCTGACTACTTCTAATCCCGTCAAGACTACGCTGGCTTATTGGACCTGAATTGGTATTGTCTGAAGATGGCATTGCATAATAGAGATTAGTGGCAGGAGAGTATCTGGGTGCTTTGATACCTGATCTACCGGAATCCATCCGTTCAGCACCTCTCGCATTCCCTAGAAGTCTTCCTGCGTATGAGTTGTGATTAGGCGCCAAAACATGATCGGTATCCAGCCAATTTATTCCATTAGCGGAGTAACCGCCTATACCGGCGTCATCATTCTTCGCCTCCTGCGCCCTCTTCAGAAGGGCGAAGGCTACGTTCTTCGGAACACGGACCGAAGCGCACTTGGTTAGAAACCCTTGTTCGTACCTTGTCATTTTTTCTCCTTGTCTCTTTTACTTTCCGAACAGGAAATGCTCTAGAATCGGCGTCAAAACTACGGCTCCTACCGTGATGATCGCCCATATCCACATGCCATTGCTGCTTGCCCTAGCCGTAAGCTTTGCGTTTATGCTGGCCACGTCAACGCACATCTGATCCAGCTTGCCCATCTTGTCCTTTACTTCCTTCAGCTCGTCCCTGAAATTGTTCATCTGCACCTGCATGGCGGCTATCTGAGTCGTAAGGGGCGGATCGCCATTGCCGTGAACCACTGTCTTCTCAAGCTTGTCGACCCTCATAACAAGATTATCCAGGGTCAACTTGTCCCTTGCGAGAAACTCCCTTACCTCCTCGCGGAATTTCTCCTGCTTCTCGTCTTCGTCCATCTCACGCCACCCCAGACCTATTGCCAGACCCGTTTCTTACCATTGAATTCTGATACTGCCTGAGAAGTTCCTGCTTCGGGATATTCCTCGGCGTAAGAGAATTGACGCCTGAGCCGTAATCAAACCGCTCGGTGTAATCCACACCGGGCTCCGGAGGTTCACCAAGATTCATGCCTTCTATTCCTGTAGGATCGTACTTGTCTCTCGGCGCACCCGTACCCCAGTCAAGCCAATTCTGGTAATTCTTCCTGCCGGCGTTTATAAGGCTCTCCTGTATCTTCTTGTTGGCCCTCGTTCCAGCCGGGAATATCTGATTTGCACCCCATTCAGCCTGCGCAGCCCTTGCGGCTTCAAGCTCGTCCATCGTTATCCTCGGACTCGTTATTGATCTCTCTAGCGGATCTGATACAAATGCGCTATAAATCGGATCCACCACGCTATGCACAGTGCGTCCGAATTTATTACTCCACGGGATATTCGCAAGTGCGTCTGGATACGATAGCTGATCGTACTGACCACCAGTAAGACCCATGCGTTTCACTCTGTCCATAAATATATGGCCTAACGGATTTAAAGTTACCGAGCTGCCACTTCCATCGTCATCAACTTCGCCAAGACTCTCCATCCTACCAAGTTGCTTAAGATAATCGTTTTCGGCCTGATCCAGTGAGCCGAGCTGCGCGTCCTGCGAGCCGGCTTCCTGCGCCCTCTTCAGAAGGGCGAAGGCTACGTTCTTCGGAACTCTGGCCGAAGCGCACTTGGTGAGGAATCCTTGTTCGTACCTTGTCATCTTTTATGCTCCAATCGTGTCTATGCTGGCGTCCGAATCCCCACCGCCAACGGCTTTCCTTTTGAGGTCGAGCGTAAGCTTCCCAAGTTGCTTGAAGGTACCACGAAGGACGTCCTCCATCTCGATGACGTCGTCCGTACCGTACCTTTCGATGAAATCGTTGTGCTTCCAATAGTAGAGAAACAGCACGCGACCAAGCCTGTCTACGGCGGTCAGGAACTCCGGTATATAGGAGTCGATCACGGCTCCTGTGTCGTACACCTTCGCCAGACCGCCGATCGCCGCCTTGTCGAACACATGCTTCTGCCCGAGCTTCGCAGCGTCCTGCGCGAGTCCTGCGGCTTCCTCGTCGAACTCCGCCTCCCCCTGACCGTCTCCTGCGGACTCGGACTGCCTCGAGATCTCGCCATCGAGGTTCTCGCCGTACGGGTTGTCCTGCGGAGGAAGCTCGACGCCGTTGAACGGCATCGTGGTCTTGTCGATGAACGGCAGATCGTACGCCGGTATTCCCGTGTACGGATCGACGCCCGGCGTCTGCTCGGTAGGTACTCCGGTCGAAACACCGACCAGAGGAGACATCTGCGCGAACTTGACGAGGCACACGGCCTTCCTTTCGACAGCAGCCGTCTTGAGCAGCTTCTTGGCATCCGGATAACGGAGTCCAAGCTTCGTCACGAGCGAAATCGCGGCCTGCTTGTACCCTACCGGCCTCGTGAACGACGGGGCCTTGTCCATGTTGAAATAGAACGTGGTACCGTCATCGGAGCGTAGATCGAGCCTTGCGGCACCCTCCTTGCGGAGGTCGAACGACAGGGAATCAAGCGAACCCAGCTTGTAGGTCACCTTGTCCTTGTTCTTCAACGCCTCCTCGGTCGAGGACATCGGCTCGTACTCGTCCCACCCGCGCTCGATCTCGCCGACCTGCAGGGCCTTCCAATCGGACGGCATCACGACCGAACTTCCGGTGAACTTCGGCGATCCGGTGAACGAAGCAAGCTCTACATCGCAGAACGACATTTCAGACGGACGAATCTTCGTAAGGCCGTTCCTGTGATGGAACTCGTCACCCTTCCAATAATTGGTGAAATCGTCGTCGAAGTCCGGACGCCAGTCTGGATCCGAGAAGTACTCGAAATTGCCGGAAATGACAGGACGCTCGCCCTTGTCCCTCTTCAGATTGCTGACGTAGAACTCGGGAAGGGATACACCGTTCTTTCCGATGAAGATGTACTTACCATGAAGGGCGCAGTCCTGTATGTCCTTGCCCTTTCCGTACACGTCCTGCATCTCCTCCTGGCAGCCGCCCTCGGTGAAGATGTCGCGGTTCCTGGCCGTGATGACCTGCTTGTTGTCCGGGAAGTAGACGACCATCGTACCGCGCTCGCCGCGATGGAACATGCGATCGGCCGCGAACACGTAGGCCCTCTTCGTGACGCCTCCGGTGACAAGAACGTCGTACGCGCCTGGCTTGTCCGGATTCTGGAACGACTTCTCGTAGTCGGTAGACACGACGTCGGACTTCTCCGCCTCGTCGCGTCTGTCTCTCACCGTGAATCCGTCCTCTATTACGTCGCGTGCCTCCTCCTCGCTCTGCGAGTCGTCGGTGATTTCAACCTTCGGGGCCTTCTCGGAAATCTCCTCGGCCTTCTTCCGTAGAAGGTAGCAGTCCTTTCCGCGGTTCGGGTAGGACGACACGTGGAACGCCTCCGGGCCGGTGTAGAACTCCAACGCGGCGTTCGCCATCTTGACGTTCTTCAGCGAACGCATGAACGTGCGCTCGGACGCAGGGCCGCCGACCTTCGATATGAATTCCTGTATCGGGGAAGAAGCGGATTTGTGCATAGGCGACCTGACGCCCTTCACGGCGCAGCAGAATCCGACGAACGCCTCGCGGAGCTCCGAGTCCTTCTCCATATGCTCCTCGGTACCGGACTTCATTACCTCCCACGCCTTCGCGAAGGTCCACGGGGACTTGTCCTCCGCTATCTTGTAGCTGGAATTGTATCCTCCGAGCGGACCTACGGTCGGCGTACGGAGGAAATCGAAGTTCGGATTCTCGAACTCGGCCTGGCCGTCTCCGTCGGTTGTCTCCTTGGGGGCCTCCTTGCCAAGCTCGTTCGCCTTCCTGTTGATGATATAGTTGATCCATTCCTCCGTAAGGGGCACGAACGAATTGGTCCGCTTGGAAAGAATGGAATCGATGCCCTTGACCTGGGAGTTCAGGAAGAACGCCGGAACGTAGAAATAGTCCCCGTCGATCTTGAACCCGAAAATACCGACGGCACGCGTTCCGTTCTCCGCACGGTCCACGACCTCGAAGCCCAGAAGGTACTTCATCATGGCCGGCGCCCTGTCCTGCATGAACTGGAACGCCAAGTTAGCGAAGTCCTGCGCGAACTGCGTCTCGTCCGGCTGCTCCTGCGCCTCCTTGTGAAGCCACAGATCCGGAACAAGCCGGTCGTCGGCAAGAAGCGACTTGAAACTGAATTTATTCGCCATCCCTTATCCCCTTCGGATTTATTTCATCGTACCAAAAGAAACAACTTGTTGCAATTTGCCTAGTAATAGTACGGCCCGTCCCTGTGTCCGGGCGAACCCCATTGTCCGAACTCGGTACCCTTCGCTATACCGGGGTACGGATTCGTCCCATGGACGTTGGACTCGGCGCCGCGCTGTACGTCCTCCGTCAGTCTCTTGCCGAGATACGTGGTGCCCAGCCTCGCCATCCAGTCGTCGGTGTTTCCTGTCGTCTGCACGACGGACTGCATCTCCGGACGTACTCCGACGGCCGACTTGTTCGCCAACACGGCCGGTACCTTGAACTTCGTAAGCTCGTCCGCGACCTTCTTTGTGATCCTGGTGCCTATCGTATAGTGAAGGGCCGGCTGTTCGAGATACTGCCCTATCGCCGCCTTCGGCGACAGCTGCGTCGAATTCGGACGCGGCTTGTATCCCCATGACCATCTGCCGTAGGTGACGGTATCGCCCGGCAGCATCTGCGCCTCGGCGTCCTCGCTCTCGACCACCACATTGTTTATGAGCGCCTTTGCGACGGCCTCGGCGTTCCTTCTGTTCACGGCGTAGCCCGAATCCCTGAACGCCTTCGTGAACCTGTTCGCAAAGTACCTGCGGCCTTCGCCGATGCCTTTGAGCCTGACGGCGTCGGCCGGACTGATGACCCCATCAGAAAGCTGGTCTCCCGCCTCGACGGAATCGCCCTCCTTGACCAGAATGTCATACCCGGAAGGAACATAGTGCTTTTGGTCGCCTATTACTACGAAATGGCCTCCCTGGGGGGCGTTGACTATCTTGTCGACCGTTCCGTCCAGCTCGGCAACGGTGGCGCGGTCCGCATAGTTCTTCGGCACCGTCGCCATGCGCTTGATCATCTCGAACCCCTGGTACTGTCCGGCGCCCTTGTTCTTCTTTCCGCTGTGCTTTACGTTCAAAGAACCCTGGGCCAGCCTCTCGGCTAGAGCCGCCGCAGCGTTCGTACCGAGGTTGTACCCGACGGGCGGAAGGCCTCCGGTCTCCCTGACCCCGGCGCAATGCGAACATACCCCGTTCTTGGCACCGCATGTTATCGGAGACCTGACCAGTATGTCGGTGGCGCCCGACTTCCTTATATCGGACAGAACCGATTTCGTTATGATCGTACCGGCATCGTATCCGCCGGCTGGAGACGCCAGAAGGGCGCCTATGTTGTCGTTGTCGTCAACGCTTGCCGGCATCCCGTTGATCGTACCGCAGTCATCCTCCGTAACTACCTGATCGATCGACGCGGACGTAAGGAGCTTTCCAAGCTCTCCGGCCTGCCTCGTCGCGAACTTCGTCGACACTGTTCCTAGTCTGGCGCCGTACGCTCCGGCCCATATCTCCGCCGGTGAAAGCCCCTCCGCGTAGCTATGCTTGATGAACATGGGGATCGTCTCGCCCTTGCTGTTCGCATACACGCCTGGCGTTGACAGCATGGCCGACAACTGGTTTGGGTCGCCTCTCGCCTTCGACTTCACCTGCAGGGCGAACGGATTGTTGGCGGCAAGAGCCACGTCGTACGTATCGCCCTTTATGGCTTCGTACGCCTTTTCGTAGAGGGACTTAAGCTGCTCGTTCTTCTCGTCGTCGGACAGCCTGGATGAACGTATCGCGTTCTCGGCCTTCTCTATCGACGCGTACAGCGGCTTTCTGTCAAAGGGCGGAGCCACGTCGGACAGCCTAAGGGTCGTACCTCCCTCGTACGCGAACTTGTTTCCTGCTCGCATGAGGGCGGCCGATACCTCCCTGTACTTGTCCGGGTGGTTATTGATTATGTCGGTCAGAATGCCCTTCATCTCCGGAGCGCCCATGACCCTGTTGTAGTCACGGTACTCCGGAGGAAGGGCTTCATTTACGTAGATCTGGCCGATCGTTGTCGGCATCTCTACGCCGTGGTTGGCTTGGCGGTAAACGCCCCTGGGGCATAATGCCCCGCGGCGGCACCGAACATTCCGCCGGCAAGAAGTCCAAGGATGGCGCTACGAAGATAATTCCTACGCTCCTTCTTCTTGTTCATTTCGCTGAGCGCGAGGAGGACGGCACCTGCAACTCCGCCCGCCGCTATTCCGCGTCCAACCGGTGATCCGGCTGCAGATCCGATTGCGTTTCCTACGTCTGAAAGACCGCTTCTGATTGACGACAGGCCCTTCGACCAGGCAGACGGCGCCTTATTCGGCTTCGCTGCAGGGGCTGCTGCAGGGGCTGCTGCAGGGGCTGCTGCTGCAGGAGCTGCGGCAGGTGCAGGTTTTGCTGCAGGAGCTGCGGCAGGTGCAGGTTTTGCTGCAGGAGCTGCGGCAGGTGCAGGTTTTGCTGCAGGGGCAGGTTTTGCTGCAGGGGCAGGTTTTGCTTCCGGTGCAGGTTTTGGAAGATTAAGATTTTTTACTATCTCGGAGGCCTGCTCCGCTGGCATTGTGGGTCTGATCCTGCCATTTGAATCCATGGCAACGATGCCTACAGGCCAATCGGTTTCATTCGGCGTAAGATTTGAAAGCTCCTTGAACTCCGGACTATTCCAGTCTATTGGTTCCTCCGGATCTACGTCGTAAATAGCGTTTGCGGACAAGTCTGATTGTGGTTTATCCCACGGACTTTTTATCTTATCCAGTTCGTGTTCCCGCATAAAAGCCCTGGTATCCGCTTCTTCCTGCGCTTTTCTTGCCGCCTCCTGCGCTCTCTCCTCGGCGACATCGGCATCAATCATCTGCCTCCTGAGTTCTTCCGCCTTGGCTGCAGCTATTGCATCCGTGTCTTCCCCGGCGCCAGTCGGGGTAAAACTGTACTTCTGCGCAACCTTCAATAGCGCGTTCTTGCACTGGCGCCTGCGTACGGCAGATGCGATCTTGACAAGATTTTCCCTCTTCATGTAATTAACCTCCGATCTGGTTTATTAGAGCATTGAGCTTCGCGTCGACTTCGGTGACTTTCGCCGCTAGATTAGGATCCTGCTGCGGAGCCGCCGGAGCCGCCGGAGCAGCACCGGCCGGCTGCTGTATTCCAAGCACGCTCTTGAACACCTCTGCGAACTGCTTGAACAGCTTGCTGAGCTGCGTCGGCGTTATCTTCATGTACGGCTCACCTGACGGAGAAACGTCGCCAGCCGCAGGATCGGGCATACCGGCCATTGGATCGGCCCCTGGCGGCATCGCCCCTCCCATCATCGCCGGATCCACCGGCGGCATTCCACCGGCCATGGGGTCTCCTCCCATTGCGGCGGGATCTACCGGAGGCATTCCACCGGCGTCAGGAGGCATCGCGCCGCCCATCGCAGCCGGATCGCCCGGAGGCATTCCACCAGCCGCCGGATCGCCCGGAGGCATTCCACCCGCCGCAGGGTCTCCGCCCATCGGCACGAACTGGGCCTTCTTGGACAGTACGTCCTGAAGTTCCTTGTATCCTTTGTAGTCGAACATGTTGTGTCCTTCCTTGCTTGACATCTACTTTACCAAAAATGTGCCGATGTAGGCAACTAGTGTTTGAAAAACGTGTTGTAGAGCATCAGGTTGTTCGTCGTGCGGGCCAGGTTCTCCGTCTCCTGCTCGTTGACTCGTATCCCGGTGTCCTTCTCGATCTGCTCCATCCTGTCGGCGGTCCTGTTTCCTGCCCCTTCTCCGAAGTAACGTCCGCCTATTCCTCCGGCAACCAACCCAGACAGCGACCCGATGAGAGCACCCTTGTTGTGCGTCATGTCTCCGGGCTGTCCGATCGACTTTCCGATTGCGCCTCCCGCAAGCCTTCCGCCCATGAATCCGGCAAGGCCGAGGATTATCATCATGTAGTTCTTCGCATCCCTTACGCGCTCCTTGCGGTTCTTGTCGAACCTTGCGGTACGACGCAGCTCGCGCTGCCTCGCGTTCTCCTTCTGCTGCGCCATCATCTCGCGCAAGGCTTCCACGTCGCTGTCAGACAGCTTGGCCCGCGCAGTTTTCAAAAAACCAAGTTCGTATGGTGTCATTTTAGCCCCCAATCACGCACCGGCGTACGCTTTGTTGAAGCTTCTATACGCGTTGTTGCCGACCGACGTGTCTATCTGCGCCTTGGAATAGTCGAACGCGGGCGCACGGCTGCTCCACGGCCATGCGTCCTTCTCAAGACCGGCCATCTTCAACAAGATATGGTAACTAAGATCGTACTTCTTCATTTCTGTAGAATCTCTATCGGGTCGTTCATCTCTATCTCGCCGGCCGCATACGCCCTCTTGGCCTCGGAAACGGTGTTGAACACCTTGACTGGCTTCTGGTTCACCTTCGACGTAGCGGCGTACAGCCCAAAGATCTGCTCCTTCGACGGGGAGTGCATGGGAGAGGAAAGGTCGGTGGTAGAAATCAAATTCTCCGACGGCATCATTATGCGCTTGGCCTGGTCAACCGCCTTCTGTGACGACGGTACGTGCATGTTCACCGTGTCACCGTCAAAGTCCATGTTGAACCCGCTTACTATAAGAGGACATACGCGTATCGTTTCGTCCTGCGTTATATGCGGAGTGAAGGCAAGGAAATTGAACTTGTGCCACGTCGGGGCGCGATCCATGATGATAGGACGCTCCTCCATCTCCTTCTCCAGTATATGCCTGGCCGTATCCGTCTTGTCGGCGACCATTTTAACGGCGGTGGCCGACGGATATCCCGTCCGCACGAGCCCTCGCAACACATACGGCTTGTACATCTCCCAGGCCATGTTCTCCGGAACTCCAACCTGGTTCATGTCCAAATTCGGATCCGGCGTCACGACGCCGCGCCCTACGTTATCGAGCGTTTTCGATAGAACCTTCGACTGGAACTGTCCGAACTTCGGACTCGACCCGATGACCTGCCTCAGTGCGCCCTTGACGCCCTTTGCGGCGTTCTCCGGCGTGATCGGCTGTCCCAGGCCGTACGCGGCCTTGACGGAGTTGTATATATTGATCCTCTCGTCGGCAACGCCTTCGTCGGAAACGTCTTTCTTCAGCTCCCTGAAGTTGTTCGCGTTCTCTATGATGTCCTTGTACAGGTCGTTCATGTCGGACACAAGGGCTACGTCTCCCATCTTGGACACCGGCCTGAACGCAGGCGGTATGACGGGAACCTTCGACACCATCCAATCCTGCGGGCTGAGACCCTGCTCCTTCATGGCCGTCAGGTACCTATATACCTTGACGGCGTCGTCTCTCTTCGCCCCACGCTGGCCGAGTATGTCCCTCTTCGCGTCGGCGATCTTCTTGTCGACGTCAACCTTCGCCAACGCGGACTTCAGCGCCTCGCCGCCGGTCTTTCCGTCGATCTTCTCTCTTCCGGCAAGAACATCCTCCATCTTGGACACGGTAAGACCGAGAACCCTCCTGACCGGCTCCTCCATTATCGGATTCGGAACCGGCTCCGGAAGTTCGATCATCGACCACTGGTTGCCGGCCATTCCGCCGGTCTTTCCAAGATCGAACAAACCGCCCTTTACGGGATCGAACGACGAATCGACCATCTCGGACGACGATATGACCCGGCCGTTCGCGAGCTGTTCGACATCCTTGTCGGTCTGCGGTATGATCTTGGTGATATTTCCCTTCTCGACTACGTTGATGCCGCCGGCCCTGAGCGTATTGAGAAACTTCTTGTAGATGAACGGAGATTCCGGTTCGGGAAGAGGAAGGCCGAGCTTAAGGGAGTTCCAATAATTGTCGTTCCTCGTTCCTCTGATCAGAACGGCGTCCTTCAGCACGTCCGTGGCCCCATGCGACAGCATGGCCCAGTTGTCCAGGCCGGACGAACGTTTCGCGCCGGTCTTTCCGCCCTTCGCCGGCTGCTCGTCCTGCGTATACGCGGCGTCTCCGGCGCCCCGCATCGACTCCTTCTTCTCGGCCAGATGGTGGAACGCCGATATGAACAGATACCCGTCGCCTATGTTGTTTATGGTCTTTCCGGTGGTCGGATCGAACACATTGGCCGAGTCCGTTAGATTGTTCTGAGCAAGCTGGTTCTTCGTCCACTCGTACCATCCCTCCGGCGGTGGAAGCTGCGGTATGCGAACCTGCTTTCCGGTCGCCTTGGCGACCTTGCCCATGGCCATCTCCATGATCTGGCCCGGCGCCACTCGCGAAAGAAAGCCCATCGGATTGATGAGCATGTCGTACGGCTGGTTCGTTGTGGCGTCCCTCGGCATCTCGTCGTCCGGAACGACCTTTCCGACGACACCCTTCAGCCCGAACCTTCCGGAAAGCTTATCCCCGGCCCTGACCGGCGGCTGCGCAACGACGTTCACCTTCGCGCCTCCGGCCGTCCTTACGGCGTCTACGACCTTCCCCTCGTAGTCGTGCTCCCATGTCTCCGTGCGGTCCGTATACGAATTCCTCAGCGCCTTGGACAGTTTGCCGAGAGCCTTGTCAGACGAGGTAAGAACCTTTGGCCCGAGAGAAGTTACAATGGGATCTCCCCTGTGGAGTATCGTACCCGGCTTTACAAGGCCATTGTCGTCAAGCGTCTCTATCTGATCCTTGGTGAACTTGGACGGAAACGCGGATATGTATTTCTTTTTGTCCAGTATGACGCCGTTTCTTGAATCATGGTCGAAACTGTACAGCCTGTCCGTCGCAAGCCTCTTCGCGGCGGACTCCGATATGACGTGGGCGTCCTCGAACGAGTATCCCCTGTACGGTATGATCGCCGCATGCAGGTTCTGGCCCATGTTGATCGCACCGGTCTTCTTGTCCGTGAAGTTGGAATGGGCGATCATGTCGCCGGACTTCACGTCCTGCCCGACTTCGACGGACGGACTGAACGAAATGCCGGACAGCCTGTTGAACGGAAGATTCTTGACGAGCTCCACCTTGTGCGTCTTGCCCGTGTTGTCCTTGATGGTGACCGAGTCGTCCGTGACACGCGTAACGACTCCGTCTACATCGGACTTGACGGCTCCGACCTTCCTGCCGTAGTACTCGCTCCAGGTCTGCTTCCCGTCCGGCATAAGCGAGTCCACCAACGGCACCTCGCCCTTCGCCTGCGGCAGATACTGCGTCCAGAACTTCGACGCGTAGAACTGCCTGTTCGGCTGGACGGCCGTCGGAAACGGATTCATGTTGGTGTTCGACCCGACGACACGCCCGTAGTTCGGAACAATATACTGCACTTCCGACGTCGGAGCCATCTGCGGAACGCCGTCCTTCATGATATACACGTACGGCTTCGACATGTCCTGACCCGGGAAGGCTATCTTTCTGTCAGCGGCGGTTCCGATGTCGACGTACGCCGTCTTTCCCGTCTTTGCATCCAGGAATTCGCCATAGATCTTGTTGTCCTTGCCCTTGTACGTATGGTAGGTGGCCCTGACGTCAACGCCGATCCTGCCCGATTCGGGACCGGCTACCGGATCTACGAACCCGAGGTAGTCCCCGTTCACCTCGCGGGCGGACATGGTTACGGCTTCTTCGGACTGGATTCCTCCTTCGCCGAACTTGGATATCCTGGACATCTGCTCGAGCGTGGAGAGCGGATTCGCCTCCTCTCCCGGCATCGCAAGGCCGGATCCCTGGATGAACGCATCCACATACGGGGCGAGGGCGTCCCTGCGGACTCCCTTCAGGTTTCTATTTCTCCTTGCCCTGAACAGAAGCGACTTTGTGAGACGACCAGCATCCTTGTCAACGCGCTCTTTGAGGAAGTCCTCGATCGAGTAGTAAGCCGAAAACCTTGGATTGTCGCGATTGTCCGGCTTCTCGTCGCCGCGAGATATGTTAAGAAGCTTCTGCGACGCACGCATGAGCAGCTGCGGGGTGACTCCGGACACGTTGCGGAGTCCCATCGTCCTCTCGACGATGTCCGGATCGACCTTATACGACGTAAGACCGTTCCTGACATACTCCATCCTGTCCGCGTCGGTCAAATTCGGATCCGCCCTGTACCCGGCCATACGCTCGTAGAGCTTCCTCCACGCCTGCGGATCCGACTTCTGCGCATTGGCCGCCGTAAGATCCGCGCCCCAGTTCCTGATGATCTCCTTGTCGTCGACGCCGAGACCGCGAAGAACCTGGTACAGAGGTATGTGGCCCTGCCCTACGGATACGTCGAACACGCCGGTCTGCTGGTTCAGGCCTATCCTGAACGAATGACCCGTCCTTGGATCGATGTTGAACTGCGCCTCCAGGCCTCCGTTCGTCTTGCGCCTGGCGTACACGCCCGGACGGAGCCTGGACTGCGTGATGACCGTGTACTCGGACCCGTTGTTGATGATGGTGCCGCGGTCGGTCCAGTACGGGACCTGCATGACCTGGTCCTCGCGTTCGTCGAGCACCTGGCCGGTCTTCTTGTCCGTCAGACGCCACTTGCCGACAATCGGAGTCCTTAGGTTTCTATTGCGCAAGATGGCGTTCTTCTGCTGAGCCAGCGTATACTCCTGCGGACCGCCGTACCTGGCGTCGAGGAGCTCGAGCCTGTAGTTGTCGTCCTCTACAGGAAAACGCTTCTGCACCGCGGAAAGCACATTGTCGTAAATGAGCTTCCGCGTCGCCTTCGCGTCGTCGAATTCACGAAGTCCCTCTGGAAGGCCGTCCGCCATCCTACTTCCTCTTGGCCGCTATCCTCGCAGCTATTTCGTACAGCCTCCTGCGCTGCTCGTCGGTAAGGTGCTCCATGAGAACATTGTCGAAGTCCACTTCGACCTGCGGCTCGTTCTTGGACGACTTTCCCTTCTTGGTTTTCTTCATAGTTCTTCCAAGATCCTTGTTCGTCATATCGGAAAGGGTCTTCATGTTCGCGAAGAAGTCGACGTTCGACTTTATGTCTCCGATGACGCCAGACGACTTTCCCATGCCTGCGGACGCATTTGCCGTCATTCCGGGACCGGCGCCAGCCGTGTCCAGATCTGTTTTCATCTCGGGCGGATTCACGCCGTTTCCGGCTCCGGGCTGAACTTGTGGCGGAGGAGGGGGCGCGACTATCTGTTTCGGTCTGGCGGCCATGGGCGATCCGACTACCGCCTTAGGATCTGCGGCGTTGAACCCTGTGCTGAAATTCATATCGTTCCTGAGCACTCTGTTCCTCTCCTCCGCGTCCGTCATGCCGGCGCCTTCCAGCATCCTGTTGGCAACCATGCGCCTTCCGGCCTCCGTATTCATGGAGTACCACCTCATGATGCTTTTCATCACGTCTCCGAGGACCGGAACGCCCATCAACGTTCCTATGAAGCCTCCCTTGCCCTGCATATCGGATATACCCCTGTTTACTGCAGCCTCCAGGATGTCCCTGTTCTCCTTGGCCCCTATCATGCGAAGCCATCCGACGGGATTGGCCAGCATGTAGTTCATTACGCTGTCCTTGACGTCCGGAGCCAATGACTTTAGGCGGGCCGCTTCCTTTTCGTCCACTGCGGCCCGCACTATGTCCTTTGGTTTAGCCAGACCGGAGCTCACAAGCAGTTTAGCCTGAAGGGCGGTATCGTTCGCTTTGTCGTACTTAACGCCCAAATTATCATGGGCGTACGTCCTTAGCACATGCTGCATCGCCTCGTCGTCATACTGCGCCTTTGGGTGGTTGAAATAGTACTGCGCCTCCTTGGACATTGGCTTCGAATCCCTTATGCAGTCGCGCATCACGACTATCGTTGCCATGAACTGCTCCGGCGATATCTCCAGCTCGTCCGCGGAACTGGACTTGAACATGATCTTCATGTCCCTGCGCGGCTCCGCGTCATTGTCCTTCTTGTCGAACCGCTCTGCGAGAAGCTTGTGCACGACCCATGCGGACACTCCCGAAGTAAGGAGGGCGGCCGCAAGGGTGGCTGCTGAAACGTTCTGCGCATCCTTGTTGACGGAGGACAGACCGTTTCCAACCCAGGCGGCCGCCCTGTCTAGCGCGTTGTAGTCGGCCGGGTTCTTCTCGGCGGACTTTACGATTCCGGTACCGAGATACGGATCGTCCATCATGAACATGTCGCAGAACTCGGCGGTCTTCTCCTCGCGCCTTCCGTCGAGCAGGTCTATGTACTCCTGCTGCGCCGCGGCGATCTGCTTCTTGAGGCGGTTCCTCTCCATCCTCTCGTGTATCTTGGACACGGCCATGTACCCGACGGGGAACGCCGCGACGGATCCGAGGATCTTCAACGTGTCCACCGGAACGTCTCCCCACCCCCCGGCGCTCTTCCCAAAACCGGAGAAACGGCCGTTCGTCTCCCGCATCTGGTCCGATCCGTTCTGGTACTTTATGCTCTTTCCGGACTCCTCGGAAACGACGGTGACGTTCGTATCCTCGCACGGATGCGAATCGCACGACCCGACACAGTCCTCCGCCGCCTTCTCGGACGCGTCGCGCACATGGAATACTATGGCGTCTTCGCTATTGTTCATCTTGTCGCGCTCGCGCTGCTTCTTGGCCTGCCTTCTCGCCTCTATGAAGTCAGCCAGGATGGACGACAGCGCGGCTACGCCGGCCCCCGTGAGGCCGGCCTTTCCCATCGTGTCGAGGACAGGATGTCTCTCGGCCCAGGCGGCCGTGTCCAACTCAGCCATTTTCTGATTCATCTCCATCTTTCTCCTCGTCCTCCGTCTTCGTGGTCGTGCTGGTATCGTTCAGCTTGTAGTCGAACCACTCAACATACCTCTTCCACGTGGTGGATCCGTCCTTGGAAGTCATCTTCTCAAGCTCCTGCCTGCCGATCATGCACTGCGAGTTCTGAACCTTGTTCGCAAGGTCCAGCATCAGCTTGCAGTAGTCCTCCCTGTCCTTCTTCGACTCCATGTCGAACACCTCCACATGGTACTCGGATACCACGACGGGGGTCTTCTTGTACTTGATCGTCTCAAGCCCGTGCGCAACCTCGCTGGGCTGTGGAAAGACCGAGGACTTCGGCATACGGGCCATCAGCTCGGCCCACGACGGCATGCCCTGGTTCATTAGCCGAGCTGCCTCCTGTACTGCTCGACGATGTCGTTCATCTCGTCAAGCTTGGTCTTCAGATCGCTGTTTGCGCTTGTCTCCGGGGAGAACGAGCTCTTTAGGCCGTAGCTCAGCGCCCCAAGCGGAATTCCAAGGTAGATGGCAAGCGAAAACAGCGTCTTCGGGGACAGAAGCGGCGCCATCTTGCCGGCCGCGGCAGCCCCGACGCCGGCTGCGGCCCCGGCAAGGGCCGATTTTTTCATCTGGCGGGAAAAATCGGACGGCGTCATGCCCAAAGAAGCAAGTTTGCGAAGAGCGCCGACCCTTATCGCCTCGGCCCTCTCCCTGGGGGTCAAGAACTCGTTTATCCTGTACATCTACCAACCTCTCCTTATCACTCCTGGTGCGACCGGCATCGCCCTTGGATCCGGATTGTTCTTCTTGTAAATGGAATTTCCGACCATGGCCCCGCCTACCGTGGCTACGTTCTTCCAGAACGGATTGGCCCCCAGGTATGATGCCGCGGCCCTTCCAAGAACGCCGCCGCCAAGGACATACGGTATCCTGGATGCCGGCTGCTTGACGTCGAGCCCGGCGTTGTTGATCCGGCTGAACGCGTCGCTCCTCTGGAACGGATTCGCGTTGATGTCGCCGTTCCATCTGTTCATGAAGTCGCCCACCGTGGGCGAGTATCCGACACCGGCGATCTTGAGAAGCCCGGAAAAGTCCTTCATCTGTCGTTCTCCAGTAACATCGGTATGCCAAGTCCGACCTGAAGGCCTATGTTGTCTATCAGGTACCATTTCTTCGCCGGAGGAACCAGTTCCGGAACAACGAGCTCGGAACCGGGCTCCAGTATTATGATCCTCTCGCCGACGACCACATACGGGGTCGACGGATCCGACCTGGTCGAAAAGCATCCGGACAAAAACGGCGTAATGGCTAAAAAAAGAAGCATGCCGGTGGCGGCGGCCACCGATGCGCGTTTTCCTCCAAGCTTGTCGTACTCCTTCTTCAATCCGTCCAACTCCATCCTCAGGGTGGCTACGTCGGTTATTCTACCATCTTCCAGGGCTTTTGCAATATCGCGCTGGATCGCCTTTATCCTGTCCTCCAGCACGTCAAGCCTTTTCCGCTTCCTGTCCGACCGGCCCCTTATGAAGTCGAACACGGACAGGAGAAGCTGTATCACGGATGAAAAGGTGGACGCCATCTGTTACTTAAAATAGGTCTGGGTACGCCATGGGATGTCTATCTTCCCGCCATTTTGGTTAACGAATGCGTCCAGCTGATCCATCTCGGATTCCGTCAGATTGTTAAACATCCTCCATACACCGGCCTGGTCTTCCGGACTCATCTGGTCATAGCCCGACAACATCGCGGCAAGAGAGGATATGTCCCTTGTCCTCTGCATGTCGTTCTGTATCCGGGACATCGCCTCCTGATACTCCGGAGTCGCGTCGTTGTACCCGCCGTACGAATACTCGTCCAAGAGCGGGCCGGCCGTCTGCGCAACGCCGAACGGAACGAGATTCGCCGCAACCTGCCCTACCTTGTTTTTGATTCCGAGTCTGTCTACCCCGAAAGGAATGGCCGCCGTCGCGGCATCCATGACGGCTGACGCGTAGTTTCCTTTGTTCAGGTTTCGCGTAGCCGAGCTTATTCCGTAGGTCGGTATGGCGTACGTCGGAAACGCAAGATACGGTACCGCGAATCCGGCGGCGTCTCCGACCCTGGCCCAATCCATCTTATCCTGCTCGCGACTGCCTTCATACAGGCTGTCGTACTCCTTCTGCATGGAGTCTATCTCCGATTGCAGTCTATCCCTGTCCTCCGGCGTAAGGCCGTCGCCGTTTTCAAGATTGTATTTTCTCATCGATATTCCGTCGCTGAGGCTCTTGAGGCGCGCCGGGGTCTCCACAAAATACTTCTCCCATGGCCTTTTTGCCGATTCTTTGGCCGAAAGGATGCTTTCTTCGAGACCTGGGACGCGTTGCCACTCCGGAAGCTTCCGACTTTCCTCCAGCTGTCTATCGTACCACTCCAGCTCGCGATCCATGCGAAACTGTTTCGCCTTGTCTGAAAGATCGGCAAGATTGTACCCCCACGGCTTTCCGGTCCGCATGCTTCCTGGAGCCGGATATACATCGGAAAGATTGTCGGTGTTCGCTACAAAAGGTCCATCGTGCAACGACCTGTCCTCGTTTATGGCGAACGAAGCCGCACGGGTGTAGGGACCGAAGAATCCGACATCACCGTCCTTCATATGGGCGAAATGCTGCCCCGCGCCCTCCAGCATCTTCTGGAATGCATACTGCCTCTGCCTGGTGTCGACGGCCATTTGCTCGTTTTTGCCATTTCCAAGAACCATGACCGGCTTCCCGTCCCTGGTAATCGGGAATTGCCCGTTAGGATCGGCAGACATGTCCCCCGGCATGCCGAACATGTACGCATACTTGCCGTACTGGTCCTTCAACATGCCGTAGTATTCCTGCGGAGTTATGTTCCCCCACCTGAAATGGTCGTCAAGCGTTCTCGTCCACGCCTTGTCGCCCTGTCCGGCGTTCCAGTCGTCCAATGCGCTGTCCAGGGCTTCGCGGTAGTACTTTCCGGTCACGACCCCGTTGTTCTCGTCCGCCTCGCGGCGGGCGGCCCTGTCCCTCAGCCTTCTTGCGTTCGCGTCCGGATCGACCCACCCCATGCGCGTTCCGACCCTGGATCCTGTGTCGATTCCCCAGTTTATCGCATCGGCTATGCCCCTTGTAGCGGCATTGTCGAAAAGGGAAAACCCGCCGGATCCTTTTTCTTTCGGCTGCGCCGGCGGATCCGCCGGCTTCTCGGCCGGTACGATAGGTTTTGCAGATGCGTCTCCCCATCTATAGCTGGCGGCCGCCTTCATGAATACGGAACCTATGTTGTGCGGACCTACGAGGCCGCTTCCGGCCTTCTTTAGAGGAACGACCGCGGATGGCGCCGGAACCGCGGCATCGGACGTCCGCTTCGCCGTTGAATCGTCTATTATGCTGTCGACAAGCTGCCCTGTCCCCTTGACATGGCCGCCTTCGTACTGAACGGTGTTCCTGTCCGGGGCGTACTTGTTTCCGACGGTTGCGATGAAATCGTACGGAACGTCGTTCCATGCGCTGCCGTACGGCTGATACACGGTCAGGTTCGACGGCCTCTTCTCCGAAGGAACCTGATTGAACATGCTGACGGGATCTATTGCATGCGTCGGTACGTCCGGGTTCGCAACGGCCAGGTGCGCGGCCGTGTCGCCTCCGTACGAATGCCCGAACAACTCGACTGGCACGCCGGCGGCCCTGAATAGATCTATCGCGTTCTGTGCCGCCCTTCCCTGCGATTGCTGAAACGATAGGGTGTCCTCCGGGGCTATCTTTCCGGGTGTAGCCAGATCAAGGACAGGATTGGGGGAAATCGATCCGCCGAACAGAAGCGGGTTGCCTTCCCCTTCCCCGTACCCGCCTACATTGACATACACCTTCTCCGGCATATTGGTCCTTGCAAAAAACTCGTGATTCTTGTACGGCCGTCCCGACACAAGACCGGTGGACGTGTTCTCCTGCTGATTTAGCGCCAGTTCGTGCTGAAGGGCGCGTAGCTTCGCCTCCTCCGGGGACAACCCGGCCTTCACGCCCTTGCCTGTACCGAACGCGATCTTGTTCTCCGGCGTGCTGCGCTCGACGGACGACACGACGTCATGTGGAACCTGGGCCTGGGCCCAGCCCATGAAGTCCACCGGAATCTGGGCTGACTTTACGGACATCCGGCTACCCCTTGAACTCGGAAGCGGGGGTCCATGGATTCTGGAACCTCCACTCCTTGAACCTTTCATCCCGCGTGGGAGGCCTGTATTCCTGCGGAGAGTCGTCCCAATAGAAGGACGGCTGCTCCTTCATAAGATGGGTCGGCGGCGTGAAAGCATGCCGCCTCCGTACGTAATCGTAGATGTCGCTGAGCTTCTGCACCGGTCCTCCGGGCAACGGCGGAAGCTTCTTGTACGCCTCGTCGTACCAGTCGCTGACGGCCTTGTTGTGCTCCTCGACGTCCCTGTTCATGCGATCCTTCCAGTCAGGATACTTCGATATTCTCCTGCCGTTCAGTATACGGGTCAGGAGGCCCGGCTCCCTTTTCTTCCATTCCAGCTTCGACCAGTCGAACGGAGGAGGCGTAGGGTTGTCGGGAACCGGCGTATCGACGGCAGGTACATAGGGCATGTCCACGTGCGTGGTCAGGTTCGTCTTCAGACCGACCTCGGCCGCACGCTTCAGCAAAGACGACGAAAGGCGCTCCGGAACGCCAAGTTCGGAGCACCTGGACAGGAAGCCGGACTCGTACGGGGTCATCCTACGACCTTCCGCCACGGGACCTGGCCGCGGCGCGTGCCGCTAGAAGCTTCTCAGCCATTTCGTTCATCTCCCTGGCGGCACGCAGGCGATCTTCCCTGACTCCGCGGTCGACCCTGTTGCTCCAGGCGATGTAGTCCGGATCGCTCCTCATGGCCGATACGTTTTTCGCATGGATCCTGTCGATCTCGGACTGCGGTAGGTTCGGTCTCTTCGTGTTGCCGTACGTCTTCCTCCACTCCGGCTCGGACATGCGGTATCCGCCCTTCCCGTCAGGCTGCCTCTTCGCCAACTTTGCGCCCGGTTGCGAGGAAGCCGGAGCGTATCTGTACCTCCCTCCTCCGGACGCAACGGTCCTTGGATCGGACTTACCGGTATAAACGAACCCGGCGCCCGAGGACGGCATCGGCCTGCCGCCGCCTACCGTCTTCTTCCCATGGTCTATTGTGACGACCCTTCCGTCGCTCATGAGTCCAGTGACCTTGGCAGACTTGAACAGTCCGATCGCGTTCTCGTACGGAAGCCCGTACTCCGCGCACTTTGCAAGAAATCCCTTTTCGTAACGTGTCATCTCGATCTCCAGGATGTTTATGCGATTAAACCAAAAAAACCTATGCGGCGCTATCCCTCCGGATAGGAGACCTGTCTTCCGTTGATCAGCGGCTCCCTGCTGCGCAGCATGGTCTCCACATCGGACCTAGGCAGCATTCCTACGCCTGCCAGATAGTTGGCCGCGTCCTCCAAAGTCGCAAATTCAAGCTGTCTCCGGCCTTCGAGCACGATCACGGTCTGCCCTTCGTGCGCCTCGGAGCCCCGCGAGAGATCGACATCCCCCCAGTACTGCGCCTTCTTCTCCTCGAGCCATCCGCCCCTGGACCCCCTGTTCGGGTGCGTCCTGTGTACGACGTTCGTGCCGGTTACGCGGTATCCGTGGTATCCTATCTTCGAACCAAGAACCGGAAGTATGCGCTTCCCGAGCTCCGTGTTGTTCGATATGACGATCCGCCTTCCGTCCTTGAGGCGGACGACGATCTCATCGTGCTTCTCGGTCTTGTCCTTAGTGACGGACTCGACCGTTCCGTCTCCCTCCTCGAACGAATCAGGGTGCGCCGACATCGTTGCTGTCCTCCGACGCACGGGCGGCCGCCCGAGCCTTGGCCATTTCCATCGCAAACTTCATGTTATCCTTGTCCTTAGACACAATACGGCCTACCGCCTCGGACGCAAGCGACACCAGATCGTCGTACGTTGACTTCTCGAACGAATATACGCTTTCCCTGGCGGATCTTATCTTGTCCTTCATGTCACTCCAGCCGAGAGCGGAAGCATGGTCCTCCGCACACGCCAGATCGCCTATGCAAAATGACAGCTCGGTGTACCTTGATGCGTCCTCCAACACCTCCGAGTACTCGACCGAAGCCTTCGACAAATGCTTGGCAAGGCACTTGCCGCAAGCCATTGGCTGGCTGTAGCCGGATGACCGCGAATCCACTTTCGCAGACTTGTCCTTATCGCAGTTGCAACTCATTTTTCGCCTTTCTCTGACTCTTCAACGACGCCTTCGCTGAATACATCGTCCACATCGCTTTTCGGTGCTTCCAACAGCTTAACCACGGGTTCGGGCTCTTGCAATCCACGATAATATGGACCGGTGTAATAGATACCGATATCTATCTGCACAAGATCGTCCGACGGAAAACTTGTATTTGAATCGGCGTATATGAAGGGCGGGGCGTCTATGTAATCTACACCGCACGAATACGTCTCCATGCACACCACGGTGCTGCATCCTGCGCCGGGGCCTATGCCTCCGCTTCCACTTCCGGACGACCCCGAACTTCCGCTTCCTCCGCTTCCTCCCTGATTTGAAAGCGTACATGTGAAATACTGCGTGGAGTATCCGTCGTAGTAACTGACGTGAACGGTTATGGTGTACGGCTCGGTTATATGATCCTCCTTCTCGTTTGCGGTTACAACTATTCTCCTGAGCTTTATATTGTCGACCGATCCAGTCAAAACGAACACGCTTCTAACACCATTGTACTCATCGTGGAAATCGGCATGGCCAACCAGTGTGTTCCCCCCTTGATCAAGATAGACATCCAGACTCCTGCAGTCGCAACTGGTAAGATTAAAATGTTCAAGCGGAACTCTGTCGAAATATACGAAGCTAGAACTTCCGGGCACCTTTGAAAGCGTTACCCCGGTCATGTGCCACGAACCATAATCGCAATCCTTTACATACAAAGTCATGGTATCGCCCACGGAAGTGCATTCGTTTCCCTCCATGCTGAGATACAAATAGTATCTGGGCGGCAAGCGGAGCATCAAATACCAATTGCAATCCTCATGCCACTCAGACGCATTGTACGGCTGGGACGGGTTAAAATAGAAATCCCCCCAATAAAGAGAAACCTCCTCGCCGCCTATAGTTACGCTTTCAACGCTCCCACCGGAGCTGCTTCCGCACGGCAGATCGAAATCCTTGTAGTAATAGGTGTATGAATCATCCGGATCGTAAGTGAGCGTATACTGCGTACCGTCCTCCATGGTAACTACTACGTCGTCAAAATCCTTCAGATCGTCGGCAATTTCATCCCCATCGGGAGTTTTTCTCGATCTGCACAAATCGTACAACGATATAGTCAGCGTTGGATTGCAGCACCCGTGGTATTCCATGTTTCTATACTTCAAAACCACGGTCTGGCCGTATATCGACGACAGGGTAATAACCTTCTCGAAGGTAACGCTCATGCCGTCTCCATATATACGGAGCTCCACTTTGTACTTGCCGGGCGAACAAACGGGTATTTGCTCGTGGGACGAGTATGAAAGATAACCTGAGGACCTGGTATGCGCCGCGTCAAACTCGAAGAAAACAACCTCTCTTGCCGATACGGGATCCGTTCCGGGCGGCGGCTCCGAATCCCAATACAACAAAGATACCTCCACTTCGAAATGGGAAGGGCCGTAATGACATTCTTTCTCCCACCAATCACCGCTGCAATCCTCCTTGCTGTATATCCCCAGGCACCTGCAACCATTATCAAACTCGATAACGACGCTAAGAAGACCGCATTTGCAGCATTCGCAGTTATAATCTACCGTTCTCGTATCCACTATCGGGCTCGGTGCGCCGTCATTTTCGCTATCCGGCATCGGACACCTCCTTTTCCGCCTCGGAAAGAAGATTGTTCCATATGACAAGAACCCTTCCGGTATCTTCCCTGGTTATACGGTACGGTTTATGCCCGTTATAGAAGTGAAACATCTTCGCAGACCTTAGATACGGGCTGTTTCCTCCGACGGACGGAGTGAACACCCACGATCCGTCAATCTCCGTTATCCTGCCGCCGAAGAACTTATTCATGGCGGTCTGGTCGGGAAGCATGAACAGCTTCGCCTCTTTTTCGGCATATTCGAGAAACGGCTCCACGCACCCCTCCCTTCTCATCCCCGCCAGGTCGAGAACTATCGTACCGGAATTGAATCCGTACTCCGGTACGACGCCCGGCGTGGCCGCTATAAGGGAGCCAGCGTCGAATTCGACGTCCCAAAGATCCTTTATGGGAAAACGGGCCAGTGTGTCGCAATCCAGGTATACGACCCTGTCCGCGTCCGGAATCAGGTCCGGAAGGCAGAACCTTACGAAAGTTATCCCGGAAAAAGTCCGTATTCCCTTGGTAGGATCCCTTCCGGAACATCTGTCAAGCCTCGCAAGCAGATTTGCGTCTATTCTGTTGAACTCGACCTTGAATCCGTCCCTTCCCAACGACGACACACGTTGCTCCAGCCCGTATGGGATGCTCCCGTAGAACACGGACACGCGTATACGGTCGTCCGGCGATTTCGTCTTGAGAAGAGAATACACGGAGACGAGGAGCTGGTCGCAGAACTGCTGAGCGCCGGCCCCCCGCACGTCTATCGTGTAGGCTACCCTGATTTCGCCTTCCGGCATGCCGGACTTCTACCTGTCGATGAACATCAGGTTGGTCCTCTTATCCCCGGACCTTGTCATGACGAAGAACAGCCATCTCTTCGACTTGAGGAACGGCTGCACCTTCCACCCCTTGTACCCGGAGTAGATGTTGTTGAAATCTCGGTAGGTCCTGTCCACGGAGCCCCATTCCCAGAATCCTCCGTGCCAGACGCCGTCGTCGCCGAGGAAGAATATGCAGTTGCGTGCGTCGGCATGGTCGTGGGTGTACCCCCACATCCTGCCCTCGCCGGAGAACCTGACGCCCTTCTCGTCGGCCGAGACCGAGTTCAGCTTGAACCCGTTCTGGGACACGTCCTCCACGGCCCCCTTTGCCCTCTCGCCGCCGTAGCACCAGTCCAGGCCCTGGTAGTCGAACTTCTCGTCGCCCTCGAGCCATTCCTTGATCTTCTTCCAGATCTTCTTCCACCACTTCTTCATGTCGTCCTCCTAGTCTGCAATGCAGTAGTTGTCGAGAAAAGCATACACCTCCTGCTCCGTTTTTGCAAGCGCCTGGGCGATGTTCGGGATGTATGCGGAAAGAAGGGCGTTGTCCTCGATCGTGTTCGACGCGTCCCAGATGTACTTTAGCTTCCTGTCCGACTCGATAAGGTCCATAAGCGGATCTATGATCCCGGCCTGGTCAGCAGCCATCAGGATCTTGAGCTTGGAATACACCTTGACCGGCTCCGGAGGGGGCGGAGGATCCTCGACGGAAACCCAGAATTGTACGATCCCGTCGTTGCTGTCCGGAGGGGCGTACCGCTTCTCGTAGTGGTACCCTTCGATCGGTTCGGACGGCATCTCCTGCTCAACCACCGGAAAGTAGTTGAGCAGGGCCAGGACGTCCGGCCTGTTCGTCAGATCTCCGGTCACGAGGCGTCCCTGCGCGTCATGCCCAGATTTCGGGATCGTCGTATTGATCGTTGTTTCAGAGATGTATTTCGCGTACATGTTTTTCTCCTAACAGCATGTGTTGTTGAATCCGAAAGGGCCACTTATCAAATTAGCCGGTATGTCCTTTTTCTTAAATCCCCAATCGTGGAACTTGAAATAGATCTTCCCGTCGTTGCCTATATTGTTCCTGTACGAAAGACATTTCCCCGTCGGAAGCATGCAGACCCTCCACCCGACTGCAGTAGTTCCGTCATGTGTTCCTCCAACATTAGTAAACGTGTCAGTTTCATAATTATACAAATACCATTGATTTCCTTTCACTGGCGCCGTATTGTTGCCGTCATACTGAACATGGCTGAAAAATTCTCCAGTCGGAAGAAAACACCCGGTGTTTTCTCCGGTACCGTTGCTCGACGCAAGCGTTGTGGACAGAACAGCCGCATTCGTGCCCACCTTGTATCCTACAAGCTTCTTGCTGCTATACTTGTTCCCAGACATGCCAAAGAATATATCACCCCTGGTCAGCGGACACATTGTCATGCCGGCAAGAGAAATATACGACCCATACGTTACCGTAGAAAGTCTGGTACCGCTGGACAAGTCTCTCTTGAACCGCTGTATCGTACCCAGCGTAATTGTGATCACAAGATAATCCGGCATGAAAATTGCGCTGTACGGATAGTACGACGTCTGATCCCATGTGTACGCGAGAGACGGGTTGTAATTGTCATCTATCTTGTACATGTGCCTAGTCGTCGACTCTTCACCGTACGCTATGAATCCGCCCTCAGGTATCTGTACAAGTCTGAAGCCTCTGTTTGTCGGAAACGCCTCGCATGTGCCGTGCTTCGTGCAATTGCTGCCGTCCTGTCCAAAAGAGTAGACACCACCATCATATCTGACGACACCACACATTTTTCCGTATCTGTCAAGACACAAACGAGTATTTACGTTGCTCGACGTAATAGTCATCTTTGCGCCCGTTCGTGTAACCGTTCCAACTTCTGGATCTACGATACAATACTCAGACACAGCAGGCTCGTCGCTGAATCTGAACGCCATCCCAACCTTTCCAGGGTAGTCAATCAATGGGACAGGATGATGCAAGACCTGAGCTACTCCAAGAGCCGAAAGATCGATGTACGTGTCCGTCACCGTTGGAGTCGAATTTCTCGTTACCTTCGCGGCCAGCGCGTCCCTCTGATCCATAACCGTGTCGTACGACCAGTCGTACGGCAGCTTTATCCCCGTATCAGGACCCATCAACGTGTGGTGTGCTGCTGAAATCATGCGTCTACTGCGTCACATCGGATCCAAGCGTGTACGCGCCATTACCGATCACCCTGAAGAATCTGCCTGAAACGGAGTCGTACAATCCTCCGTTCTGCCCTATTCTGGCCGGCGTAAGACTACGGACAAGCGTATTACCGTCCCACACCTTGCAGGAGTATATCGTCGTGTACCCCCAGAATCCAAGACACTGTGGAGACTGCGGTGTATACGCCGCACTTGTTCCTGTTGCAGTATATCCTCCCGTCACGTTCTGAAGATAATAGTTGCCGGCCTTTATCTTGAACCTCGTACCCAGCCCGACTCCAAACGTGGTATACGACGGACTCAGCCTCCCGGACCCCCTATCATAGTAATAATTAGAGTTGGTTGAGAATATGCGGAAATCCGCAGAATCGCTGGACGACGAGATTCCAAACAGTATGTTTCCTGTAGAGTTGTTCACAACCCAGTCTATCTCCAGCTCTGTAGAAGTGCCCGGAACGACGTCGATCGGAAGAATGTTTCCGTCATTCGTGCTCATTGTTCCGGAAGGCGCTGTCGTAAGCGTGATATATTCTACCTCCTGTATGGAATTCTCGATAAGAGTAAATCCGCACATGGAGCTGTTGCACAAAACGCTCGACCAGTAAGATGCATTGTACCCGGTTGCTCCTGCTGGCACATATAGGCTGTTCTTTCCCGTCGAGTAGTATGTCCTGCCCGTATAGTAAGTTGAACTGTTGCCGAATGTGGCGGAGGACACCGTGGGAGCCGTTGACCTGTTGGAAGTGATGGTCGCCAGCCTCGTGCAATAATAGAAGGTGTAGTTGTTGAGGTTGGTCAATGTGCTTGGCAATGTCACAGCGGTCAAGTATAGGCAGTTGGCGAACGCATAGGTGCCAGAGATGTTCGTAACACCCTCTGGGATTTCCACAGTGCCTGTGCTAGCAGTATAGTAGAAGCAGTACCGGAACGCAGATCCTCCAATACTGGTCAATCCTTGAGGCCATACTATGCCCTTCAAATACCTGCAATTGTTAAAGCAGTAGTTTGGTATAGAAGTAATCTTCCTCGGCGAAAGGTCGATCGAGGCTGCCGTCGATCCACTATAAAAGCACGCACTGAAGGCATACGTGTTAAGTGTGAGTGTGCTACTCGACGTCTCAAAGGTTATATTTCTCAAGTAATTGTCGTTCGCGAAAGCGTAAGACCCGATGCTAGTCACCGACGCCGGTATCATTATCGAGATAAAGGAACTGCCTCTGCAATAGTAGAAGGCGTAACTTCCAATGCTTGTCACCGTGCTTGGAAGCTGCACAGAGGAGCTCTTCAACTGTGAGCAATAATAGAAACAAGAAGTCGGTATTGAGGTCGCCTTGCTTGGGATGATCGCATCCGTCATGGCTGAGCAGTAGTAAAACGCATATGACGACAGCTGTGTCACCTTCGATGAGAGGGTCAACACTTTCTTGAAGGTATACTGATTCTGCGATGTCGTTTGATACCATGTGGTGTTGCTGTATGATGGGCAGAAGGTGCTAATGTTGTCGGAAATTTTGACCGTGTATGTAGAAGCGCCAGAATAGGTGTGCGCAAGCTGGCTGATGTTGCCATAAACAACATCGGTTGTTCCATCTCCCCAGTCAACCACAATCGGGTCGGAGGAAGAATATCGGTTGGCGGAATAGATTCCGGTCTTGCGGTAGGACGACGTAGTGGTGACCTGGAACGATGTGTCGTATGTCACTGCGGCGTACCGTGCGGTCAATGTGCCGGCAGAAACAACGCTGGACGTTGTAACCCTGGTTCCGCCCGAAGTAAACCACCCGAGGAACACCTCGCCTGACTTGGTTGGTGTCGGAAGTATGCCATACGGCTGCCCTTCGTAGTAATCCGGCGACACCCAGCCGGACGGCATCTGGCCGCCATTGGTCGTGGCGTCGAAGGTCACCGTTGTCGGAAGCTGCCATCTGGCGTACACTGTCGATCGATCGAAGACTACAGCATCGGATGGAGACACCGCCGTCTCAGTTTCAGCAGACCCCGCTTCCAGTTTCGTACTTGTTTGCGAGTAAAACAGCTGATTGGACACGAGATCGTAAAGAGCAGCGTCACCAGAGTAATCGCTGACCGGCAGAAAATGCCTTACAAGAACTCCACTGCTGTTATACAGCTTGCACTCATACAAATACACGGCTCTTGATTTATGATATGTGTGTCTTGTGCCATCTTGGTTTACGCATTCAAATATGCCTATATTGCAATTAGGAACAGTGACAGACGTTTTAGTTGACGACATGTGCAAAACGCCGTCGCAATAAAATTGCTGATTGCCGGGTTGAAACACATATCTCAAAAAATGTCTTGTAGTCGTGTCTATTGTCGTTAGCGGAGAATCGTTCCACGTTTCGTAGCACGAAGGTATCATTGTAGTCGATGACGGCGACTGTAGACCTGCCGATATCTTTGCCGTTGACCCAGAAGTCCCAACACCTATGTATCTGCAATTTCCGGAAGTTGAAAACCGTATATCCGTTTCCCATGTTCCTTTGTTTTCGGCTGCAATGCCGGAATCTACGTAGGCATCAGCTTCTGCTGCTTTGTACACATACTCCAGCGGAGCATACCTGGATGTATACCATCCCACGAACCTATGGTGTTCCCACGTAGGCGTGTAGTTCAGCGCACTGTACTTTCCTGAAGGAAAATACACGTTGACGGCAGTAGGCGCGTTGCCGTTGCACTCGTCGATCGTGTACTGCACCGGCATGTCGTAGTGCTTGCGCACGGCCTTCACGGTACCGGATGAGTCGCCCAAGACCCTGCCCGCCAGCACTATGCTCGGACCAGTGTCCGAGCCTCCGAGGAATGCGCCGGTGCCCTTGTTGTGGTAAAGCCCATCCCCATTGTCCCCACTTGTCGGATTGGCTTTGTCATAGAGGCAGTATTCGGTGCCCACACGGACTGGAACAAAGTCACGGACGAGGGTGCCATTGTCCCAAATTTTAACATAGCCGATCCTAACAAATGGCCTTGATCCGGTTGACGCCAAATTTCGACCCGTAAGCAAATTGATACGACCACTGGGTAAAGTACCCGTGTACGTTCCGCTCGTTGACCAATTACCACCAGCAATTGTATATTGCTGCGAATTCACATTTACTGAAAAGGTGAAGATATCCCATGAATTAAATGGATATGGGGATGGCCCACAGTATATAAGCGTTTTTGTTCCTACGTTTGCATAGGCCCGATACGGAGAAGACCGATCTATCTCACATGATAACCATGCTGAACTATCGATGCAAGAAAAAAGATAGTTGTTTTCACTTGGATCCCTCCGCTTAAGTAGGTCAAAATATAATGAAATTGTGAAATCATGACTGGATGCAAAATCAAATCCCGTATCAATGTACTGTGTTCCCGTTGACTCGATGTACTCCACCTCGGCGTCATACGGCCTGCTGCTCACAACCTCGACGTGCTTCACGGAATGCGAGAAGATCGAGAAGTCGTCCGGACCGAGGACGAACGGGTCTCCCGTCCCCTGGTTGCCGAACAACTGGCCGCTCATGCGGTCGAACAAATATCCAACCGTTCCGACACGGACTGGGACCCAGTCATGGCACAAAATACCGTTCTCGTAGTGCTTGGCTGCATACAGGGCGCCTTTCGAAGCAGAAGCGCCATTCACATTGTGTCTTGAAAGAAGATAAACGGAGTAGCCATCTACTAAAGATGTCCCTATTGTTCTGGTAAAGGTTGAATCATCCACAGAAACAACACAGCTTCCTCCGCCTAGATCGATGCTGAACAGATGTCGATCCGTGTCGGCAGCGATATTAGTATCTATGGCCGAATCTGAAGAAATACCACACGCAAAACGAAAAACCGTCCTAGAGTTACTTAATGTGTTAGTCAGCTGGAATCTGTTGTTGGCACTAAAAGATCCAAAATAGCTGGTGTTCTCAACATCGGTAAGTCGCATGTCATAAACAAACTTCGTGTTGATTGTTGGAACTACCCCAGTGTCCACGTACTGCGTACCGGTACTTTCGAGGTACTGGATACGCGCCGCGTTTGCCGGAATCGGATACATAGTGCACCCCTCAAGCCTGTGCGGCCTGGCTCGTCTCCGTGAACATCAGGATGTTGACGCCCTGCTCTATATCGGCCCAGGAGTCGTCGTCCACGTCGAAGTCGATCGGATCCCCGTTGGCCTCCTGCCACGTGATGGCCGGAACCGTTGTGCCGGTGATCACGAGCCTTACGAAGAAGTCCCTGGCGTAACCTGGAACTTTCGCGGGGAAAGAAACAGTGACACCTGTGACGGTTGGCGCCAGCGACACCTGGTTGATCGACTTGTCGTTCAACGTCAACGACACGGTAGTACCGGATGTGGTCTGCGTCGGTGTGGAGATCGTGTACCTCGTGTCGGATACCTCCGGCACGAGCTCGTCGAGCTGAAATGCGGCGTATTCCTTGGACATCCTACCTCCCCAGAAGTATCCTGTTCCATTCGTCAAGGCACCGGCCGAAGTCGTCCGCGTACAGATTGTATGGCTTCTGCGTGCCGTTGTAGAAATGAAGAACCTTCGCCTTCGGCATGAACTGGTCCACGACGCCCTGGTTCGGAGGGTAGTTCCACTCCTGCCCGAACTCCTTGATCCTGCCCTCGAAGAACTTGTTGATCACGGTCTGGTCGGGGCAATAGAACTTCCTGGCGTTCTCGGCCATGAACTTCTCCAGCTTGCCGTAGACGGATCCATCCGACCTCATGGCCTCCAGGTCCATCAACATGACACCGGAATTGTACCCATACTCGGCTATGCTGCCCATGACCATGCCGAGCGGCTTCCCTTCCAGATCCGACGAATAAAAATCCTTCAGGCTGGCCCTTACCAAAGTATCCGAATCCAGGTATATGCACCTCTTCACGTCAGGAAGAAGCAACGGAAGCCACAGCCTTGCATATACAATGCCGCCCCACGACCTCTGCGGCGACTCCGGGTCGTACTTGGAGAACTGCTGCCAGTAGTCCATGTCCGTCCTTGCAAGCTTCCTTCCCACCACCTTGAATCCGTCGGACTCCAGCGCGTGCAGACGCTCCATCATGTCGACGGAGATCTCGTTGTACATGACATGGACGACGATGTCGTCATCCTTCGCCTTCGACAGCTTGAGCGACCTGGCGGAAACGTACAGCTGGTCGTTGAACTGCTGGGCGCCCTTGCCCTGGATGTCGATCGTGTACGCGACGTGTATGGTATCCTTGGCCTTTGCCGCATCAACGGCGGCTCTTGCCTTCGAAAACCTGTCTCCGGCCTCCCTGTCAACCATGCGCTCCATCTCAGAATCGATCGTCCATCCGTGGGGAAGGTGTATCGTCTCCCCGACCGAATGCTGCGCGAACAGGTTCTTGCCATTCATGGTCGCGCCGGCCATCTTCGATATGACGACATCCGCCCTACCGTTTTCCTGCCACTGCGAAACGTATGCGTCGTACGCCTTCTCCCCGAACAGTGCATAGGCGTGGGAACCGTACACGCGCCTATGCTTGGACTTGTCCTCGCCAGCGTCCGGGTCTGAGTCGTAGCTCCACCCAAGGGTCAGGCACAGGCAGTCGTCCTTCCTGTTCTCGAACGCGGAAACGATCTCCTTCTCCGCATCGTCCGACGGTACCGCGTCATCCTCGAAAACGACAAGGAACGGAAGATTCGCCTCCTTGGCGTGCCTTACGAGCGAGTACTGCGAGACGGAATTGCCCATCTGGCCCTCGCCCTTTATCATGCAGGCCCTCCACTCCTTGCATTCGGGCAGCCCGGCCGCCTTGAAGACGGACTTGAACTGCTCCAGCCTTTCGCCGCCGTTCGTCACGACGTACGCGTTCTCGAAGATTTCGTGGATGTCCACGGTCGTTTCCTTTGGTTGTGTCGTTAGCTCGCGTGGTTGGCGGCGAACTTGAGCGCCTTGATGAGTCCGTAGAGCGTGTTCGGTATGTCGGTGGAGTTGATCGACGCGGGAATCGGGGTCTGCGTGTCGTTCGACACCTGGCGGAGTCCAGAGAGCGTGATGCTCTTCTTTACACGGGTGGCCGTGGAGTTTGTAACCATCAACGGCGATGCCGCAATGCCTTTGTTTGCACCTGAACTAGACTCTACGGCGTCTTCCAGCGTCACAACGCCAGGCCAACCGTGTTCGCTATCCGGTCTTGCGACAGAAATGGCTATGGCGGTATTAGAACTGGAAGACACCTGTACCGACTCAACACCGTATACGGCAATAGTGGACGAGTTTGTTACCGGAGTTATGGAACCAGAAACCCATTCCACGGCTGTTCCACCTGAGTTCCATTTTTGATACTTCGCTGTGATCTGGCTGTAGTTGCGCAGCGCCGTTACCGAATCCGCTATCGCCTTCACTCCGCTCTGCGTCACGGCTCCGTCCTTGTTCGTTCCGTTTGCCGAAGGATACAGCTTCATGGCGCCAGGAGCCGACGATGTCGCGTTAACGACGCCAATAACAACCTCATAGCTTGACAGGCTCGATACGGTAAGCGGTCTGTCAAGAGTAACGTTAAGCTGAGATGCATTTGAATCTGGAATCAAATCTCCAGAGCTGTAAGTGTCGCCGTTCGGATCGGAAAATACGGTAATTTTGGAAAAATTCCTAAGCCCTTTTATCGCGCCCGATACGGCCTTCTGCGTCACGGCACCGTCGGTATTGCTTCCATACGCGCTTGTGTACAGCTTGACAACGCCCCTGGCTGACGTTGTTCCCGACGGGATTGTGACCCTTCCGCTTGCGTCGGGTGAAATGCTGTTGGCGGATCCGGCGACCTTGACCTTCTTGACCGGTACAATGGCGTCTATGGTGACGAGTCTGTCGGTATCGTCATGACCGTCATAGAAGTTGCTTGCCGTCATATTTTCACCAAGTGTTACCGCAAGCGTGTTTCCACCGCTGGTGGAAAGGGAGCTTGAAGTAGTCTGCCCCGGGTGGTTTGGATCCGCATAGTTTACTGTAAGCTCGTCAAACCTTCCAAGACTATTATTATAGTCGCTAACATAGTTCTCAACATAGTAAACAACATCGGACGCTGTTGCAACGCCCGCTGCGCTGGTTGACCACTCATACGTGTTTGACGATGCTAGCGTTACTACGCCAGGAGACGATTCCGTCGCTTCCTTGGCCTTTATTACGACTGTTGGAAGCGAATGATTCGAAGATCCACTGTATGTATAGATTCCGCCTTCTCCGCTGATAGCCATCGCGGTATCGTCACTGGACGCAACGACGTCGGATGAACTGTCCGTAAATATATCGTTAAAACCTACGTTGGCTCCAGATTCGATTTCATCGAGCTTTGTCGCCTGGCCGGAAGACATGAACCCGTCGACCTTGGTGCTGCCCTCCACTCCGCTGGCGATCGGTATCGTTATAACGCCGTTCTGCGGATAATACGGATACGCGGAACTGCCTACGTTTATCTGCTTGACGTTGGCGGCGTCGGTACCGGCAAGAACGTCGTACTTGTACACGGGCTGCGAGGTACGTATATACAATCCCTCCACGGATTCCCCGGCGGGTACCGGAACCTCCGTGTAGAAATTTCCCATCTTAGAATAATACTTCGTACCGGATACGGCGGTACCGGATGCGGCCGCGTACACCGGAGGCGTGGTCTGGATGACGGCCACGTTCGTGCCGGCCGGGTAGGTTCCCGCCGCGTTCTCGGTGAAGTACTGCTTGTTCTGGTCCGTTATCGTAAGGGCGTCGGACAGGTTGTACACCTTGCCCTCGTTAGCCTCCGTCAACAGCGTATTGCTGCTAAAAGCGGACGCCGGCTGCGACCCTCCGGCCTTCCATGCGGTCGACACGGCCTCCGCAACGAGGTTTTCGACCTTGTTTATGGTGTCTGCGATTACGCCCGATACCTCGACCTTGTTGAGGATCGTTGTGTTAAGAAGTATGTTTCCAAGTTCCTGTGGCATCTTGAAGACTCCTAGTTGTTGGTGTCGCCCCCGAATTCGGCAAGCTGGTTCAGGTTCGCGACCAGCTTGTCCTGCCTGGCCAACATCTCGTATACTGTGTTGGGCTCCGGATCGGTTATGACCTCGATCTTGTCGAATTGCTCCTGTATTTCATCGCGGAGATCGTCGAACATCTTGTCGATGTCGACCTTCGTAAGCATCCGCTCCGCGAACGGTATGTACCCGAGTTTCCTGTTAGGTGGCATCCCTACCCGCCTTTCCTACCGACATCAGAGGGATCTTCAGCACCTGGCCGGGCTTCACGTACGGCGAAGACATCCCATTGGCCTCCATGACCTCCTGGAGGCTCTTTCCGTTGCGGCTGGCTATCCCGGAGAGCGTCTCTCCGTTCCGTACGCAAACCCTCCTGTTCGTCAGATAGTCCTTGAATATCTCGGTGGCCCTGGCGATGTTCGGGTCCCCGTTCTCGGCGGCTTTGTACAAAACGTCGGCCAGCATCGGATCGATGCCGGCCTCGGCGCACTTCGCGTAGAATCCAGTCCTGTATGCCTCTGACATTTGCCCCATGATACCAAAATGCCTAGGAAACTCCAAACCTGGCCTTCACGTTCTCCCAGTCGGAATCGCCCTCGTTGCCGAAGGCCCACGTGTCGTCGACCAGTCTGGCGAACAGGGCCATGGGCTTCCCATCCCTCTTCCGTATGACGATCGTCGTGGCGTCGTCGGACGAAAGAAGCGGACCGCGCAGGATGTTCCTGCCGAAGACCTCTACCACGCCACGCGTCTTCTCATTCTCCTCGCTCATCTGAACACCTTTCCTCCAAAGCCTTTGCCGAATACGGTCCTGACCGGCGTATTGGGCTCCCTCTTCATCCTGCCGCATATCCTTTTCCACACGGAACCGTAGCTTCTGTCCTTGCCGTACGCGGAAAGAAGCGCATTCGTGAAGATTCCTCCCGTGCCGGCCCCGTAGGAATACTCGTTCTCCTGGCATGCGCTCCAGACAAGAAGATCCGGCGTGGTACTGCGTATGTACGCGCATCCCCTGCTGTAGATCCGCTCGATCTCCTCGTGGGACATGCCGACATCCGCGTTGTCGGCGGCCTGGTTCCTGAGGGTCTCCATCTCCATGTCGAGAGAACTCTTGTACTTCCTGAGCGTAAACGGGTATCCGCCGATCTCGAACCTCGAACCGCCGTCGACGGCCGCAGATCTATACATGGTTCCGGAATGGCAGCAGTCGAATATGCACACGACGCGTCCCTTGGCCTGCTGCAGGATCGACCACACCTCGTCGTCCCGCATCATTTTGTCGTACAGGCACAGGTACTCGTCCCTCATGTCCGGGTCGAACGCGGCGTTCTTGTCCTTCTCGTCCCTGCCTCCGTGGCCAGAGTAGAATAAGATCGCCAGCTTGTGGCCCAAAGCCTCCGACAGAGCCGCCTTGACCGCGGACGCTGTGGCCTGCGAGTTTGTCAGCAGCTTCAGCCCCGCCTTCGCGTGCCTGCCGAGCAGATCCCTCATCCTGAGGGCGTCGACGCCGGCGCCCGGGCAGGATCCGGCGCTGCGGCTGGACTCCATGCCGACGCAAACGGCGAAAACGTCGTCGGTAGACTCGACATCCCCTTTCAGGAACGCCTTAACCCATTCGACCAAAGTCATCCGAACCTCCCGTTGTTGTCATCGAAGAAATCGAGCAGTATCGCTATCGCAAGGGCTGAAAAAACTATGGCCATCAGATACGTTTCGTAGTCCGCGCTCATCGTCAGCTATGCTATCGTAGAATCACTTAAATAGAAGTCAATGTATACCGTACCCATTTCTGGACGCTTCCAATGCGGAATTATAGTCATATACTACCGGTATGCCATTAGTCTTATACTTGTCAATGTACGTTTCTGGATGCCGATATACCTTTCTTTCTTCTTCATTAACCCTGTCTACAAGATTGGATAAAGTTTTATGCAAAGGTTTGTCCTTCTCTACAAAATTTTCAGGATTCTTAGCCAGTCTATACGTGTCTAGGCATGCTTCCCTAAGCGGATTGCCGGCCGCTATTCCTGCCAGATCCCACGCTCTTGTCTCTTTGTCAACTCGATTGGTATCCATAAAAAACTTCTCCGGGTCGCCGGAGTTCAAATCGTCCATATAATGGCCTACCTCGTGTCTAAGACCTGATTCGGAAGATGGATACGACCCAAGAACAACCCACGGACCTTCTTTAAAGTCCCGGTTCAAATCCATGGAAACGTATCTGGATGTGTAGCTGCTGCCCACATTTCCGGTTGCCCTGTCAAGATCAAATCGTGCGGCCCTCTGTTCCGGCGTTGGGTTCTCCTTATTGTACCAAGGCTGTTTTTTCTCGAAAAAATCTACTTCGTTCACCATATCCCTATAGTCCCTCTTCTGATCAGGGGTACTGAGATACGTCATTGGGGCTTGCGGTACGTACCCATATTTCTTATACACAAATCTCTTTAACGGATTCGTGGCATTCAATCCTCTAAAGGGGGGATCGGCTTTCTTCTCAATATCAGCCCTCTTTTCAATGAACGAATCAACCGCCCTTTCAAGCCATCTAAGATCGTTCATGCTACCCGCCCTGCTGCTGCATCTGCTGTATCATCATCTGCTTCCCGTCCGACGACAGCTGCTGCCGCATCTCCTGCATCTTGGCCTTTACCATGGCGTACAGCGTCGGATTCGTCTGCTCGACGGAAGCGAGCGTCTGCCTGGACTGCGTCGGGTTGTTCGCCATGACGAGGTTCTGCGCGATCTGGGACGCCTGCTCCTCGATGGAGCCTGGCGTGGCCCCGACGCTGCCGCCGGGACCGTTCATGCCGCTGTCGTCCGCGCCGCCCTCGCCCGAGCCGCCCATGGCGCCGTTGGCCTGCTCGGCCTGGGCCTCCGCCATGGCCTTCTGCTGGAGCTTCTGGACGTCCTGCTGCTCCTGGATGATGCGCTCCTGCTCCTTGAGGTAGTCGTACCCGAGAGCACGGAACGCCGTCTGGTTGGACAGCTGCTGGCCGGCGGCCATCTGCAGCATGATGCCCTTCTTCTCCATGTCGTCGGCGAGCGTGATCGGCGTCAGCCTGACCTTCGCCTGGTCCCACATGAAGTACTTGGCGATCGCGTCCGTCATCCACTGCAGAACGGAGTTCATTCCGTCCACGAACGGGTTCCACTCGCGCTCGAACAGACGAAGGGCCACCGGGGCGGCCTGCAGCGAAAGCGTGCCCGCGAACAGCTCCTGCGGGAATCCCATCGCGTTGAGCAGCTCCTGCTCCGCGTTCTGGATGTTGTCCTTCGGCGAAAGCTGCTGCGCCTCGCCGCCGATCATCTCGTAGCCGATCGCGAACGGCGACACCTCGATCGAGGTCATGTTCTTGCGCTTCTTCTCCACCATGGACGACATGGCGGCGACGAAGGTCTGCATGGACACCATCGTGAGCGGGTCCTGCCCGCCCGGGGCCTGCCCCTGCGGGTACAGGATCCGGAAAGGTACGATGAAGTCCAGCGCGATCGCCTCGTCGTAGCGGCGCATGAGCTGGATGTAGTACGCCAGCTTGAAATACGGAAGCAGGGGCGGAATGGCCCACCCCTTTATCTTGTCGGACAGACCGGCGAACACCGTGTCCCTGAGATGGAAGATCTGGTCGTCCTCGAACTCGAACAGATGCTCGCCCTCGGAGCCGGACTTCTTGCCGAGACACGTCTCGACGAAGCCCCACTGGGTCGTGTTGAGGTAGAACGGATCTCCCTTCCTGATATGGTCCACGAACTTCGGGTCCAGCTTGTAGTAGTACTTGACCTGGCCCGAGATGTCGTGCACCTTCAGCTTGATGCGCTTCGGGTTCCAGCGAATCACCTGCACCTTGGAAGGGTCGTGGAGGCGCCTGTCGACGCGCTTCATGACCATCTTGTCCTTGCACTTCGGGCAATAGGCCTTGAACTCCCCGTTGTTGGAGTCGAACTCGTACTTCAGATTGTCTATCTTGTACTGCGTGAAGCATTTGGGGCAGCACAGGTACCTCTCGAACGGCAGGTACAGCGATACGAACGAGTTTCCGTAGCAGTTTCCGGTCACCACGCCGCCGTCAAGCGTGAACGTATGCGTATCCGGCTCGACGCAGCAGAACACCTCCTCTTCCTTCCACTCCGTTCCGATCGACCGGATCGTCGTGTACTTGCGGTGGGGCTGCGTCTTGAACTTGACGAACGACTCCTTCTGGTCCCCGCAGAGGAAATCGTCCTCCTGAAGATCGGCCAGGTTGATCGGAAGGTAGTAGCGGAGGTTGTCGTTGAAGATCCTGCGCTTGACGACGGCCCTGGTCCTGATGTGGGCCTTCGCGGCTCCCGCCTTGAGGGCCTTCAGGGCCTTCTCGCTGCGGTTCGTGATGAAGAACTGCCTGGACGACCCCTGGAAGTAGCCGCACACGGCCGCTATTCCGCTGAAGAATCCGTACCAGAACTCGGCCTTCTCCTTCGGATCCGGTATCTTCCGCATGGATTTGTCGGCCTTCAGCCCGCTCTGCTCCTCGAAGTTCTCGAGGAACTCGAGCTCATGTCCCGCAAGCACCGGCTTGTTCAGCCCGAAGACGATTCCGTGGAGGGCGCCCCTGACGTAATTGTTGCCCTGACGGGGCCTTGGCGGCTGCTGGTACGGGACTAGATGTGACTTTCTGATCTCGCCCGTGGTGACCTTGGACAGCTCCGAACCGTACCGTCTGGACACCCACCATTCGTGCTCCTTCGTCGCCCTGACCCTGACTCCGGTCCCGAACTCTATCTCGACCGTCGGCTGCACGCCGTACGACCTGAACCTGGCCGGATGCCACTTCCCGTCTATGGAAAGGACCTGGACGGTCCTGCCGGCCAGATCCCGTATCGGCACCGATCCCTCGTGCGTGACGACCTTCGTGTCCCCGCCGAAGCAGAAGTAGTCCTTGCCTATGTCCTGCAGGCGCTGGATCATGTGCAGCTTGTCGTCGAAGATGTCCTCGTACTTGTCGCGAACGTCGTCGGACACGTCGTTGACCTCGATATCCGTCAGGAAGTACGAAACGACCCTGTTCGTGACCGCCATGAACGGCGGCATCGTAAGGAACAGGAACTCCATGTACTCGAACGCGTCGCTCAGATTGTTCGGCGTGTAGAAGCTTGCTATGTCGCAGAACGGATTAGGATACTTGTAGGCATCCGGCATCGAGTCGTATCCCCCTCCGGAGAATGGATTTGCGTTCTGTGTTGCGGCCATGTCTTGTCCCTTGCGATGAAAAAATTGGTTGCGGGGGTTGGATTTGAACCAACAACCTACAGATTATGAATCTGCCGAGCTACCGGGTTGCTCTACCCCGCAGTGCTCAATACACTATAAAGCATGCATGCGCGACAGGTCAATCGCGCATGATCATACAGCTGTTGCGTAAAACCTACTTTACCGACGCCATATCGAGCAGACCGCGTTCGGCGGCTTCGTCCGCCTCCCTCGCCTTGCGGGCCGACTCGCGGGCCGCGGCGATGTCCGCGCAAGCCTTCTTGACCTCGTCCGAAACACCGGCGATGACCTTGGCGGCATCCCCGATGGCGTCGTCTATGTCGGACGAATCGACCTCCCTGACGGAGGTTGCAACATTCCTCTTTTCCATTACTTGTTCCTCATCGTCATGGCCATTTCGACCTGATGCTTGTCTGACAGCAGGGTGTTCATCACGGCGGTGGCCACCAGAGCGTCCGTGAACTCGTTCCTCATCTCCGTTATGGCGGTGTCGAACAGCTGCATCATCCTGGATCCGCGCTCGTATCCGTTGCCCTCCTGCGTAACGATGCAGCATACGGCGCGTGCGACGGCCTTCTTGGCCTGCGCCAGGTATTCGACGACCTCCGGATCGTTCCTGTGGTCTGACGTGGAAAGCCACATCCTCCGTTTGATGTAAAGCCGGAGGGCCGTCTTCAGGTGCTCGGCGCACTCTTCGACCAGGTCGGGCAGCACCTGCTTGGTCCGTATCTCGTCCTCGCAGTCCGAAAGGCCGTCGTCAAGGTCGATATCGACCTCCGGAACCGGCGCAGGCTTCACCGGAGGGGCGGAGTAAAGATCGTCCTCCTCCGGATTCTTCCTTTTGAACAGCTCCGCGTCGGCCCTTGCGACGTACTTGGCTATCGCGTCCTCGGACAGGCGCTCCATGCGGGCCGGAAGCTCCCAGCCCAGCTTCTTGTACTTCCTCTTCAGCTCTTCCCTCTTCGTCATCTCAACAACCAAACAAAGGCGCACGGCGGGACTTTACCCGCATCTGCTCACCGACTTACCGTCCTTTTCCCGTCAACCAACATGCATCACTCATCCTTCACAAACCGGTTATTAGTCCACGTGCGCCAAACCTAGTCGTTGTTGTCCGAAGGGTTCCACTCCTCCTGCTGCTTCCTCCTGTCCGGGCGCTGGCGGCGTATCCTGCCGTGCATCGGAAGGTTTCCCTTCTCCCTGTCGACCATGATGTCCACCACGGTGACCGGACCGAGTTCGCTTACCTTGGAATAGAAACCGTTGTCGTTGGACCACTTCCTGATCGATTCAAGCGTGACGTCGTCGCCGAAGACCACGTACCTGCCGGACTCGTGCTTGAAATCGCCCAACGCGGCACCCATACGCTCGAGAACGCTCCTTGTGGAGCAGTTTCTTACAAGGATGCCATCTTTTTCCTTTTTGTCAATACCGAACATCTTTTTTTACTTCTTCCTGGGTGTGGCCGGCTTCTTCGGGAACTCGTTGAACCTGAGTTCTCCTACAGCCTTGTCGAACCGCTTGACTATGAGGTCGCCGCAATCTCCGTCCATCCGGATCCGGAGAAGGGCGCGCTCGTACGACTGCGTCTCGTCCTTCCTGTAGTTCTTCTGGAAGAAACGGAGCTCGTAGACGAACTTCTGGCTCTTCCTGTCGACCTTGTCGAAAAGGACCTTGAACCTGGTGGACGGCACGGCGTAGCTCGAACCCTTCAGCAGAAACTGCTTGAGGCCCTCGAGCGCCTTCCTGGATGCAAGCACCTTGGAGAAGGAAACGTCCTTCTTTCCGGTCTTGCATTTTCCGTCGCACTTTCCCGCGCATTCCTTCTTGCACTTGCACGTGTCGGCCGTCTTCTCCTCGAACTTGACGAACTCGAGACCGGAGATCGCCTTGTCGAACGCGGCGACAGAATCGTGGTAGTTGTTGGAGACGTTGAGAATGAACGACTCGGACACGGACTCCGTGCAGCCGTCCTTCTCGGACGAGCTCCTTACCGTGACACAGAACGCGATCGAATCCTTGGTGTCGTACTTCGGCACACGGCGGAACTCGATGTCCTTCGGGTCGATCTTGAACCTCGTGCTGCCCAGCAGCATCTCCGGCAGTCCGGCCCCGCGCTCCGTCCCGCACGAAGGAGCCAGGTCCGGAAATAGCTTCGACATCACGGCGCAGAAGCCCTTTCCGTCGTTGCTGATCTTGGCGAGCCTGCCCTCCAGGAACTCGCACAGCGCCCTGGCGGCGCCGACGGCCTGCTTGTACTGCGCAAGATCGTTTGCGATCGTCTCGCCCATCTTGGCAAGGATCTCCCTGCCCTCCTTGGACGCCACGTCGACAGTCATGATCTTGTTTTCCGGCTTGGCCGGCTTTTCGTCTTTCTTTCCCATGTCTTTTGTATTGGGGGTTGGTGTTGTATACCTGTACGTGGGGAATTTCATCTCCCCCGTACGAGAAATCATCTTCGAATCAGCTCTCTTCTTCATCTCTTTTCCTCCTTTTCGTTCTTCCTTCAGCCTTCTGTTCCTTCTTGAAATCGTCTTCAACCTTCACAAAATCCGATATCGGGAACTCCATTACCAGCTGAACCTTCCGGACCCTCTTGCTCCTCGCCTCCCTCAGGCGGTTGGCCACCCGCCTTCCGATCTCGGACGCGGCCACGCGGAACTGCGCGTGTTCTCCGAAAAGGGCCACCCCAGCTGTACTCTCTCCATGTTCGTCGAACTCCCTCTTCTCGAATGCGACCAATCGATCGGGGACCTTTATCGACATCATCTGCTGGTACGGGGCGGCCATGCTGTTCTCAACGTTCGTTCGCCGGTTAAAATATCACAAATCCGCTTCTAAAGCAAGTCATTTCTTCTCGTCTGTCCCGTCCTCCCTGATCAGGAAGCACAAACCCATGAGCTTGAGGTCCTCGATCTCGAACGAGACGCCCGTGAAGATAGTCGACTCCACCTTGCCGTCGAACGCCAGCTTTATGTGCGTGCCGGCCCTCGGTATGAACGTCATGGAATCGCCTTCCGTGGCCAGAAAAACCGTAACGCCGTGGATGGATCTGGACACGGCTATCGCCGAAACCGTGAAAGTCATCTCGGGCGTGGCCAGCTGAACGCGGCAACGCTTGGCGTACCACTTGGAAAACTCCGTCTCGACCGGCTTCTCGACCTCGACGATCTTTTCGACCGGCTTCTCGACGATCTTTTCGACCTCCTTGAATACCGGAACCTCCTTGGTGACGTAGACCGGCTTCTCGACGACCTGCACCGGCTGGTACTGAAGCTGCTGCTGTTCAACCGCATGGGACGGCCTTACGGTCGACGCAAGGGGAACCGGACGAGACTGGACGCCCGTCTCGTACCCCTTGGTATCCACAGGCTCGCCGAATCCCCCCGGAAGAAACTCGATGGGCTGCACTTGAACGGGCTGCCCGACCGTCGCAGGGCGGGTATCGTACGCAAGCGGCTTCTCCGCCGGAGGAGGTATCTCCGTCCTGGGCGGCTCCGACGGAGGCGGAACCGGCTTCGCTATCTCGTCGGGAGCCCTCAGCCTGTCTACGTCGTCGCCGTCAAGCGCCTTGTGCTGCGCGGCGAACGTCTTTCCGAACGGAGTGGCCTCCGGATGCCTGTACAGCTCGGGCGAATCATCGTCTATGCCCCCCTTCAAAGGAGGCAGCGTCCCGGCCTTGCGCTGCTGGGCGCGGCTCCATGCCGTCATGTAGTCCACGGCGTTCTCCTCGCCGCCGGACGACACGTAGACCCTGTTAGGAAGCAACCCCGGCTTCCCGGTCTGAACGCCGGCGGCATTCGCATGCGGCACACGCGGCTCGTCCGTCATGCCCCTGTTGATCTTCGGTGCCATTCTTTCGTCCATTTTTTACTCCTGTCTGTTGCAGAACTCCTGCCAAAAGCCGCCGCCGTCGAAATCGAATATGCCGTCCCCCAGGTCCTTTTTGACCTTTTTCATCCTGTCCGACAGCCTGTCCACCATCTTGTTTTTCCTCTTCGGTATGAGCCATTTGTATCCGATGTAATGGAACACGCGCCCATAATCCTCCCACAGCACCCTGTCCTGGGCGTAGTTGTTGTGGACCGTCAGCTCGGTCACGTTCCACGTCGGCGAAATGTAATCGGCGCCCATGGCGTTTATCGTGTTCTGGTCCGACGCCTTGTTGTCGTACGCGCCGTTCCTGCTCCATATCTCGCACAAATGCAGGAGCTCGTCGTCCATTCCCGTGTCGCGCAGCTCCTTCATGCGAATGAACTCGACCCCCGCGTTGGTGTAAACGAGACTCTGGTCGGTGGAGCAGTAGCCCAGATCTATGCAGCCCTGGAAGAAATGCTTCCTGCCGTTCAGCTCCCAGGCCCTGTCGGCCTCCTCCTCCAGCCAGTCCAGGTTGTCGTTCACGATCAGGTCGCAGTCCATCCATATGCACCTGTCCTCGTTGACAAGAAGTTTCGGAAGGGCACACCTGAGGTTCGTCGAGAACCCACGCTGGCCCTGCACCGGTATCATCTTTTTCTTCTCCTCCGAGAGCCGTACGATCTTGAGATCGAGTCCCTTGGCCGCTCTTTTGATCATCCTGAGATGCTTCTCCCGCTCTCCGCTCAGGAACAGATACACCTTCCTTCCGGGATTCGACTCGGACAGGGAATGCAGGAAGCACAGGCAAATGAGGACGTACGTGTTGCCGTCGAACCCGTCGTCGCGCACGTCAAGCGCCGAAACAACCGGTACGCCGCTTCCTATCCTTCTCCTCCTTGCGCGTGCGACCTCCATTCTTTCGGGCACCTTTACGGCCACCTTGTCTATGTAGTCGAACACGTGTCCCGGCTTGTGCCCTTCATCGACCCTGTCGTTCCCGCTGACTATGTTTTTGACCGCGAAATCTATGGAGCACTGCTGGTACACGCCGCCAAGCTTGGACCTGTAGCTGGTGTCTATGATCGACACCCCCATCCTGTCGAGCATCGGCTTGAGCCCGACCAGCCAGTCTATCTGCTCGTTGTACAGCAGGTCGTTCCACTCCAGCTTGTCGCCCTTCAGCTTGTCATCCGAGTAACAATAGCCGCCGGCCTCGAAATCGCACCCGGACAGTATGATCTTCTTGGTGCCGGTGGCCAGGGCGAACGCAACGGCCGAGGCTAGCACCGAGTTCGGGCACACAAGCTCGTCAGACCCAAGGGACCCCTCCGAAAGAGGCCCGTTCTTGTGGTTGAAGAAAAGGGTATTTGGTATCGAGTTCCATCTTGTGCCGTCCAGAACCTCGTCGTTGGAATGCTGGAGGCGCGCCAGCTTCGTCATGCCGGAATCCAGCAATACGCTCCTGTAATAGCATTTCGGGTTGTCGAACGTCATGCAACAGGACGTCCTTACCAGGCGGCTTACGTTGTTGAGCCCTATGGAGAACACACCCCTGCTCTCCAGCAGCTTGTAGTTCTGCTTCTTCAGATACGGGCTGCCTCCCACGATGAACACGTGGGACGGCAGGAACATCGTGCGCAGGGAAATCATCCTGGGCTTCCCCTCGTCGAACTGGAACAGCTTCAGCATGGCTCGCTCCTGTATCCGGGATCCATCCCGAGAACATCGTCGAACATGGGTTTGACGTCCTTCGGCACAAGCACCATGTTGATGTCGTCCCTTCCCCAATAGCTCGACCTGACGTGCCTCAGCACGCCGTTGTACTCGCCCAGGTCCTCCAGTATTCCGCCGTGCCTGAAATGCCTGAGATTCACGATCTGCGGCGCATCGGCGTTGAACACATGGTTCTCGCAACGGTACCAGGACCGAACCGCATGGCACCCTTCGTACCTGCAGTCGCGTGGCACGTAGTTCATCTTTCCGCCGCAAAAAGCCCAGTACCATCCTGATAGCATGACGGACACGACATCGTCGTTGTCGGCCAGCGAAAAGCAGTCCAGCTCCCGGTAGTCCCTGTTCTTCGACCACCACGGCGGGCATAGCAACGCCGTTCTCTCCCCTGAAAGGTACGGATGCTCGACCGACGAAAGCAGCAAGTGCCCTACGGCCGTAACGCCGTTGCCGCACGTCGACCTCGCGATCTCCACGGAACACCTGATGCCGAGGTTCTCCTTGCCCCGTACGGAGGCGGCATACTCGAAGAACGCGTCCCTGCACCTGCCGGACCCGCACTGCACGATGGCCTGCCTGCACCCGATGGAGGACAGCTCGGACAGGCACGAATACACCAGGGACGCGTCGTGCAGCGACACGCTTGCAAACGGTACTATCGCCGTGCCGGGCATCATGACGGTTCCCTCCCGTATACGAACCCGGCCAGCCTGCGGTAGACGTTCCAGTCGTCTACGTACCTCCTGAAGTCCTTCCTCATCCTGAGCCTGTTGAACCTGTCGCTGACGGACGACGACAGGAAATGGACGGCGAACACCCTTCCTTCCGGTATTCCGGCCTTGGCCAGCCTGTCCCTCCTTTCCTGTCCGTTTGCTCCCCCCTCGGTTATGGCCTCTATGCTGGCATTGTCGAGATTTACGAAATCAGACGGATCCACGCAGTCGCCTATGACGTATTCATCGTTGTCGTGCCATTCCGACGTGAACATCCTCTTGTACGCGGCTCTGGCCGGATATCCGTTCGGGTGCATGAAGAAGAATCCGCCGGCCGGCTGCACGGGTATTGGATGCCTGTCGGTGAAGTGGAACCAGTTCAACGTGCCGAGAAACTTGTCCTTCGTAGGCTGCGCGTCGCAGACCGAGAACAAAGGACCTATGTCGTCGATCACCATCACGTCGCTGTCCATGAAGAGGCAGTAGTCGTCTATGTCACCAAGAATGGAGTGCATGAACAGCTTGTGGAGATTTACACCGGTCCACCTGTTGTCCGAAAAAATGCCGAGGTCCAGGTCCACCTCCCTGTACTCTACGTAGTTCCGTTCCCCGGCGGCCTTCCTCAACAAGTCCTTGTCGTACGGCGAAGAGGCGTTTCCGGCGTTCTCCAGGACGACTATCCTCAGATCGACCGACGAATGCGAGGACAGAGAAAGCACGGAAGGCGTAAGAAAGTCCCTCCACCTTTCGGACCCCGAATTCGAATAGACGACGGTACGCCTGTGCGGCTCGTCGCTGAACGGCCTGTTGGGCGACGTCCTTCTTACGACGTCGGTGGCCCTTGCGAACTTCTTGAGAACCATCGGATACGACAAGGTAGTCGCGTCTATGGCGCGATCGGCTATCCTCCTGTACTCCTTCGAGAACCTGTACTCGTCGCTGTCGGGGTCGTAGAATCCGCGTTCCTTCCCCTTCCCCGCCATGTGTAGGCACTTGATCCCGTTGAACGTGGGCTTCCTTGCGCCCTTGACGCCGAACCTCGAGTAGCAGTACTCCACATCGGAGTCGGGGACGCTTTCCCAGTACAGGAACGGCAGGGTGTGCGTGGTACTGTCGAAACAGGCTGTCTTCAGGCCCTTGTCCCACGCGTAGTACGACATTATGTCCTGCTCCATCGTGAAGCAATTGGAATCCATGTCGGCCTTGTTGTCGAAGTAATAGTCCACGCACTGCTTCAGCGTGGGGAACAACGACATGTTGCAAAGCACGCACCCGGCCGAGAACCTGGGTATCCCGCGATGCTTGGACACCTCTTCCTCCCGGTCCTTTCCCTTCACCTGGGTTATGTACCCGTCCGGAACGGCGTAGAAGGCGACGTCGTCCTCCGCATCCTTCATGGAGTTGAAGATATCGTCGGAAAAGAGGACGTCCATGTCGAGGAAGAACGCCCAGCCGTAGCCCGTGAATATGCTGCGTATGGCCAGCCGGTCCATGATGCACTTCGGCCATCCGTGCGAATCTATGGACGACTTGACCCTACGCAGGTCATCGTACTTTTCATCGATGTTGTCCACGAACGAAACCCGGCTCCCCGAAGGGGCGTAGCTCATGACCAGCCGTACCGCGTCATGGTGCCTGGACTCCCATCCCCTGCACACGATTGCTACATCGAGCGCCTTCGAGCTGTTCTTGCATACGCTTGCCAGCGACGAAAGGAACAGTGTGAACGCGTCCACGATCTGGTACTTCTCGTGCGCCAGATCTATGCTGTACAATACCGGTACGACTTCCTGCGTCATGTCGTCGGCATGCCCGGAGCCGGCCTCCAGTTCGAGGCGTCCCTGTACTGCTGCGCGGCCCCGGGTACGTCCGGAACGCCGGGAGGTACGGCCCTGGTTTCGCTCTGGTAATGCTTCGGATCGTGCGGAACCGGGGTTCCGTCCCTCTTCGCCATGATCGCGTTCCTGTCCTTGGCGAAATCGTCGACGCCGAGAGTGAGCGTATACGGGACCTTCGGCTTCTCCTCGTCCTTCTTCTCGAGGACGGCCATGTTGTTGGCCATGATCTTGTCGAGCTCGTTGCCCATCTCGGGGTGCAGCTCCGGCTTGATGTCCTTGATGCTTGCCTGGGACAGGAGCTTGTCGTTGATCGGGTTGCCGGATTCGTCCAGCATGTTCGACTCGGCCTTGATGCGCTCCTCCCGTTCACGAAGGATGCGCATGGCCTCGCTCTGCATGGCCTGCTTCGTCGCCCTGCGTTCCCTGAGAACCCTGTCCTTCTCCTTCATGCCGGTAGGGTCGTCGTCATGAATGGAAAGCATTGAAAAGTCTATAGGTTGTTCCTTTGCCCTGTCCAACAGCGAGTTGATGGCGTCTAGATCCGAAGGATCTAGGGTGACTATCATGCCCCTGCACGAGTCGATCAAGTCCGAAATGAAGTCCCTGATGACCGGAAGGTCACGCGTAACCCCATCGGGTTGCAGCTGTTTGTTCGCCAGCTTGGAGTACTTTATCGAGTGTGTCGCGTTCCTGAGCCTCATCTGTCACCTCCGCTATGTTTGGTCCGTGTGCCAATGTCCCGGCACGGGGCAGCATGGAATAGTACCCGTGCCGGGGCCGTCGTTATTTGCCGCAGGGTTCGGATTCCAGATCGGAAAGGGCGAGCCTCGCCTCGAGGGCGGTGCGGTACGCCAGCATGGCCTTGCGCTGCCTCTTCATCAGGCGCAGGGAGGCCTTGTCCTCGCGGCTTGCCTCCTTGCGCTCGACCAGTCCCTGGAGCTTGTCGAGGGCCTCGTCCAGCTTGGCGAGCCGGTCGATGAGCTGCTTGAGCTCGGCGTGCAGCCGCTTGACCCAGGCGGGCAGCTTGATCGAGGCGATCGTCTCCTTGAGGCCGCGTTCGGCCTTGCATTCCTTGTCGTTCTTCTTCATGTGTGTTTACTCCCGGCCTTCGTTGCGACCGTGCGGCGGGCCGTTCGCTTCGCACGGGTTATCTCCTTGAGCTCCTCCATCCTGGACAGGTGCCTCTCGTACGAGAGCTGCTCTCCCAGCCAGCGGAGCCCCTCCGGCAGCATGCGGTACGCGTTCTCGCCGCGGTGCCTGCGCTCCGGGGGTACCGCCTTCGACCGCATGGTCGTGGGGAGCCTCCGTATCAGCCCCTCCCTCTCGGCCGCCCAGACCATCCTCTCGCAGCGGTGGCGAGCGTAGGAATGGCCGTCCAGGCGCGCCTGTACGTCCCCGAGGATGGCCAGGCACAGATCCCACATCGTCCTCACGGAGTCCATGTCCGGGAACGCGGAGAGCAGCCTGGCCATCCTGCGGTGGCGCAGGCCGGCCATGTGCGTGCCGAAGAAGGACTGGCCCCTCCTAAACAAGGTGCACGACCTTCACCTGGTCCTTGCGGGCCTCCTCGGGCGTGACCACGCCCTTCTCCGCCATCGAGGCGGGGAGGCCGGACGGAAGGACGATCTTCTTCTCCACCGTGCCGTCGAGGCTCGTCTCCTTCCCGGCCTCCGCGTCCTCCGGCCTCTTGTCGAAGTTGATACCCTTGTCCGGGAAGTTCTTCGTGCAGAAGGCGCGGAGCCGCTCGGCGGCGTCGTGCAGGCCGTGGTACATCTCCACCAGCGTCCTGCCCTCGACGTCGCGCATCGAATTGATGAGCGGGATGATCGCCATGCCCGTCGAGAACCCGGCGACGATCGTCACCGTGTCCATCATCGAGCGCAGGAACAGCTGCTCGGACAGGAGCTCGAACTGCTTGATGGCCGCGTCGCCCGGGATGACGCCCTTCGTGAGCTCGGACGCGGCCTCCGGGATCTTCATGCCTTCGATCTCCAGGCCGGCGACGAGGTAGGGCCCCTCGAAGCGCTCCTCCCCCTCCGCGGGCGGATCGGACTTCTCCGGGCTCTCCACGGAGTGTACGGACACCGTGATGGCCTCCATCTCCTCCCTGGACTTCGTCTTGGCGAGCCGGTTCGTGATCGTGTTCATGACGGAGAAGATGTCCCTCTTCGACATGACGACCTCCTCGGAGCCTCCGCCGGAGAAGATGACCTTCACCTCGGGGCCGATGACGACCTTGCGCTTCTTCTCTTCCTCTTTGTTCCCGCCGGCCTCGACGGGCGCGGCGTTCTCTTTGTTATCCTTGTTCTCTTCCATTTTTTTTTACCTATTGGGTTTTTAGGGTTTTCGACAAATGCCGTATGAAGTCCGCTCCGATCTCCGTCTTGGCCCGGAGCGCTATGTTCGGGTTCCCGTCCGGATCCGGGAAGCTGAACTCGACGAGGTAGTCCTTGCCCTCCACGGGCAGGGCCTGCGCTATCATGGTGTACACGGCGGATATCTTCGTCCGCTGCTTCACCGTGAACTTGTCGAACGGGTTCATCCTTCCTGACAGCGGTATCTTTTTTCCGTACCCGTCGTCGACCAGCTCCCTTCCGAGCTCGTCGTACTCGGGGACGTACTCCTGTTCGGTCACAGCACGATCTCCCCGAGATCGTTCTCGGCAGGGGTTCCGGCCGTGGGCCTCCCTTCGTCGACGGGACCTGCCGTCTGCGGTACGGCTGGACGGCTCCTCTGACCCTTCAGGGGATGGACCTGCGAATTGTCGTTCTCCAGCATGGTCCACATGCGGGACAGGGTCTGCTCGTCGCCGGAGTCGGGTTCGAGCGACACCTCAAGTATCCCGAATGCCTCCATGAAGGAACACAGCCCGGACAGGCAGTTGTTCGACCACTTGAACAGGCCCTGCGGTACGCCGTCGAAGAAACGCACCTCGTCCATCTTCAGGTTGCTGCTCCCCATGGTCTCGACGGAGGAAAGCCTTATCGAGGAGATGCCGAGGAACTGCATGACCTGGGCAAGCTGCTTTCCGGCCTGGAGCGAGATGTTGAGCATCACTTTGCTGTCTCCGCCCCTCTCCGCCATCGACGGCACCCTGCTTACGTTCATTCTCATTTGTTGCTGTCCTCCGGCTTTATCGGCTCCATGCCGCGAAGCATGGTCTTCAGGCCTTCGCTGGCGCACGCCTCCAGCACCTTGACGCCGTCCGGTTCGGACAGGGCTGCGTCCCTCGCCTTGCGGCACTGGCCTGCGAGCCACGCCTCGTACGACTTTATGCCGGCCTTCAGGAACTCGTTCGAAAGGCCTGTCGCGTGCATGCCGCCCGCCATCACGTGGTCCAGCTTCGACAGGAACACCTGGGAAAGCGCGCCGAACTGCTCGGATATGTCGTGCTTCAGGATGTAGTCCACGTCGTACTCCGTGAACCACGGCACATTCGTCTCTGGGTTGTACGGAACCATCACTCGGCCCTCATGAGCTTGAGCTCGTTGTCCTTCTTGATCTTGATGCGGTACGACGCCTCCACGACGTCGTACTTCGCCTTCTCGCCCGGGACGGCCGGCTTGTCGTTCTCCTCGTCGTGCTCGACGAACTGGACGATGGGGCCGGCGCATTCGCCTCCGAAGTAGGTCGGCTTGAGCGTGATGACGCCGCCTTCCTGCTTCACGATCTCCATGTCGCCCTGCGAGGGCATTATCAGCTTGATCAGTTTCATTATTTGTCCTCCAATTCATGCACTATGGCAGACTTTTCCACGAACTCGACCCTGGCTTCCTTCGGGAACTGCTTCACGATCGCGTCCATGAGCCGGCGCTGCTTGTCCGTGTATCCGTCCCCATCGTAGATCAGGATCCTGATGCCGTAATCGTCTTCGATTATCTTTATCACCTGTTCCGGGTTTCCCATGTTTGCCTCCTATTGGTCGTCCTTGATGGTTTTTGTTTCGTCGTCCCACCATTCGCAGCCGAAGTTCAGGACCTTTATGCCGGACTTCAGACCGTCGTCGAACCTCGTGCGGTAGATCCCGCCCGCAAAACGCTCGAAGAAATGGAACTGCTTGTTCAGGCAGACGGACGGGAACTGGGCCTGCTCCAGCACGATCGACCCCTTCGGAACGATGTACGCCAGATTGTCCGGTATCATATCCCTGTTCGGCGTGTACATGAACCACGGGTCCTTCCTGTTTTCCGGATTCTCCTTGACGAACGATTCTTTCTCTTCCGACAGCTTCTTGGCCGTGTCCTCGTTCACCACGACCCACCCGTAGAAACTGTCGTCCACGTTGTCCACGATGTCCTTCAGGTTTATGCTCCTGTGGAACGCCTTGCAACGATCGGAGTTCACGATCCACGGAGAATCGTCCTCGTTGTCGGTATGGTACAGCAGCTCGTGTATCTTCTCGAACAGCTTTCCGTCGAACTCAAGGACAATATCCTTCGCAAGCGGTGTCAGAAGGGAACTACGTATGTCTATGATCCTGTTCCACGGGATCAACGGTACCTTGGCCTTCAGGCTCGGAGTGTAGTAAACGATCCACTGTCCGTAACCCATGTCGGACATGTTCCAATCCTCGGCCGCATCCTGATCGTTACCGTCGAACAGCTCGTTCCCGTAAAGGCCGATGCCGCCGCACTCCTTGCAAACGACGGACAGCTTCCACAGAAGACTGGTCTCCTGGATGGAGATTCGAAGATAGTCCGACAGGGACTTCTCAAGCGTCTCCTTGTCCCTAAAGAACTCGAAGTCGCTCTTCTCCAGATACCACCTTACCGTATCCTTCAGAGAACTTGGAATTTCATTGCTCATGGCAGTCACCCTATCGAATTACGTCCTGCCCCTCTTCGGTGCAGCAGTAGACATTGCTTGGAAGGTTCAGAACATCCTTGGCGATGTCCTGGTACAGCGTCGTCGTCAGACCGTTCGGATCGCACAGGTTGTCGTTCCACATCTGCGAGGTCTCGTTCTTGAACAGGACGAACGTAGCAGGATTGAACGACACGTCCTTGTTAACGGTGATTGCCGACTTGAATACCGGATTGCCGTCGAACGCCGTCTTCAAAAGCGCTTCCGAAGACGAATAACCCATGGCCACGGAAGGAAGTACGGCTATGTCCAGCACCACGTTTCCAAATTCCTTCGTTCTTGGGATCAGTTGCTTCAACGCTTCGCACTTCGGCATGTCGTCCACGTACAGGGAAAGATTCATCATCTCCTCGTCGTACACGATCTTGATGCGCGGATCCTTTCCGAACAGAGCCTTGATCTTTCGCACATAGGCGTTCCATGGAGCGGACAGCTTTAGGGCCTCCTCCTTGGTGATTGGTCTCTGGTAGCCCAGCGTGGCCTGCCCGGATCCTGTCTCCGGATCTCCGACTGTAACCTCGCCCCAGCTGTCGAGCACGGGACATGCCTTGTTGGCGAACGGGCAGTCGGCCAGCTTCGGCGGGTAAGTAGGATGCACTATCCCACTGCACTTGCCGTTCTCATACTTGTCGCACCCGTCGCGACAGGTATTACCGAACCAGCACCTGACATCACCGGCATTGTTCGTTACGGTCTTCACTGTATACTCCTTGTCGGAGAGTTCCTTCTGTGATTTCATTCCTTCCATTTTGGATTTCCCTTCATTCGGCTTTTTGATCTTCATCCTTCTTTTCCTCTTTGTCTCCGTCCTTCCATCCTGGCGACTGTATCTGCAGCTTCGGCAGCGTGATCACGGCGAACGCAAGGCAGAAGCACGCCAGGAAGATTTGGTCGTTGAGGCCCAGGATCACCGTGGCGGCTATGAACCCGAGCGACGGTATGCAGCACGCCAGTATGTAGAAAACCATTATCACTGGTCTTCCTCCGGATAGACGATCTCAGGCGCGTGCTCGCCCCAATACGGCAGCGAGCGGATCACGTTGTACTCGACCCACTCGACGCCGTCCGTCTCGTAGTCCTTCTCTGGATCTACGGTTCCGGACTCCTCGTCCGACTTCCTGAACTCCTCTGCGAAGCAATGGCAGAGCTCGTTGTAGTCGTATTTGAACCTTCCCTTCTCCTTGTCGTATCCGACTATGGCCGGGAAATAGCTCTCCCTCTCCTCGACGCTGCCGATCATAACTGCCTCGTCCATTTCCGGCAGCTTCATGATCTCGTTGACTTCTTCTGTTTTCATTGTTGCTCTCCTTTCATAGATTCCTCCATAGATTTTTCAGACAGCTCTTTTTCCAAACTGGACCAATACTCGAACCTTTCCTGGTCTCCAAGCCTGATCGCCTCCTTCTTGGCTGTCTGTATCGGCCGCATAAGGTACTCGATCGTGTCTCCGTACGTCTTCGGATGATCGTATCTGTCCAACGTGGTGAACAGGATGTAGACAAGAAATCCGAGGAAAAGTACCGCGATACCTACAAACGAAAAGAATAGAACCCCTTCCCAGCCGACCTTGGTCTTGAATCTGGACATCTTGTCGCTCACCTCTTCTCCTCGCAATCGAACTTGGCCTGGATGTCTGCGAAGCAGTCGTACATGCCGTCCACGCACAGCTGCCTGAGAATCTCGCGTGCGACCGCTCTGATCTCCCACTGCGCATGCCTGTCCAAACGAAGCTGCAGGAAGTGGCGCCACTCGCGGAAGTTCGCGGTCATGTAGAGCGATGTTTCCTCAGCCTGCGGAAGGAAGAACCTGGCGTCCTCCTTCGGTACCCCGGCGTCTATGAGCGTATTGTAGCAATCATGGGCGGCCGACATTGCCATGTTAGCGGCAATGACGGCTTTTGATCCGCCGTCCTTGATCGACGGCGGCCACACGAACGAGCACTTGTCCGGATCGAACTTCACATAGCGACCTGACTTCTGGCTGAAGGAGGCCAAGCGGTGCCTGACAATCTGATGCGAGCACGCCCTGCTGATTCCTTCGATGAGGAACGTGGCTGACGCGTGCTCCAGCGGGGACTCGTGCCCGTTCTTGATGAGCTTCCGAATGAACTCGGAGTTCACCTTCGGATCGAACGGCTCGTTCTTGGATTCGTACGAAATGCGGGCGCAGGTCTCGATGAGCCTCTGCGGATCCGGCGTGTGCGCTATCCGTGTTACGTGCATCTCAATTTACCTTGCTTTTATTGTTCGAAATGATCTGGGCCACGATGCACGATGCGTCATGGATGATGTGGAGCAGCCCGTCCTTGGTGTCCTGGTTCGCCTCCTTGTCGACGTACTTCGCGAACCCGTTGACCAGGTAGTCGTGAAGCACGGTGACCAAGGCCATCTCCTGCGTGTTGTACCACTTCTTGCTCACTTGCTCTTCCTCTCGATAACGCGGATCCTGAACTCATAGTAGTCGTCCAGGTGCGTGCCGTTGTGCCTCCAGAAGTGCCACAGCCTCCTGCAGGCTCCTATGAACCCGATGTCGCAGTACTCCCTGGACACGGATCCAGCCGAATCGGTTCCGGCGAACTTAAGGACTTCGACGATCTTCTTCATTGGCCGTTGCTGCTCATCATTTGCCCGATTATGCACTGCACCTGTGTAGTGAAGTCGTAGTCAGCCAACCTGCGCATGAAGCAGTTGGTCAGGGCGTCCATGGCAATATGCCTGTGGTCCGCCTTCAGCACCTTCAAAACGCCGTCCCTGAACTCCTTCACCTCTTCTTCGGTGAACGACTTCGAGAGGAGCTCGGCGAGCCATGGCTGAAGATGCGCCCTGTCCCACCAGTTGTAGGAATCGCTGTCGGCCCTGAACATCAGGTGCTTGAGAAACTCCTTGTCCTCAAGGGCGGTCTTCATGGCCTCGTATGAGAGGGTGTGGATGACCTCCTTGGGCAGATCCTGGATCCCCTTGGAGATCATCTGGCCCAGCATCTCGTTGTTGAGCGAAAGCGTCACTTTGACGCCATCTTCCTTCTTTTCGGGCTGCTCGCCCTCTGCGTATACGCGTGTCATTTGTCTAGTTCTCCTTGTATACCATCTTCGGGATAGTCGTCAGTCCAGTTGTCCTCGTACCTAGGCTTCCTGTGCATCAGGTTGGTACGGTTCTTGGAAACCATGTGGAAGCCATTCGCGTCGCAATACTGCTCGCACTCGTTCTGCGAGGTGAAGCCCATGACGTACATGCCGCCCTTCGTGACGGCGTACCAGGGGTAGCTCCAGTTCCGTTCAGCGAGACGCATTCCTAAGTTTCTCCGCCAGTTCGTCGATCCTGCATGCGTACTTTTCGCTGAGCAGGACGAAATGGTTGTAAGACGCCATGAGCTTGTACAGCAGCTTCTTGGCGAGAAGGATGTCGAACTTCTTGACCATCCTTCCCTGCCTGGCCTCTACCGTGTTCATGAAGTCGACCAGGAACTGCGCCTGCCTGTTGCCGAAATCGCTGTCGGGGCAGTCCGCGTCGGCCAGAAGCCTGTACATGCTGTTCGGAAGACGCGGAATCCCCTTGGATCTCCGCTCGTCATTCTTCCTCTTCAGGAAGTATGTCTTTCTGCTCCTGGCCTTCATGTTTAAAAGAACCGCGGCAATCGACGATCCGTCAGCTCCGCATGAATTGGGTGATTTCCCTGACAATCATGTTTCATAGCATCGTTCTTCACCGGCCGCCGCCGAGTCACACGGCGCCTTCTACTTCACTGGTAGGTGTGCTGCGTACACCAGGCCCGGTTGCGTCATGCCGCGGTTGAAATTGTTTGTCCATTGCGCTCTGCACGATCGCCATCTTCGCGGCGTCGGCAATTCTTGGTGTCTGCTGACGGCAGATGGCGTTGCCATCCTCGTCCATGAGACCGCGTCCGACTAGGTCCTTCCTGAGCCTCTCGGCGTCAAAGCCGCTGTGCGCCTCGTCCTCCTCGACGTAGACCTGCTCCGTCTTGTGGATTCCCTTGAGCTTCTCGAACCAGTCCTGGCCGGCGGGCCAGCGCTGCCAGAAGATGTACTCGGCCACGCGGTTGTTGTACGCCTTGATCACGGACTCGACCTTGTTGCCCTTCTTGTCGTATGCAACGACCCTGTACCAGTTGATGGGCGCGATCGCGTCGCTATACCGCTCGTGCAATTCCTCCTCGGTCATGTACAGCTGCATGCGGTCCTTGCAGTCGAGCTCGAACACGGCGTTCGCGAGACAGTGCTGGTATTTCTCGGGAGCATGGTTGCGGAGCCACTCGGCGAACCAGATCCCTCCCTTGTGCGCCGACCACTTTCCCATCTTGTGGCACTTCGGACAAAGGGCTATCCCGTTCTGTGGATCGAAGCGCAGTCCGCTGAACATCTGCCTCGGCATGATGTGGTGCGCGTTGAGCGGTGCGTCCTTCGAGTTCTCCTTCCCGCAGATGGCGCAGTGCCCGTTGTAATAGCCATGCACGATCGCGGCCCACGTCTTGTACAGACGGGTCGTGATCGTCTTCGTCGATTCCTTCTTCGGACGATGCAGCTTCGGTATGCGGGGCTTCTTGGCCTTGCGCGCCTTACTTTGCTTCTTCGTGCGAATCCTGGCGCGGTCCCTGTTGTCCAGGGCTTCTGCGATTACGGGTGCTGGGTCGAGCGGCATATCGATGGATGTGATTGGTGGGTTGGCACTGACAGTAGCACAACAACGATTCTATGTCAACACCTTTTCCGTGGGGAATTTTCAAATCGTCCAATAGCTAAGAAAAAGGGGCGGGCGTACCCGCCCCCTTTCCTCAGGAGTTCGCGCCTACCTTGCGGTGATGCGCCAGATCCTGGTCGGTCTCGGCCGAAACCGAGGTCTCGACAATCCGCTCGTCGATCCCGACCGTCTGGTCGGAACCTCCCGGATGCGAGGCCTTCCAGAGGATACGACGGGCAGGTTCCGCCTCGATGTCCCTCTGGAGCAGGTTCATGAGTCGGACCTCCCCGGCGAGGACCTTTTGGGTCCCGTCGGAGAAGTGCACCTCGAACCGGTGGCTGGACCTGGCCTTGACGAAGACAAGCTCGCCGTGAAGGCCGATGCGGCGAGCCTGTTTGAGACGAGCGTACAGCTCGTCGTTGATGCGGTTGCCCGCGGTGGAAAACCTGAAGCTCATGCTCAGAGTCCCCGTGCCGAATGGATTGTACGGCCCGTCGTCTCGGCGAACGCGGGCTCGTCGCTTGCGCGAGCTTTATCCGGATCAGTGCAGGTCGACCCTCTTTTTGTCGGGGTCCCAGCTGCATCCGAATCCGGAGAGAAGCGCGTCGCGGTCCTCGTCCGAGGAGAGGAGCGAAACGCACTCCGCGTACGAAGCGAGACGGATCCCGTCCTCGCGCAGGCGCTTGAGCGTCATGCGGTAGAGGGGGTCGTCGCGGTGCTTCGACGCCAGGTGGCCCTTGACGGAATTGATCAGCTTGATCATTCCGCGGGCCTCGTCGACCAGGCTGCCGAACTCCGACCTGAACCTATCTGTGATCTGCATCGCGCACGGATGCTACCACAGAAGGGGCCGGATGGCAATAGCGCGACCGGAGCGACGCGGCCGCGCCCATGAACGCCGCCCTCTCGGACAGCGTCATGCCCAGGGCCGGACCGAGGCGTTCGAGGTGGCGCGTCTGGGGAAGGAATCCCTTCTCCCAGCGCTTGACCGACCTCGCGCTCGCCCCGGTCCTCCGGGCGAGCTCGGCCTGCGTGATGCCGATCCGTCTGCGGTAGCGGAGGATCTCGCGGGCCAGGGCGCAACCGTCCATCCTAGTATCGGAAGGAATGGAACGGAGCGCAGCGCTTCTTCTCCGGAAGCCTCATCCGGAGATAGAAGCCGGCGGCACCTTCGCCCCAGGTGGCGCCGTTGCGGACCTCCTCCTCGCTCATGGAACCGTAGTAGATCCCGGGGATGATGGAGAGGTCCGTGTCGTCGTCCGTGCCGGCGTTGACCAGGTCGTTGAGTCCCCCCGCCATCGAACGGAGGGCGACCAGGGCTCGGCCGTGGCTCTGGGCGATCCCCTGAGCGTCCGGTGGGACGAGGGAATCGCCGGGCTTCAGCGTGGAGCTCCCGCAGACGACGAGCGGGAACTGGAACGGGACGTCCTCGGCCGCCGCGGTCTTCGCGTAGCCGAGCATGGCGTCCTTGATGTCACCGAACATCTCGTCGAACTCGTGCGAGTTCTCCTTGACGACGGCGACAGAGGTCCTGTCCGCTCCGCACAGCGGACACTTGACCTTTTCGTCCCGGCACCCCTTGACGGGAGTCTTGACGGACTGTCCGCACACGGAGCAGTGCACGGTGCCCACCCGGGTCGTGGCCACGTTCGCGGCCCGGTTCGGCTTCCTGGGGTCGATGACCCAGGCCCCGCCTTCGTAGCGGGGGAAGATCCGCGGGGCCTCGTACTTGATGAAGCCCCACGTAGCCGCGTGTCCGTCCCACGCGACGATTGCGCCGATCAGCGGCGCCACCTGGCCGTCGAACGGTCCGCCCTCCACGAGACGCGAAGCGGGGATGAACGCCCCGTCCTCGTCGTAATGGTGGAATGCGGCTGCTAGTCCGATCTTGCTCATGGTTTCTCCTTTTGTTTGCGGTTGGGCCAGCCACCCGGGAACCACCCCTGGTGTGAATGACGAAACTGGCCCATTCAAGTAATTATAACCTGAAAATGCATACACTTAACCTACAACAGCATGGAGAGACTTATAAACAGGTTGTTAATAACCTGAAGCTAGAGCGTAACAACATACTGGAAAACAGGGACTTGACGCATAATAATTTTTCAAGCGTTCCTTCCCCTCCTTCCCGAGGTCCTCCCTGCTCCCTCTCTTCTCTTCCCCCGTACCCCTATTATAATACTCTCTCATCCCTCTCCTTCCCTTTCTTCTCTTCTTCACTGTGGGAAACCAAGGTTTCCCTACACCTTTCCAAATACGCATCTCGCACCCGCCGGCCTGCGGCCGTCGTTGCGCAGGAGCAATATGCCAACCGCTTCGCGGCTGCCTACGGCGTCAATATGGCGCTCGGGAGGCCCGACGGGCCTCCCTTCGCTCAGAACCCGATCTCTATAACCTGAACAATCTCGTCCGGATCACCCGAACGAGATTGCCAGGACATTCCAACGGAGAACGAATCCTTGACGGACTGCAGGATACAACCGGCCCCTTCCTTCACCAGTCTGTTGGCCAGACGTGCAGCGTACCCCATCTTGTCCTTGGTGTCAGGATTCATGGTACCGTCCTCCATCTGCATGTGGAAGCAGTCCTCGTCGCAGACGGCCGTCTTCACGGCAACCATGTCGGCGTACAGCCCCGCCTTCTCCCTCCAGTCCTCGACGGACCAGTCCTTCTCGTACGATTTCAGCTCAGCCTCGAAAAGCTGCTTGAGCTTCTTCCATTCGCGTGGAAGTCTGTCGTTGAAGACCTCCTTCTTCTTGGTGCGGTTGAGAGGGCTGTCCAGCCTCGGTATCTTGAACTTCATCGGAACCTCCTGGGTTGCCGCCATACACTACAGGCAATCCAGGAGGTTGTCAACAGAAATCCCCCATGCCCCTGCGGGAGTGCCGGCGTGCGCATTGTCTCGGGTTACAAAGGACCCCACCACCTTCGCCTTGGCGGTCATCAATGTCCGAGGGCATTCATCTCCTCGAAAGAGTCGACGGCCGCATGCGCTGCACGGTGCTCCGTCCCCCAGTCCCCACATCCGCTCTCCTGCAGGGGCACGCAGTCAATCAGGCCACTTCCAGCCCGGCGGGTTCCATGCGGCAACCGTTGAACCGCATGGAGGCATACATTATACTCGGGACTTCGATTTTTTCAACTCCGAAAGCTTTCGCTTGTTCTCGCGAATCTGCTGCCTCAGGCCTGCGAACTCCTTCTCGAACCCGGTCTTGTACTCCAGGAACGTAGCCTTCTGCTTGTAGAGATGGGCCAGATCCCTGAGGTACGCGTGCTTGTTCAGTTCCTTCCGGTTTGCCTGCAGATTGCGGATCCTGTTGTTGACGTCGCGCTCGAGCTTGGCGTTGTTCGGAAGCTCGCAGGCCTTGAGCCTGGAGCATCGGGCGGACAGCACGGCATTGCGCTTTCGCAGATCGTCCTCCGCGGAAGTTGCCTTGACTTCGATGCTCTGGCCAAGGGTCTTCGCATCGAGCTCCTCCTTCCAGCCAAGGTGGTCCATCTTCACGGACGGGCCGCGGGCTCCGCACTTCGGACACATGTAGAACGACACCTTCAGATGGTCGTTCTTACGCGTCATCGGCTCGTTGCAGTACTTACAGCTTGGCATTGTTTTCCTCCTTCTTGGAAATTTCGCTTGACTTTATGCCAATGCGCTTGTACAGGTCCTTGCGAACCTTTTCTCTCAACTCGTCTATTTTCTTTACACGTTCCGCTGCGGACAGATCGTACAATCCGAGTCGCAGCATCATGATGTGCAGACGGTCGTCGTCGATCTCGATGGCGAGATGCGCGAGCTCCGCCAGGATTCCTTTCGTTATGTTGATCGGTACCTTCAGGATCGCGCAGGTCGGATTGTTCAGCACCTCTTCCAGAAGCCCGGGAAGATTGCAGTCGAAATGTTCTTTCATGTCTAGATGTTGTCTAGTAGGATTGTTTTACCGTAAAGCACGGATCAAGCCACAGGAACATCCAGTGTTCGCGTTTGATCCCCACATAGTCGAGAATCCTGGTCACCCACTCTTCAAACGGGCAGTCCGGTTCCGACACGTCCTCGTCCATTGCTTCGTTCAACTTTGTCAGCTGTTCATCCGTGATAGGAAACGTTAGCTGAACAAAGTCCTCATCGAACCGCAGCAGATGTCTGTTGTAGTACTCTCCGTTTGAGTCTGTCACGAGCATGGTTTTTACTCCTTCACGGAATGTCGAATTCCTTTTTGAGCCTCAGGTACTCCTGATAGCGCTTTGCTTTTTCATTCTTTTCGCGTTCTTCCCTGGCCTCGGCTTCCTCTTTTCTTTTTTCATCGGCGAGCTTCCAGTTTATCTCTTTAAGCTCGTCAGACGTTTTTAAGAAAAGAGGCTTTGCAATTACGGCTATCGGGTTGTGCGTGACAAGGACGTACCCGGTTCCGTCATCGAATTTTTCGTTAGCCGCTAGAAACCGTTCTCCTAATGTATTGACGATCTCCCTGGCTTTTTGTTCGATCTTTGCGCTAAGCGAGCAATATCGGTCAACTTCCTCTCTTGTCAATTCCATGCTGTCCTCCTTCACGGGACGTCGAACTTCGGTCTGTTTCTCTCGTTCCATGCCTCGATCGCCTCCTCCGGTTTGTCGAAGTACTCCGTCGTGTTGCCGCAGAAGTCATACGCGCACTCGGCGAAGTATCCAAGGTCGTCATGAACCAGATGGGCTTTGTGTCCGCACTCGGAACATTTTTCCATGTTAAGACTTTCCATCTTTCCTCTCCTTGTCTCGCTCCGGCTTCTTGTACTTCTCGTACCACATCTGGAAGCAGCTTTCGTCGTCGGACGTCACCTTGCCCTTGAACTCGCACTTCCCAGACTCGCAGTATCCCTGCTTCTCGCAGAAGGCGTGGAACTCCTCGCCGTACGTGGCGATCAGGTGGTTCTCGACCTCCTCCTTGTAGTCCTCGTCCTTGAGTTTCTGCATGATGTCGAAGCGGTAGTTTCCGCTCGGACCGCGCTTTCCTTCAAGCGGGATCTTGAGCCACCAGCTGCCTCCTTCCGTAATGAGCTGCCCGTAGCTGTCGAGCTCTGCCGTATCGTCGTCCGTCACGATCATCACCTCCGGCTTGACCTCTCGCTTGTCGTAGAGATCGGGATTCCGATAGTAATTGTCGTTTACGTACTTTTCCAGTTTTTCGAAGGCATCCTGGTACGAGTCGCCACGCGACCAGTCGCCGTCCGTGATGAGAATGATCTTCATGTCAGCTTCCTTTCGTTCCTTTCCCGCCCGCGCTCGTAGAACAGCTCGGACGGCTCCTTGCACTGCCCCATTCCGGGGATGCTCCACACGCACGAGGCGCAACCTTCCAGCATGAGCGACGACTCGTCGACTCCGGGCATCGTAACCACGAGAATGCGCTTGCCCTTGGCGAATGCGTAGCCGCATTCCCATGCCGTACCCATTGCCGCGTGCTGGCGCCCGAAGTCGCATGCCACAACCCAGTCGCATTCGTCGATCGCCAGCACGTCCATCGTGAAAACGCATTGCGCCCACGATTCCTGGGAGATGCCCCAGGCGTTCGGGACCCGGTGTTCGCACGGACGGTAGACCCCCACGTCAGAGCCCCAGCGTCTGAGAAGCGTGCATACGGCGTCGACCCTGTCCGTGATCGCCTTCTCCGCCACAACGGGTCCGGCCAGGTATACCTTGATCATCGCTTCTCCTTGTTATGCATGCTTCTTGTCCTTTACAATTCGCCACGGTCCGATCTCGCGGACCACGATCTTGTACCAGCCCTCCGGCCGACAGATGTCGTACGCGGAATCCGACTCCTTGAACCGTGCGATCTCCGCCTTGGCCTGCTTCAGCGTCTTGAACCCGTCTGAGACGACAACCTCGCCTCCGGCCTTCACGTTGTACTCTTTCATTCGTTCTCCTTTCTTACGATGACGACCTTGCGGTCATAGGCAAGACGAACGATAGCCGTGGCGACTCCTTCGGCCAATTCCATCATGCCCTTTCCCAGACTCTTCAGTTCGTCGGTGCTATTCAAAGTATTGAGCACGAGCTTGAGGAACTCTTCCTCGCTCAAGGCGTCCACGGTACGGACGCCTTCTTCATTATTTTCGGTCATTCTTTTCTGCCTTCCTTTTCATCTTGTCGAACTGATTCCATGCGCGGCTCATGAGAACGTCGTGCATGTGCCGAACAAGGCGGAGGGTCGTCTCCAGCTCCTCCACCCCTTCGATGTGACCCTTGCCCGTCGGAAACGACGAACTGGTCTCGGCTATCAGCCTTGCGGCCCAGTCCAGCCTCGTCATGCCCTCCGTGGCATGACGTAGATTGGTTACTTCTTCGCTAGTCATTGTAATTCATCCTGTTTGTCTTCTATCCATCTGTTGTCCAAGACAACGAATCCAACGACGGCGGCAGCCATCAGGAGAATCCATAAGACCCAGAACACGACCACCGCATACGATTTCGTGCACGACTCGTACAGCTTTTCGATATGGACACCGGGCCTGAGTCCGGTCCCGTCGGAAACGGTTCCTTTCTCGAGCTTGGTGAACGCAGATGCACGGAACTTGGCCGGCATGGACGTGAACTCGATCCTGGTATTGAGACCGGTATCCACGGTCTTGTATTTGTTGCCGACCCATGAATAGTCGAATTTTCCATACGGAAATTCAACACCCATGTACGAGACTTTCTTCGAATGGGACTTCTCCACCTTGAAGGTGTCCCAAGTCCAATAATGCTCGACCCTCGTGTGGGTGTGCACATGGCCCTTTCCGTCGGTCGTCGTGTAGGTGACGGTCCTGGTGTGGCGCGTGTACCTTTGGTGGTCGGCCATGATCCACAGCCACTGGCCTCCGAGTTTTTCGTGCGACACCGTGTCGACGGCCTTGAACTCGCCTTCTACGAAGGCGTATCCTATGTCGGTACGGGCTCCGATGAGGAACCCGTCCTCGGTGGCGATCTTCGCTGCCTGCCTGTAGCGGAGGTTCCTCTGGTTCACACCATGCTCTATCCTCGTCGAGATCAGGAATCCGGCGAGGAATAGCACGGACGCGATCGTGACAGAGAAGATGGCCTCCCTCAGCGTCACGACTACCCTGTCCATGGCTAGAACAGTGTCATCGGCTTGCTGTCCTTGACGGACTCATCGGCCTCGTAATAGTCGTACTTGACCACCTCGTAGCCTGTCCATCCGAGGAAGATGCTAGTCGGGAACTTGCGGACGTGGCGGTTGTAGTCGCGCACGAACTCGTTGTACGCCTTCTTGGACTGCGCCAGATGGTTCTCCATCAGGGAAATCTCGGTCATCAGCTGAGCGTAGTTCGACTGCGACCTGAGCTCCGGGTATTGCTCCGCGACGGCGTTGACGGCCGCGATGCACTGCTTGGCGTCGCTGGCCGACATGTTCTTGCCGCGTGCCGTGATCACCTCGAGCAGCGTCTTGTACTCGTGTTCGTCGTACTTCTTCACGCATTCGGCCAGTTCGGTCAACTTGTTGAATCTGTTTACAAGTTGGACGTCGATTCCCGACTTCGCGGCGTTTACGCTCTCCTCGAGCGAGATGGCTCCGTTCTTGGAGCTGTACACCATGCAGACGCCGACAAGAAAGATGCCGGCGATGGCGGAGATTGTCACTAGTGCGAGTTTCATGTTGTGTATTCCTTGTTTTTGTTTGTTGTTTTCGGTTTCGATCTTTCGTACTCGTCCTTGTAAATTCGCGTCCACCTGTCGTCATTCCTATCGTCGAACCGGGAACAGCTGGTGACGTCCTGCGCGGTTGCGCCCCAGTAGCAGAGGCCTCCGTTGAACATACCGTGGTAGTTCCTGCACAGAAGGCAGAACCGCTCGAAGTGGTCGCGACGCTTTTCGGAGAGCTCCCTGGCCCTGGCGGCCCGTCGCTTCGAAAGCTCCGACTGAAGCTTCGAAAGCTCCGCCTGGAGCTCCTCGTCGGAAAACTCCGACAGGTCCGCAGGGTGTTCCGGCTGCGGGACTGGCGGATGCATTCTTCTCAGGAGCCCTTCGACGGACATGTCCTTCAGGAAAGACGGGTCGCCGGACTTGACCAGAATCACGTTCGGGCCGATACCCTTCATGTGTGGCTCTCCCACCCGTTGTCGCGGTAGATGAGACCGCCGTTGATGATCTTGTTGCCGTCCTTGTCGCGTGTCACGAACGCGAACCAGTTCTCCTCGTACGGGTCGTAGTACAGCGTGACGGTATCGTCCCAGTTGTAACCGGACAGCTTCCACATGATCCACTGGGACAACGTCATCTTACCGTCGTCGACCGGAAGGTTGACGCACCTGTGAAACCTTTCGTGGGTTTCCTCGTCTCCGAATTTGATGTTTGCCATGCTACACCTCCACTTCCAGGCAGGGGTCCGGATCCCAGAACTCCCAACGGTTCTTCTTGTCGTTCTTCCACGAATCGTCCTTCCTGGCCTTTTCGATCACGGCTTCGATCCAGTCGGCGAACGTTGGAAAGTCGGCGTAACCCACGTATTCGGCCGCTTCGTGTATGGAATCGATCTGCCCCCACGATAGGTCGAACCGGAACTTCACGTACATGGTCACGTCAGGAGTGTCTCCAAGGCCCTCCGGGTCCTTGTCCGTGAACTTGATCAGCTTCGTATCGGCGTCTTTGTTCTGTTTGTACATCATTTCCTGGTCCCTTTCTTCAGTTTAATCTCCACATTCTTGGCGAGCTCCTGGCACGTCTTGTAGCTGATGCACAGTTCCATGACCTTGAGCTCCTTCGCGCGGATCTCGTCTGACAGCTTCCGCAGGTCCTCCTGCACCTCGGACGTACCGTGTTCGCAGGAGAACAACTCGTTCGCGGCCGCGTTTACGCCGCGGGCGGCCGCCTCCAAGGAAGCGACCGCCTGCAGGTAAGCCTCGAACTCGCGGGACTGCGTGAACGACATTTCTTTAATGTTGATCATTGATTTTCCTCCCTGTTGTAGCTTTCCAGGCACCTCGTCAGGTAGCGGTGCATCCGCTTTGTGGCGTCAATTCCGAACACATGCATCCTCTCGAACCCGAAGACCCATGCCCTCAGCTCGTGCTCGAACCTCGTCACTCGGTGATTCCTCCCTGTCTTCGTGCGCTCGTCTCGGATGTGGCCGACCTCGTGGAAGAACGCCGCGGCGAGCTCCTCGCCGTCGTCGTACTCACCGAGCCAGACCGTCCGTCTGCACTGCCCTCCCTTGTTGCGGCCCGGATTCGGGTCAGGGTACAGCAGGCGGATCCGGTGCTTCTTCGCGTAGTCCCGGATCGCGTCCTCGTAGAACTTCTTGTTCATTTCTTCGATCCCTTGTATCGGTCGCTGATGTCCCTGGGTATGAGGTAGAAGTCGGACATAAGCTCTTTCAAGTGCTTGTCGGTCCACACCGGTTCGTCGCGTTGCGACACGGAGGTAATGTACCAGTCGTGTAGCAGACCGATGTCAACCGCATATTTGCGAACCGCCTTGTCGAACGCCTTTACGAGGAATTCCTTGTTGCAGAACTCGTCGGACAAGATGTCCTTCAACTCCTCGCTTACCTCCACCTTGTTGCTCACGTCGCCTCCTTGCTGGCGTCTCGGACACCGTACATCAGGTACTTGACGCCGAACGGGTGCCGCTCGTCGAACCAGTGCCACACGTCCTCGACCTTTGTTCCCTTCTCGAACATAACGCCAATCGCGTGGAACCGTTCCTGCAGCCTGTCATCGGACGAAACGGGAATCTTTCCAAGCTCCTTCCACAGCCTTTCCAGCTCGTCGATCTCGTACCAGCTGCACGTCACATGGAAGTACGGGTGGCGGCATTTTTCGTCGAAGATTTTCACGTCATCGAGACGAAGTATTCCTCCGGCCATGCTTTCAAGCTGAACTATCGTCATCTTCAGCTTCTTCCAATCTTTATATGTCATGCTACCTCCTTTACGGTGATTGTGTACTTCGCGCTTCCGGTCTGCATATGCCACTCTCCGACGATGCCATCGAACTCAGGGTCGGTAAAGCAAAGCTCGTCGCCGTCCTTCGAGAACAGTACAGCCTCGGCCCAGAGGTTGTGCTGCCCGCTGCAGACCTTGATGTCAGCTTGCTTCCCATCCTTGAACTCGACGGTTTCCTCGTAGATGGTCCTGTCCCAACCGATCTCCTCCTTCTCGAAGTCCTCTTCCGTCATCTCCTCGTACGAGAGAAGGTGCTTGAGCCAGTCGCTGGTCTCCTTGTCGATTTCGACCGTTTCCTTGTAATGTCTCATTTTTACAACCTTTTTTCCGAGAAGCGTTACTTCGTCATCGCTGGTCTCCCGTCATTAGATTGTACCCGTCGCCGGACGCGAGCTTGTCCAGCCCCTCGTAGCAGTCCTCGGGCACATGCGGGAACATTCCCTTGTTGTCCAGGTCCCCTAGAAGCTCTAGATCTCCGACGTACCTGTCAAAGGCCTCGAACGGGATGGAGTAGTCGTGGTCCTGCTGCCACTTGATCCGGTGGGCCCGGATCACCAGGGCAAACTCCTTCGAGTAGCCCCGGATCTCTTGCGCCGCCTGATCAAGGTGTCCAATTACCATGTGAGAGTACGGGTAGCCGTCCTCGACCTCCTCGATTAGGACGGCCGCGTTTCCGATGTGCTTTAGAAGGCACTGTAGGCATGGTTGTCTCATTACCAGTCACCTCCGTCGTTTTCGATGTCGATCTTGCAAACGGCATTGTTCGGATTCAGACCGCCGCCGTGTGTACATCCGGTGACACCGTCGATCTCCGGCCGCAGATCCGGCTCATCGTTGCCGTCGCCGCTGTGCAGCATCACGAACAGCGAGCCGCCGGCCGAATACAGCCACAGACGGTTCGGCTTGGAGTTCCATTTGCGAGCGAGACGCTGCATGGATTTCACGCAGGACTCCTCGAACTCCGTCAGTTCGGCACCACCCTCAGTGGTCATTTCTTCCTCCCGTACTTCTTCACGATCGCGCAAACGACCTCCGTCATGATCTGCCCGGCATTGCCAGGATACCCGATCAGGAAGTCGTCGTCGAACAGCTCCGTGACCAGCACGGACGCAGCGTCGTCGACCGACATCGGAGGGGCGCAGATGTCCCCGTCGTCAATCGGAGACTTGTTCTTTTCGAACCATTCGTCTAGTGTCATTGCTTTTCTCCTCGTTCGGTCTTAGTGTTTTTCTCCCATAGGTTACACACGTGACCCTCGTCCGTTTCAGCCCCGCCGTACGCTCCGTACGTTTCCGGAGTATAGTCCGGCATGTTTTTTCGAAGCTCCTGCTCGTACGAGTCGAACTCGGCCTGCCTCGGATGGCGGCATCCGGCGTTCTCGTAGTTCCTGTCAAACCACCAGCAGGTTCCGCAGCAACGCTCGACCTGCCGGAAGTTCACGGACTCCTTGAACTTTTTCTCTTCGTCAAAGGTCATCACCAGGCCTCGGTAGACTTGATGAAGTTCTTGGTCAGCTCGAACAGCTTGCGGCAGTCCACGTTCGCGCTTCCGTCGACGACGTACCACTTTCCGTCCTTGAAGAGGTATCCCCACTCGTCGATATCCCCGTGGACGAACTCGTCAACACCATTGTACTTGATTTGCTCGAAGTCTTCGCCCCGGTCCCGGTGGTACGCCACAGTGACGTCCGCCTGCGGACGGTCGAACGTGTGCGGCTTCTTTGTGGAAACCTTTGTTCCGAGCGACGAGATAGCCCCGAGCTTCACCAGGCTCTTCACCTTGCTGAGAGTCTTGTAGTGGTTCAGCAAAATGGTCCCGTGATGGGACGGATAGCCGTCCCAGTGAGAGTAGATGGAGACGACGGAACCGTCTTTCTCCACGTACCCGATTCTTGATCTTGTGCTCATGTTTTCCTCCTATTCTTCGTATTTACCGACCTTTTCCTTCTTGGCCAGTGCCTTCGTATCGACCCCGATCGCATTGAGGCGGCGAATCGTCACGTTGGTGTAGAACCCTGCGAACGTGGCATGGTCCACCACCTTCCTGCCATGATCGTCGTAGTGTCCGTTGGCGATCTCGTGGCCATGGAGTATCAGCTTCCACCAATTCTCCTTCTTGTCCACGACGACGCATGTGTTGCAGCCAGCGAACCATCTGCCTTGATCGACCGCGTCCCTTACGTTTTCATCGATGTCCTTCATGACAGCAGCTCCTTGTTATTGTTGATGAACGTTTCCGCGTCTTCCAGAAGCTCACGCATCGGAATGCAGTCCAGGGAACTTCCGCGTATGTCGAAGTCAAGGAAGCGCCGAACAAGCCTTGCGGCCTGCTCGGCCTTCTCCCAGAACCGGACCTTCTCCCGGTGCTCCGCTTCGTTGCTTCGACGCAGATCGTAGCACTCGTTTCCGACCTGCTCCAGCTCGTCCTTCAGATCATGGATCTTCCAGTTCAGAGCCGTCACGGAGTTCTCCCCATAGTAGTCGATCAGCTTTTCGCAGGCCTCCTTGTACGACCCGTTCTCCAGAAGGGTCCGGATGTACACGGCGTCCACGTTCGGCAACGACAGGCTGGAATCGACGGCAAACCGCTTCACGAACAGCGTGCTAAGATCGTTGTCCATCTTTATCCTCCTTGTCCTTCCGGCTGCAACGGAACTCGATGTTGATATCCTCCGCGATCGACATGGCCAGGATCCCGCAGACCCCTCCTCCCAGGCAAGCCACGATGATTCTCGTGAACTTGTACAGGAAGATGGCGTCCAGCACCGTCGCCACGATAGCCCCGACGAAAAGCCCGACAGTGACCAGGAAGACCCAGTCGAACCACAGGTGCTTCGGATCACTGCTCATCGGACTTCCCCTTCCTCATGGCGTTCATGGCGTCGGCAAGATCCTGGATCACCTCGACGAGGTTCTCGACGAAGTACCGCTTGCAAGAGTACCCCGGCACCGAGAACCCCTCCATCGACGCCCGGATACCGGTCAGCTTGTCGTACGCGGCCTGCGCGTCTCGGTACTGCAGCCCGTGCTTCGTGAACACGTCCGTGATGTCGTTGTAGATCTTCCTGTCGAATTCGAGCAGCTCCTGCTCGGCCTTCTTCTCCTCATCGAAATCGTCCATTTCAACTCCTTACAGTTTGATGCTGTTGGCAACACGGCGGACCTCCGCCATGCTCTTCATGCTGTCGTTCTGGAGATGGCCGATCGTCTTCTTTATACGATTCAGCGCCTTCTCCAGCTCGTCGGCCCAGTCTAGGATCGCCTTGTCGTCGTCCCGCAGGCAGACTGCCGCCTGCCTGACCGTCACGGCGTCAGCTACGCGATCTTCGAGTTCTTTCGCGATCTTGGCCGCGTACGAGTCCGTTGCCGCAGCCCGCATGTCTTTTATGATCTGTTCAATCGTTTTCACTAGTTCCTCCTATCGTTTTAGTCATTTCTTCCAGCATTGCGTCTACAGCCTCCATCTCTGCCTCCGCTTTTGAATAGAAGCTTTTGGCGTATGCACGTTCAACCCTTCGCATCGAGCTGTCTATCTTCTCCGAAAGGCCCTTTAGCTTGCGCCACTTGGATCTTCTCGACCTTCGCTCGGCACCGCCGCCGGTCTTGTACTTGAACCTTATGTCGTGGAACGCGCAGGCCTTCTCTACCACACGGACGATCTTTGCGACCTTGTCGTCGTACGCCTTCCATTCGGCGTCCGCCTCGGCATCGCCGGAGCCCTTTTCCGGCCTTGCATGCATGGGCCTCGTAGGAGCGCCTTCAGATGCCATGTTCAGCCTGAAGCAGTCCATGCACGGGAACGGCGGTATGCAACGCTCGATGACCGGAAGCCGGTGTTCCATAAAGGATCCCAGCTTCCAGATACCTCGGTCGTTGTCCTCCAGCACGGACCGCTCCGACATGTACTCGTCGATGGTCGACGGACCGTCCAGCCTTGTAACGGGGCACGTGAACATCACGTCTCCGCGGCTGGAATCCCCGTATCTTCCGACAAGCGGCATCTTCAGCAGCTCGTCGACGAACATCCAGCCGCACAGCGTCACGATGGACGGCAGGCACGACCATCTGTTCATCTCCAGCCACGTTTCGTCCGCGTCGTTCGGGTTGTCCTCACGCGTACTCCACGGCTGCGGCTCCAGGTGTATGCCGGACAGTATCGCGACCCTTGTCCTTCCGAACTCGAGCCCTCCTTGTCCGACCGCGCCTACGGACAGCCACGGCTTTCGTATGTTGGTGGACACCACCATCCTGGCGCCTTCGGAGTCGAACCAGGATCCGGCGTGCCTGTACGACCCGTCGAACCTGTTTCGTATGTCCTCCTCCGTCGGACACCAGAACGTGACTCCGTACCGCTTTGCGAACGCGATCTCGGCCAGGCATTCCAGAAACCCGTCCGGCCCGTCGCATGCCAGCTCCCTCATGTGGTGCAGGGCATGCGCGGCCTCCAGGATCCTGTAGCCGTCCGGCGTATTGACCAGGTCCATGGTCCACCTTCCGGTAGGACGCATGAACTCGCCTCCGCCGGACGGCCGTCCGACATGGTTCAGCCCCTGCAGGATCGACTCCCAGTCGGTGTTCACCGATTCCATGGCTGGCACGGACTTCCTGTCGAATATCTTCACGGTGGATCCCTGGCAGTATGGCGCCGTCAGGGCGTACCTCCACATCTTGTCGACGTCCGTGCACACCTCGGGATGCAGCGGCTCGAATTCCGGTATGTCGGCGTTCGGCCACCACTTCGTGGGAAAGCATGCCGTCATTCCCTCCATGGAAAGGAGGGACTCATAGAGCTTTGACACCCGTTCGCTCCGCCTTTCCATGAATGGGCTCATTGCAGCTTGTCCTCCTTGAACATGTCGTATCTTCTGTACTCGGACACAAGCGACGACGATGTTATGAACCTGCCGCCTTCCTGCTGCTTCCTGTTCAAGAAGGACATGGCGTCGGTCTTCGTTCGGAACGACGACGCACCAAGCGGACGGACTATCTCACCGTACGTGTTGCATTCGAACATGACGATGATCCATCTAGGCTGGCTGGGCGAGCCTTTTCGGTCCGGATCGGCCGCCTTGCAGACGGATTTGACGTATTGGTCGCTGAAATCCGGGTACCCCGGGTTGACGGTACCGAAAAGGCCGGAGAAGTACTTCTGGTACTCCCACACGCTCAGCTCGTCGTTGTCGTACGCCTTCCTCAGCGATTTGAAGTCCGTGTACATTTCAGTCTTCTCTGCTGGCGATGTCGTGTTCTATGCCGATCTGGCGGATCTCGTTCTCGAGGCCTCGCACCGGCATGACGGTCGCGCCGATCCCGTTGACCACGTAGACCCTGCATCCGTACAAGTCCATGTTCAGCTTTGCTGCGCTTCCGTCCTGCCGGTAGCGGATGTTGTTTCCGGCCACCAGCGTGTCGAACGACGAGTCTAGCATAGACCTGCCCAGAATGAAAGCAAGTTCCGTGCCGGCCGGGTAGAAGTGGGCGGCCTCCTGGTACAGCCTCCACAGCGAGAACGCGGACGCCTCGCTGTTGGTTCCGTTCACCGGGTGGTCCTTCAGCCACGACTTAAGGGCCCACTGGCGGACGTGCCGTCCGTGGGCGGTCTTGTCCCTGGACGAGATGGATCCGACGCAAGCCCATTCCGAGCTTGCGAACACGGAACCCTTCCAGTTCTTGGCCTTTCCGCCCTCTGTGCCGCGGATGTTCCTCCATCCTAGACGCTCCATCTCCCGGATCACGTCGTCGATCGTCACCGGACCGTATGCGCCGAGCTTCCTCGCGACCGTCTGTGCCGATTCGACCAACGGAGCGTCCTTCGATGCGCCCGCAGCGATGCCGATCTGTTTTTCGGCTTCGGCGACCTTGTCGTCGTGCTTTCGCTCCTCGGCCTTCTTCGCAGCCTTGTAGTCGATCCAAGGCTTAACCTTGTCTCCAGATGGCGGCGGTACGCTGTATCCTTTCACGAATCCAGGTGCTGTCATTCGAATGCCTCCTTTGTCTCTTTTTCTCCAATGACCGGTGCGCAGTCTATGCCGAAGAAATGGAGTAGGACCTTCCTTGACTCCCTTTCTACGATGTTTGCACGGACTTCACCGCTTCTGTCGTTCACACAGGCGGACGTTATGATGTTGTCCGCCATATGGGATATTTCGTGCATGAAGGTCGGTACGGCGTCGTTGCGCTCGTTGCGCTCCGAGCTAACCCAGACGAATTCAGCCATGGCCATGCCTCTGCGGAAAGGACCGTGGAAGCAATATCCAAGAGATTCGTCGTGCTTGCTGTCCTGGTCGTAGATCTTCTTGTACAAGATCTTCATCTCGTCGAACGTGCAATGGGCGTAGATGATCGCGCATCCGAAGAGATCGTCGACGCCGACAAGTATGTCGTTGGTCTTCTTCAACCTTTCATACAGGTCGGATTCCAGGCACTTGATATCCCTTTTTACAACCTTTACGACCTTGTGGATGTTATCCTTCCCTGATTGAAGCTTCCTCGACATCGATCACTTTCTCCTTTCGCTTAGACTTGCCGCTAAAAACAACGCTGCGGGCTTTTCCGTAGCCCCATTCCACAAGATTGGACACCATGCCGAAGACACCGCATCCGAACATCCTGATGCCCTCGAACGTCTCGGTATAGTACTCCTTTGAAGTTTTTCCCATCCTATTCCCCTTTCTTTGTTGAATGTTGTTCCTTCCACTCCCTTGAATCGACCGGAGGTCCGCCGTACTTCTCGCAGATCTCCCCGACCCAGGGATTGAATTTCTTCCAGTTGTTCTTGTGCCCGACCACCTGGTGGCACGAGCGGCACAGTACGATCAGGTTGTCCGGATCATTCTTGCGCTCGGGACAGGCCAGCTGGCTGATGACATGGTGCCGGTTCAGGTTCACGTGAGAACCGCAGAACTTGCACTCGTGCATCGGCAGCTGCTTGTACTGCCAGGCGGCCATTGCCGTCCCTTCCGGAACGTAGATGTACGCGTCAGACTTCCTCCTGAGAAGAAGCCACAGGATGTACGCGATGACGGCAATGGCCGCGATATCGAGGATCTCATCCATTTCTCTTGTCCTTCTTCAGATACTTGAACCAGTCCTTTGCAACTTCGTACATCCCGGCCTGGACCGTCTCCGACGTGTCCTCGTCCATCTTGTATACGTCGCCGGCGCTCTCGCCCGTGAACCACGAGATGAACTTCCCGAACAGAACCGGTCCGACGTCCTTGTCGAACGGGAGCTTCGTAAAGTTCTCAGGGATCCAATCCACGTGGGTCGCGATGCCGGTGTCGAACACGACGTCCCTTAGAATCTGGACCAGGTAGATGAACCACGCTTCGTCGATGATCTTCTCGGGCTTGTCGTCGTACCGCATCTTGAAGAACGTGTCGAAGTGCGACTTCAGCGCCTTCGCCCGTTTCGTGCGGAGCCAGGACTTGTCGTCTACGACGAAGATGTCTTCGTCGGCGATCCGGTTCCATTGGTTTTCGCTAGTCATGCTTCTTCTCCGTGTGCAGAAGCCACCCGCCGTACGTGTTCGCGTCCGGCTCGTCTTCGTTAGGGTGCTCCTTGATGTACGCGTCCTCGGCCTCGGTTTCGTTCCTGAACCTGTCGCAGTTGCGAGCCGGCTCCGACAGAGCCGCCTTTGCGTCGAGCCACGTCTTCTTGTCGACGATCGAGAAGATGTCGTACGCAGCCGACCTGATCTCGATGTTGTAGACTAGATCCTCCAAGGCATTCCTGATGGCCGCGGCATTGCCGTACGGTGCCTCGTCGCGGTTCCTCGTCGGATGGTTGCATCCGTCCGGGTCTCCGTACCATGGGCAGTTCTCTTGCTCGCACAGGGTCTGGTCGCCCTCCTCGTTCGCCAGCCGGCATGCCTCTCTAGTGGTTTTCTTCGTCATCGAATTTCCTCCCGTGTTCGTCCTTGTACCGTTCCCAGCCCCTGGACAGGTTGTCAACGAGGCAGTAGAAGTACTCATATCCGGCAAACATGTCGTACCAATCGTCGGAACACTGTTGCGTGTTCACACACTCGTCCAGGAACCATTCCGGATCCATGTCGTCCGGAACCTTGACATCCAGGACCATCTCGTCCATCAGGAACATGACCTCCTTCACGAACGCGATCTCGGCCGCCATGTTGATGGCGTCTGCCTTGTCCATGGACTCCAGCCATTTGGCATAGGCCGGCTGTAGAGCCTTGTAGAATTCCGATCCGTTCACTTCTTCGCCTTTTTCTTCGGAAGCTCCTTGTCGAGAAGCTTCTGGATGCTCCTCAGAGCCGCGGTGGCTCCAGAGAAGTTCGCGTCTCCATAGCGTTCACGCGCCTTTTCGATAAGGTCCTCGATCTTTTCGATAAGCGCCCCGCGACGCATGTTCAGCTTGGTCACATACCCAAGCGCGCAGTAGTAGTCGTTCATGCTTCCTCCTCAACGATTTTGAAAGTCCTGTATTCAGAGTCGTCGAACGTCATGACGACCTTCCTGTCGGACTTGTCTATGTGGAACATCATCCGTATGTCTTTGGCGTCCTCCGGGTCATATCCGGATACGACGTCCTCCACGATCTCCCCGCAGAATCTGTCGATTTCGAGCTTTGCCTCCTTTGGGGACTTGTACTTCTCGTGCCACAGCTCAACGTACACCTCGAAGTCGGAGGTGTCTCCCGTTGAAAAGTGGCCGTACACAATTCTGTACGTTTTCATGCTTCCTCCTCTATGATCCTGTAGTGTATGTGCTCTGTTCCGCCGTAGTCGACGGTGTACTCGTCTCCACCGTCGTACTCCTCGATGCTTCCGTAGCCGCACCCTTCCTTGTATTCCTCCGCATCGGAGAGAATGGCCTTCTTCGCCTTTGCGAACGTCTTGTACTTCGTCGGGAACAGGGTGAGGATCATCTCCTCCTCGGACATGTCGAAGCACCCCATCAGCACCCTGTAGACCTTCATCGGTTTTCCTCCCTGTCTAGCGGTGCTTTGTTGCACCCGTCGTCGATCATCCAGCACAACTTCTCCGACATCTTCGAGATTTCCCGGATGTTGCCCCTCTCGGTGGCGGTGCAGTACGGAACCCCATCGATCACCTCCCGGTGGTCGCAGTTCGTACAATTCGGATACCCGGGGTATCCTCCTTCTACTTCAATTCCGTACATTCATTTTGCCCCTTTCAGTTCCACCGGGATCCGGTCGTTCGGATCGACTTCCGCGTCCTTGTTGATCAGCGACAGGAACTTGTTGATCCTGTAGCTGGTTGACGTGCCGCGTTTGACGTCGGAACCGACATGCAGCCCCTTGCCCGGCTCCCAGTACGACCAGCTGACGAACACGTAGTCCTCCTCCGGGTCCACGTGGATTTCGTCCACGCAAATCACGTTCTTGTCCGGATTCTCTTCTCGGACAAGCTTACCGGCCCTGTTTACCAGGTCCCAGTATGTGTCGTTCGTTTCGACAAGAGCGACCTTGGTGATTAGCTTCGGCTTAGCCATCGTAGCCTCCCAGGTCGTTGACGTACTGGACGAACTCGATAGGGTCGATGTGCTCCTCGAGCCATGCCTCCACGGACAGCTTATCCTTGAAGAACACGAAGTGTCCCTCCGCGTCATAGCTGAAGTACTCCGCGTTCTGAAACGAGCTCAGCGAAAGCGGCTCGATCCGGTTAAGCATGGAGTCCTTCCATTGGGTCGTCTCCCAGCTGTGCGACAGAAGCGCGTCCTCAAACGTGTCCCATGCCGTAGTACCGTCGCGCCAACTGTCCTCGAATTCGTCGATCGGCTGGAACATCGGCTCCGAATCACGAATTGACTCTAGATACTCGTTGCCATACCTCAGCAGGAGCTCGCCGTAGTCCGCCGTCCAATCCGGCTCATCGGAGCGCTCCTCCTTGTTGTCGTCCCAGACCTTGACGGTGCTGAAGAGATTGGTCTTCGCCTTCAGCTCCGGGATCCGCTTCTCGAATTCGATCTCGCAGCTCATTTGGTTCCTCCTATTGTGATCTTGACCTTCACCGGATGCACGATCGCCTTCGGGTCGATGCACGGGAGCGGCCTTCCGTCGCTCCCGACATGCCCCTCCAGCGACTTCCTGCGGAGCCCGTTCCACACCTTGGCGACCTCCTGGGCCTCCCACTTGGTCGCCTTGTTGATGGGCATGGCCCCGATAATCCCCTCGTACCCGAAGCTACCGAGGCGCAGATCCTTGAACTCGACGTTCGGGTTGCCGCGGTAGAGCAGCGACCCGTCGTCGGTCGCCAGAACCCATCCGATCAGGACCCTTTCATCGTATTTCGGTCTCATTTCTTCTTCCTTTCCGTTGGGATCTTTACGACCTTGTACATGACCGGATACGGTTCACCGTACCGCATCCAAGACATGGAACTTCTGGACTCGGAAATCATCCAGTCGTTGATGGTCATACCGCGGATCATGTCCTCAGTCGCGCCCTCCCAGTCGTCCAACGACCGCTTCACATCGTCGTCTATTTCGGAATTGAACTTCTTGCGGATGACGTCCATGGCGGCCTTCCTTGTAGGGTAGAAGCCTTTGACGCCGCACTCCATCACCCAGGGCTCGTTGCTGTTTGGCTGTTTGCACCAGAGAATCGTGTAGCTCATGTTGCCTCCTATCTGATTTGGACCAGGCCCACGACGTCCTTCAGCATGCTGAGCAGCTCGTGCGTCGTAGCTCCGTACGGGGTCGGCATGCCGCGGTCCTTCCATTCCTCTCCGACATCCCCTGACCGGTGGGCGTCCTCGACCTTGCGAAGGGCGTCGTAGTATGTGCCCTTATTGACGCTGCGCCACATCTCCTCCGGCTTGTCGAGGTAGGTCGTCCTGAGGAAGACCGACTTCGACGGGTCGTCGAACGACACGACGCAGTATCTGAACTCGAAACTCTTCATTCCAGTTCGCCCCCATGCTGCTTCCAGAACCTGTACATCTCTTCCGCGTCCTCGTTGATGCGCTTGGCGATGGCTCGCCATCCGCCCTTCGGCTTGCGCGGAACGTCGAACGACAGGTCGTAGACATCACCGTATTCGTTGCACGGGTACGGCATCGTGAAATCTAAGTCGTAGTCGCACTGCATACCGTTGTCCGCGTCCTGGTATCGGATTCCGGCCTGGATTACGTAGTGCTCGTCCTGGTACGACTCGGGGCAGTCTTCCTTTTCCCCAACGTCGTGCCAGCCGATCACCGCGCACCATTCTCGTCCGGCGTGCGGGTTCTCCTCTTCCCCGTTCCCATTGAGGAAGTCGGGCTCAACCCACAATACGTAGTGGCAGCATCCGCCGCGATCACGATTGTTCCACAGCCACTGGACCGAGCTCTTTACTTCGCTGGGCTTCAGCTTCCTTATTTTTTTCTTCATACCTCTTTGCCTCCTTGTCCACCCATTCAGGGCGTTCCTCGCCGACGCTGTCGAAGGCGTCGGCCGTGATTTCCCACTCCTCGGCTTCGCCGAGCTTGTACTTGGCCTGCCTCTCGATGTTGGCATCCATGTCGTAGACCTTGTAGAAGCCGGGTTCTCCTGGAAGGCACCCGACGGCGATCGTCCGCCCGCTCCCGCACACGTAGATCCTCTGCGAGTACAGGAGCGGGTTGGAGCGGCACATGGCCGCGAACTGGCTAGCCGTTATTCTTATTGGCTTCATCGATCATCTCCTCCGCATCATCGAGGCTTCGCTTTCCGTCATTCCACTTCTCCTTGTTGTACGGCTCCACATCCGTTGCGTGGATGCAGAAGAATTGCCTGCCGGTGTCGACCTCTCGTAGAGTCATCACCGTGTTCTCGTTCTCGATCTTCTCGGAGTCCGACGCGATCTTCTGGATCGTGCACCGGTGTTTCTCGCCGAAACTGTTGAATACGACGCACTTCCCCTGCTTCACCCAGCGGTACTTCTCCGCGAATTCGTTGTACGGGACGTAGTCCTTGGCCTTGACCTTGACGATCAGGCGGCCTCCGTTCGGCCCGTACAGGCGGACCTTCGGGCGAAGAACGACGCCCTCCATGGGCGCGTTCGAGTTGATCCAGGACTTCGGATTGCTCTTCACGAACTCGATCGCCTCGATAGGCGTCATGTCCGGGAGCGTTGGAACTTCCTCCACGCCGAACGCCTTGATGATCTGTCCGTAGAACGGGTTGGAATGTTCAAGATAGGTATTGCCCACCTTGATGTCGAACACCAGGAACCGGTATTGAGACCCATAAAGCTTCCCAACCTTCTGAATCTTCGGACCGATCCCTTCACCGTAGATCGTAACCTCTGTCACGATGTCGGAAGCAACCTGTTCCCCGCTGTCGTCATGGAAGTGCTTCACGGGGAACAGCTGCTCGAACACCTGTTCCGTCTGGGAGTCCATGAAGCAGGCTTCCAGCATCGTCAGCAGCTCCTTGGGAAGCTGCGCCGACGCCGTCCGTCCGTTGATGGACACATGGTGTCCGTCCCAGAAGATCGAGACGTTCGTGCCGTCGGCCTTTTCGGTCGCCTCGAACTTTACGCCCTTCAGGTACTCGATAGCCGGATCACGGAACGTTCCTTCCATGAGTCGCTTGCTACCGTAGACGTCGCGTGCGTTGATCGTGTCGATCTTCGTGTATTCAGTCCAGCTCATTCTCCCTCCTCGTAGATTGCTTCCTTGATTCCGTATTTCTCCGCCGCAAGGTTCAGGGCGTCCCTGACCTTGTAGCGACGCTCCTTGTTCTCGCCCATAACCGCCCGGATCAGGATGTTGATGCTGCGCTTCAGGTCGTCGTAAAGCTTCTTCATCCGTTCGATGCACTTGTCGTACTTCGCCGTCAGCACCTCTCCGTCGTAGTAGTCCACTCCGAAGAACTCCGGAAGACAGAACTCGAGCGACGCAATGTCGTGAGAATCGGTCTTGTACCTGACAGGGAACAAGAAGTCGTACGACCAGTTTCCGACGTCGCCTGGCTTCCCGAACCGTACGTGCAGCGTGCCGTACGTGACGTTCGAGTAGTCTCCGTTCTTGACGAGTTCCACGCTCATGTTCACAATTCCTAAGAAGCCTCCGTGCGAGAACTTCTCGAACAGGGGGTCGTCCGGTCCGCGGTATCCGCTGTAGTCCATGGCCAGTGCCTTGAGGACTTTGTCGAACGTACCGCGGTTGTACCCCTTCTCGGCGTCCCTGACGATCTGCCGGATGTCGGAGGCCCAACCGTTGTATACCTCGCGCAGCCCGTTGTTGAGCTGCCTCAAATGCTGGGTGACCCCAGGCCATTTGCGTTTCATGTCATTCTCCTGTACTGCTCGTGTCTCCACGCCACGGCTCGTCGCCGGGCGTGGAGATCGTTGTGAACCAGATTTCCTGCCTCTTATACTCTGATGGTTGTCCGTCCATGCTGGTCTTGAAGCACTTCGCACAGATGGGTTCCTTCACCGGACCCGTGTTGTGGATGCACCCGTAGCAGTCGGTGCACCACACAGGGTATGCGCTCACAGCGGCACCTCCACGACACGGATGTCGCGGTTGATGGTGTCTCCCACGGCGTCAAAGCCCCAGTCGGTGCCACTGGTACACTTGATCCAGACGTCGTCGAATTCATTGTCGGCCTCGCCAACGCCGTCGACGACCTGGATATTGTACGACTTGAGCAGCGCCTTTGCGAGCTTCCTTGCGTAGTTCCTCGCCTGTCGCCTCGTGTCGAATGCTTGAGACGACATGACTCTGGGGTAGAACCCGTCGTCCTGGTTGTACAGCTCGACAACGATGTATTTCTTAGTCGTCATCCTCGACCTCCATGCTTTCGATGTGAATTTCCTTGTCGTAGTCCGTTCCATCCGTCGCATCCTTCCTGGTCCACAGCCGGGCAGTGAACTCGTGGATAGGAATGCCGGCATGGCAGCCGACTATGGCGATCGGCACCAGCGATCCATCCGTATTCTCAACTTCGATCCACACCTCCTTGTAGATGCTCTCCTCGAAGTACGAATGGGCGACGATCTTTCGCCCGTCACCAAGATCGATCTTAAACTGCTGCGCCATCCTCGACCTCCTCAGCATACGGTTCCCCGAAGCAGTATCTGCCGGGAGGGTATCTGTCCATGATTTCCTTTAAGCCCTTCTTGAGTGCCTCTTTCTCGGTCTCGGCCTCGATGGTCGCTTCGTCCATGCGTGCGACCTCGACTCTGATTTCGTACGTCTTCATACTACTTCTCCTGCTTGTGCTCGATGGCTTCCGTTTCGGTTTCGCAGATGTTGTCGTACAGGCTGTCGACCTCGAAGTCCTCGTCGAACTGATCGTTCGCCAGCTCCTCCGCGGTTTCTCGGTCCTGTGCGAACACTTCGTAGTTCACGCCGCCGTTGAAAGCTACGTTGACCACGAACCTCTTGTTCTTGTGCTTGATGTTTTCAGTCTGGGTGATTGATTTCATTTTCCCTCCTCCATTACATCGGTGCTCTCTTCGATCAGGTTCTCCTGGATCTCCTCGTCCGTGGCCTCGCTGCGGGCCTTGTCCAGCGCGTCCTCCTCGTTCTCCGCCTCGATCCTCTTTTGGACGTACGAGTGGTAGTAAAGGGTGACGCAGAACTTCTTCAGCTTTTTCTTAGGCATCGTAATTCTCCAGCTTCCTTGCGAGCATAATGACGCTGTCCCGATCGAAATCGCTCAAATTGAAGTCGTATCCCTCGCACTGGATCGAGAGGATGTCGTTCTCCACGCAGAGCTCTTCCAGGTCCCATTCGTGATCGGACCCCTCGGAACCGGGCACCCCGTCGTTCTCGATGGTAGTGGTGTAAAGCGTGGCGCAGTCATTCCCGAACAGTTTCTCCACGTCGACGGAGTAAACCCCGTTGACGCATTCCCCCTTCTCTTTCAGCAGCGAAACAATCGTTTCTCCGGCCTGGATCCAGAAGTCGTTCTCGGCGTCCGTCGCGAGACGGTCCAGTTTTTCCAGTTCGTTAGCGGTTTTCATTGTGGATCCTTTCAGTTTCGGCTTCCAGCCTATCGTTGTATGTTTTCATGTATTCCACGACGTTCTTGATCGGTCTGTAGAACGATTCGTACGAGTTCAGATCCGGGTGCAGGTACATGAACGAGAACTCCGCGGAGTCCAGCGCCACCTGCGTCCTGTCGAACCTGTCCGAACCGCTCGTAGCCCCGCAGTATCTGCATCCGCGGATGACACCGCAATACAGAGCCCTGACGGTCCTGATGTCCTCTTTCGTGAACACGTCCCTGGCCGGCACGGGATCCGGCCCGGTCCACGGCTCCATGTCCGGAGACGGTGACCTCACGACCCTGCCGTACAGCTCCATGTTGTCGGTGAGCCATGCGACCGTCGCCAGGACGTCCTTCTCGGCGTACGACCTGAGCACCTTGGAGATCTCGATCTCCCACTCGTCCACGCCGTGGTTGTCGCATGCGTGCATAAGCAGATGGAATGGCTTCATGCCGTCCTCCTACTTTATGAACGGGGCGCACAGCCCGGCCAGTCCGGCGATCTGGAACAGATGGATCGACTGGTCGGTCCACAGCGAGATCACCTTAGAATTGCACTTCAGCGAGTCTACGAATTCGTGCACGATCGAGTTGACCGGAAGCGAGCACAGCGCGGCGATGATGACGGGGCGGTTTCCGGTGTACAGCCCGTAGACGATGTACGGGATGGCCACGGAGATGGACCACGACATGCCGTGGACGAACATCGCCATGCTCCAGTCGTCCTTGTACTTCTTGTCTGGCGCGTTCTTTTTCCACCAGTCCTTCTGCTTCAGGTCCGCGAGGCAGCCCTGCAGCACGAAGTCGCTGATCCAGTGCATGTAGAACGCGGCCAGCATCAAAAGAATTTCAATCAGTTTCATTTGAGCTCCTTTTCAGTGAAGGCCTGCTCCTCGAAGTCCATGACCTTGTCCCAGTCATCCCATTCGTAGGCATTGGCTTCGTACCAGTGTTCGCATTTGTCCAGGGCCTTCTGCACGAGCTTCAGCCCCCTCTTCCTGGCGGAGACGATGTCCTTCGCCTTCACCTTGATGTAGGCGGACCTGAGGTCCGTCACGTGAACTAGGAAGTTTTTCATGTTGTTCTCCTTGTAAAGGTCCGGAAGCCGGCCGGGTTCGGCTGGCTGTACAACCTGATCGTACAGATCCGCAGCTCGCCTGCGAAGCTTCGACTGGGCAGCCGGGTGTTGTTCCCGGCGCCCCAGTCGCAAGCTCGGCGGGTGTAGAGTCGGATCTTAGAAAGGTCCGGCCGGCTTTCCGGTTGCTAGCCTTTTTTCTCGTACGTGCGTTCTTTTGACTGTATCCCTTGATCTGGGGCGATCCTCCTGGCGGAGCGGGTCCGCCGGTCGAGGACATCTCGCTGTGCGGAGATGTACTCGCCGGTCGGAGAGCGACACCTTAGAGATCGCGCCGTGAATCTGCACGTACGAGCCATGTGGTACGACGGAGACCCGTACTTCTGTCTGTACTGGTCGATGCTATGGTTTCGCAGGCGACGACGTGGGAGGTCGTCGCTGTGAGACGACCGAAACGTCGTCGCTCTGAAGACCTTAGCTGATATGGGTCGCCGTCGCACCAGGTTATACGGCTACTTCTTCTGCCAGGACGCGATCTTCTCGTCGATGTCAAGGCCGTTGGCCTGGATGGTGTCCTTCACGAGGCCCAGCAGCTGCCAGCCGGCGTTCTTGTACTTCTCGGCGAGATCGTCTAGAATGGCCATGTCGCGGTGCCACCCCTTCATATCGCCGTGCTCCCCGGCGCGAACTCCGTCTGGAAGCTTGCAGTCGTGGAACTGGATCATGTTCTGGAGCGTATAGTATGCGCCGTTCCCCTTGTAGCAGTCCAAGAACTTGGACGGCATGTGGATCTTCCAGGCGCAGCTCTCCTTGAACCGGGCGATCTTGTCGCACATCCGGATAACAGAATTCTCGAAGTCATCACCCATGTTGACGCGGTTGACGTCGTACCGGAGAGGTTCGACAACCTTCTTCTGGATGTCCTCGACGAAGACGTTTCCGAAACCGGGGATGCGTTTGTAGGGGCGCCCGCGGCACTTCCGGACCTTCAGCCGGTCGATCTCGTGCGTCAGGATGTCGACGAACTGGCTGCCGATCTGGAAGATCGTGGACTCGTTCCACCAGCGGTTGCGGTTGCGGTATTCGATGACGTCGCCGTGTTCCCGGCACTTGAGCATGTCGTGGACCTCGTTCTTGATGACGTCCGCCATGTAGCGGATGCCGCGACGACGGACGATGTTCGTGAACGGAGTGCTTCCGCAACGATCCATCTCCTGGAGGGCGTGGAACACCTGGCTCATGATCCAGCGCCGGAACAGGCGGTGGTTCTTCACCGGCTTCCCGTTGCGGATCCTGTCCGACAGGCGGGCGTCCGCGCCGTACTTGTCGGAGTTCTTCTCGTCGTACTCCTCGCCGGCCAGGTCGATGCCGTGCATGGAGTTGTTCATGAAGCGCCCGTCTGGTCCGCGAAGCGGCTTCTTGGGCTCCTGCTCCTTGGTCTTGAGGTAGCAGTCGCCGAGGTTGGAGTCCTCTCCGAGGACGTTGCCGATGACCCCGAGGAGGGTCTTTGCGGGGATCTCGAAAGCCGCCCCGCACTCGGGGCAGCGGATTGTGGTCTTAGCCATTTGTTTGTTTTCCTTTCTTTAGTTGGTTAGACGTAGTTTTGAATTATGAGGATGTTGGTGTACTGTTCGTATTTCACGGCAGTCTTGCTGTCTGTGAAAACAATCTGGTGTCTTGCGGGGATCAGAAGGATCTCTGCGTCACTGAGCCGGTGGTGCCTGTCCTTCAGGATCTTGCACTTGCGCTTGTTGCGCTTCTCTCCGACTGGAGTGATTTCCGCTAGGACTAGATCCGCCCGGTTAAAGGCTTGTCTGCATCCGCTCGGAACTGCACCGCCGCCGCGAACGCCCGGTACGATCGTGATCGTCCGTGTCGGGCAGTTGTCTTCTTCGATTGTGATTTGCTTGGCCATTGTTTTCCTTTCTTTATTCTTCGTTCTTGTTGTCTGTAATCCGGACCTTGCCGTTCACCAGGCCATTCCACACTTCGATCATCACAGCCTGCATGGATGTCACGCAGTCGAACGCTTCGTTGGTCGTAAGGCCCTCTACGATAGTCCTGAGGCCGCTTTGCCCCCGTTCACGGAAGCACAGATCCGTATGGCCATATGCACGATATGGCACCACCTCAAGACCAAGGCCGATTTTTCCCAGAATCTCGCTGACAGACCTGCATCGGCTGTCTACTGCTTCACTTGTGTGTCTCATTTTTCCTCCTTTACGAGCCAGTTTTTGAGAAGCACGCAGTCCCGGTCCTTCCCGGACCTCCAAAACCACGTCCCCCATTCGTCGTCCCATTTCAACTGCCCGGTCAGGGCTGTGAACAGGACGAACATCTCCAGTTTGGCCTGGGCTTCGTTCCTGCGCTCTCCGTATAGCATATCATCGTCTGTTAGATCCTCGAAGTCGAGCGCGAGGAACTGGGTCCCCCTTCTGCGCTTCGCCTCCGATCTCTCCGACGGTATGCTGTGCTTGTACCTGGCATACAGGCCTTCTATGTCCTTCAGCGGATCCTCCGTGTCCATGGGCTTCAGGTCGCCGACGAACTTTCCGTTCCTGACGACCGTCTTCCCGGCGACACGCAGGTTCCGCTTCAAAAGGTCGCAGGAGAAGTCATGCCCCCTGGCGACCAGCTCCGACGCGAGGTCGTACGCCTCCTGCGTCGTCTTGCCCTCGAATTCGGGCTTCAGCTTCTCTTCATCTTGTTCCTCTTCCATTGTTCCTCCTTTCGGCGCAGCGTCGTCTGTTCTCTCTATGCGTTGATGCTTGGTCGTGGAGGCGTCTTCTGAACGGACGAGCCAGGTCAGGATTCCTCCTGATCCAGGTCGTTTGTGAGGAAGACGTCCTCCACGACTCAAGGTTAATCTGGCGGTGCGCCTGCTTACTTTGGCTGGTCCACGGACGTTCGGCTGTCTTTACACTGTGATCTGGCGCTCGAGTATTCGAGCATGCAGAGCATCGCCGAAGGCGGACTGGCGAAGCCATTCCGCCTTCGGCGATGCGCCCGGTCCTGCCATCGGCAGGAGCGGCTGCATGGACTCGAACACGCGAGAGCTGAGTTAACCGTCCGATCGACTTTGCCGTTTGCCTGCCCGTGATGGCGCGAGGGCTTGGCTTTACTTGTTGATTGACAGCAGCATCGCAGGATGCCACGCACTTTGTCGCCGAAACCCGTTCGGCGACAAAGCAGGTATTCTCACGAGCGTAGCTCGTCTGAGGATGCCTGGTCGGCATCCTGACCCTGCTGCAGTCGAATGAAGTGCGCCATTCTTTTTTTATGTTAGCGGCCGGTCCGTTTTCGTCGCTGTAGCTTTCGATCGTCGCACGCTGGCTCGAGACAGTGAAAGGCAGTCGACATGGTCGACAACGACACTGTAGATCGCCAGCGTGTGGTTGAACTGGACCGGATCGCCCGGACGCCGGGTTGTTCCCTGTATGGTGCGATCCTTGTCGCGCCTGCATCCTGGATTGACGGACATCCATATGGATGTTGGCCATCCAGGACTGTCTGGGGCGGCAAGATGAAGTTGGCGTCCCCTGTTCGATTCCGTGGCCGGGTCGTTCCCTGTAACGGACGATCGTAGGTCATACGTGCTTCCGACTGGGCTCCTCAGAAATCCTGGAGAGCCCCCGTCGGAATACATGATGTCCCGTGAATCTGGCCACCCGTTTGTGTCCTCCCTGCCGCCGTCGGTGTTTCTGTAACGTTCGATCAGCCAACCGCATCAGGCCAGCTGGAACCAGCGCGTCACGCTGGTAACAGCTGGATCCTGACGGTACGGCGTGAATCTGGCGGCACGGTCGTCTTCTTCTGGAGCCGGGTTGTTCGCTGTATTGTTCGATTGGAACACCTGCTCCGAGCAGGGCCTGGAGGCTGGAAAGCCTTAAAGGCCAGGCGCATGGAGCAGGTGTCCTGAACATGGCTCCGCCTTTTTTATGGCTGGCGGGTTGTTCGCTGTAGTGTTTGATTGGACGCCGGAGCCGTGCAGGCGAGATTGGCGCGACGGGCGCATCCGTCGCGACACCAACAGGCATTCGCCTGTTGGGTGGCGTCGAGCCATCGAGCTCCGTTCAGCGTCCTGAATTCGCCAGCCCCATTTTTACATCGCGGCGCACAGCGCCTCGTACGCGCCCCTGGATGTGCGCATGGCGTTCTGCATGGCCGCGATCGAGTAGAAGTTAGGGATCTCCGGGACCTTCTGACGGTTCGCGGTAACGTTCTGCCCGCGTCCGCGGATTACGACCCCGTACTCACCCTTGTAGTCGTAGCCAAGCCCACCGGTACGGCGCTTCCCCGTTTTGATTGCGCGCATGCAGTCCATGACGAACTTCGACAGCTCGTCAACGTCCGCACGCACGTTCATCACGGGCAGAACCGACGAGGCCCAGGAGTGCCTGCCGTCGCCCTTGTACAGGAACCGGCAGATGCGCTTCACGCACCGCTTGAACGCGACCTCCTTGTTCTCCATCCTCCACAGCTTCGGACACTTGGTCGATCTCCATTCGATTTCGTGCTGGAACTGCTTCAGGCGCGGTTTGGAGAGCGAGATGTCCTTCCCGCGTATGCTGAATCCCAGGAAACGGAACCAGCGGTCCCGGCGGATCGTCTCCACCTTCTTCGGGTTGAGCTTCATGGACATCTTGGCCAGCTCGTCCTCCAGGACGTACATGGCCTCCTGCCAGTCGCTCCCGATGTATAGGATGTCGTCCGAATACCGGACGTACCACCCCTTCATCGAGGAGAGCTTCTCGTCTATGTGGTAGAGCATCACGTCGGCGAGCCACGCGGCCACGGAGCAGCCTTGCTTCAGCGACTGGAACTTTTCTTCCATCCGCTTCGTCTCAGAATTGAAGAATGTGTTGGAATGGTAGTAGTCCCGGATCGCCTTGATCAGCATGGACTTGCCATGCCGCTCCTCCACCATGTCGAAGGCGTGGTCGATGAACTCGATCGGTACGCTGTCGAAGTACTTGGACAGGTCGGCCTTGAAGCCAAGGTCGCGTCCTTTGGCGTTTACAACGCGCTCAGACGCTTCCTTGACAACCTTCCCGCATCCGATGCCCTTCAGGTAGGACATGCAGCGCGGGTGGACGGAGCCAGGCATCTTGTCGAACAGCAGGTCGTTCGCGATGGCCAGCATGACACGGTCACGTGGCTCGTTCACGTACACGGTTCTGAACTCCCCTGGGTCGTCCTTGGGGATCTTGGCCGTATGCGGAGGTTGGACCACATAGGTTCCGTCCTCCAGTTCCTTGCACATGTCCGCTCGGCCGTCTGGCGAGCAAAGCTTCGCCAGGACGCCCTTGTTGATGTCTTTGACGAGGCCCTTGTTGATGGCCGCCTCCCAGCGGTCCATCTCGAAGAACGCCTCAAGAAGACTGTCCCTCATCGCCGACCACCTGGTGCTGAAGATTTTGAACCATTTGCTTGTCGAAGTACTTTTCGGCCGCCTTCTTCATGACGGCCTCGAGCTCGTTGCGGTTCTTCTCGATCCAATCGTGGCACTGGCTCCATGTCCAGCTGTGTCCCGTCCACCACCAGACGGTGTCCCTGTCAACTCCGGCCACGGCGATTCCGCGTGAGCGGATCTCGCTCACGAGGGTCGATGTCTTGTATTCCTTTGCGCTCATTTGCCCTCCTTGTCCAGCTTTTTCAGCATCTTGTCCAGGTACCCCTTGAATTCGTCGTCCAGGAACTCGTTCGCGCTGTGGGCCATGTAGTCCTCCAGGTCCCCGCGGATACTGTCGAACGCCTTCTTGCGCCGGCTCTCCGGGACTCCGACATCCTCCAGGTCCTTGTAGTCGTATGCCGTAACGGCCAGCCCCCGGTCCCGGAGCTCGCAGATTAGCTCCAGGTCCGAGAAGCCGGAAAGCTCCTTACGCTTTCCCATTCTTGCTCTCCTCGATGTGTTTGGCGCGGCGCTCGTTGAGGCCGCACAAGAACTCGTCGTCCGGGTTCGAGATCCTGACCTGGACGGATCCGGCCTTCGGCTTGCTGTACTGGTCGAACAGTCCGGCCGCCTTCAGCTTATCCGTGTCGACCATCATGGAGCCGGCGACCTTCTGGATCTCGACCGTGTACCCGTTCGAGAACGTTTTGGTGAGGATCTCCTCCGCAGCGAAGACGTCCTTCAGGTCCTTCTCGCACTGCTTGATGGTCTTGTCCGCCTCAGCCTTGGCCTTCTTGGCCTTGGCGAGGTCCTCCGCGCACTTGGCGCAGAGGTCTTCAGCTTCCTTGGTCATTTACTTCTTTCCTTTCTTTGATTTGGGTTCGATTTCGTCATTGAACCGGAACGAGATCGTCCGGTCGCCGTTCAGCTCGTTGGAGACCAGGCAGGTGGCCTGCCGGATGCAGCCCTTCAGCTTGTCGCAGCATCCACGGAACCACTTTTCGATGTCGTCCAGGCTGTCGTGGTCGCGCAGGTCGCCCCACACGGTCACCACGAAATGGGCGATCGAAGACTGGTCAGGGTTGATCCATACGTTCTTGTGCAGGCTCCCCTCGCTCCCCATTGGGAGGTACTTCTCCGGGTGCTCTTCGGCCTTCTTGTGCTCCTTGCAGAACGAGTGCAAGTCGTCCAGCCAGATGCATTCCTTGCCGAAGACCTTGTCGAAGTCCACGGACTTTCCCGTGAACAGCGACATGTCGTCGACGCGGAACACCGCGGCCACGTGTGTCCAGTTAGACATTGTTATCCTCCTTTTTCTTCCTCATGACCACGGTCTCGGTCTCGCAGGCGAGACCGAACGCCGGGTACTTGTTGAAGTCATTCTTCGTTTCCTCGAACGCGTTCACCAGTTCCCCGTACCCGTTCTCCTCCATCCACTCGTCCACGAGCTTCTTGTCATCGTCGGACATGCCAGACGAGTCGTCGTACATGCAGTAAACGATTGCCCACGTAGGGAAGTCCTCGACGTACTCGAATTCGTCTGGAATCTTCTCGTAGTAGCCGCTCTGCATGAGCTCGATCTTCGAGTCGGCCATGTTCTCCTCCAACGATTTGCCGAAATCGTAGTCGATCTCCTCGCCACCGAGATAGGCATTCCCGTTGCCTCGCAGTTCGGCCTCGAGCTTGAACACCCGTGCGTCGTCGTCATCGGTCTCGTACGTCAGGATGACGTTTAGGTTGCCGTCAGTCACGAACCATGGATCGTCCCTGTTCTCGATCTTGGAGATGACCTCCTGCATCTCGTCCCAATTGTCGTTGAACCATTCCGGGTGCTGGTCCTCTACATCGAACCACAGCCAGTCGTTGAGCTGGCCGTCGTCGATGCCGTCCGGGAACAGTTCCTCGATCTCCTGCTGGGCCTTCTTGACGGTGCCGATCTTGATCAGCTCGTTAAGACGATCTTTGCCGCCCTGCCAGGCATCGAAGTTCTCCAGGTCGATCTCTTCCTCGCTTGTTATCTTCATTTATCGGATCCTTTCGTTTTGTACTCCCTCCAACACGGCGGCAGCGTAGAATCGTACACGCAACACCATCGGTAGAGCGGATGGTTCCAGTTGTTTCCCAACGTCATCCACTCCAGTGGCATACCGTGAGAATCTTCGCCGATTCCGCGAAACGCAGCGGCCGCCCGCCAGGCTTTCTTGAAGTCCTTGTACTTCCGGACAACGGTGTTGTGCTGGATATGATTACCCGCCTGTACGATCCACATCGATCCTCTCCAATCTGCCGAACGGCTCGTCCGCCCCGTCCTCGTGGGAAATGTCGAGCTCCCACACCTGGTCGTCGCAGACATTGTTGTCGAAATGGAGGCCGGCCTCCAGGAGCTTCTCCGGGTAGAACCAGTCCTTCAGCGCCTCGGCGATCTTCTTGATCGCCTCCTCGTCGGAGTCCTCGTCCTTGATGTCGAGCTCGACGTTCCCCATCTCCTGGGACGCGTTGACCTCGAACCCGTCGTCCGGGTTCCCCCAGACGTCGTTGTGGTAGATAAACCTGTACGTCATGCAACCTCCTTGTCGATTATCTCGGCCAATGACGGCACTCTTACAGTCTTTTCTCCGTACAGTTCCTGCGTCGTGTCACGGTAATCGTAGATTTCGCCACGATCATATCTGTTTTGTCCGACGTATCTGACGGCCTTGTCGAACCACCATGACGGGATGTGTTCACCACCGTCCGCTCTGTCGTCCAGGTGCTCGGCGTCCTTGACGGCCATTTCCATGACTTCGTCCCACGACAATCCAGTCACATCGCCGTAGCTATAGCATTTACAGCTCATTTCCGAGCCCTCAGACGAATCTGGATGTAGACGTACCCGTAGGAGCCACGAGGGGAGGCAATCCCCTCGATCTCCTCCTTGCCGAAGTATTCCCCGAAGGAAAGCACCTCTTCCGAAGCGCTTCCGACGTCGACAGCCCACTTGCCGACCTTCTTGGCCATTTTGGCCATATACTTCTCCAGGCGCTTGATGTCCTTCTCGGTACCGTAGCAGCAGTTGCGGTCCCATACGAAGTCCAGTCCCTGACGGGTCCAGATCGTACGGTAGGCTACGCAGGCGCCGTCCTCCGCACGAATCAGCTCCGGCTTGTCGAACAGCCCGAAATGGTTTCCGAGCGTGTCGATTATCTTAGATTCCTTCATCATTACCCTCCGTGATGTATTTCAGGATCTCCTCCTCGGCCTTGAACCGCTTGGTGTACCTCTGGCCGAAGTGGTAGACGACGCGGCTGATTTTCAGCTTCGGATGCGGTTCCTTCGTGGTCAGCACCCACAGAAACGGTTCCGGTTCGATTCGTCCTTTCGGAGTCGTGAAGAACATGTACAGGATAAGGCTGTCCTTCCTTCCCTTGAACTCCAACAGGCTCAGGACGGCTTCCGGTATCCCATACTTGACATACGGCTTCAAGTCGAACGTCATCAGCTCTCCGGGTCTGAACACGAGCCCGTTGCACTCCGTCTCGGAGAACGGGCGGATGTACGTGCTCATCTGCGTGTTGCAGATGGCGTTACCCGTGGTGATACAATTCGTCTGACGGTCGAATTCCTTCCAGCCCGTGTCCACCAGCATCTTCGTGCCGCGCTTGTTGAACTCAGCTTTTTTCATCCTTGTCCTCCTTGGCGTAGACATCCTTGATCTTGAAGTCCCCGCATTCCGTGACGCAGCACGTGAAGAACACGCTGTGCCCCTTCCTGCAGGGATCCATGTTGAAGTACGCCTTGTTCTTGCCGGTCTTCTTGAACTTGCACGCGTCACAGTTCGGGCGCCCTTGTTCGTCCTGGCTATCTGGCGTCATAGGTGTCTCCGTCGATGTAAACGATGGAATACTCGTCTTCCATCAGGTCGCTGTAGTGCATGTCCGGAGGCAGGGTGTCGAACAGCGCATGAATGCGCTCCCATGCCTCCTTGTACGCTTTCCTCTTGTTCGGCATCTCGGCATCGACCGTAAGACGCACGAAGATCGGGATTTCAACTTCGTAATTACCCTTAGGCATCTCTCACCTCCCGTGTCGAAGTCGTGAACGCTTTTCCGGACGGACCGAGGATCTTGTACGATCCGTGTTCGGCGTCAGGGCCTGTCCTGGACAGGTCGAGGATGTCTTCGGCGATCTGGATCGCGGAGTTAGAGTTAACGGCGTTCACACGGATCTTGAACATGACGGTCTTCGGGATCGAAACCTCGAAGACCTTCATGTTCTCCTCGCCCCACTCGAACAAACGCCGGTCTAGATCGTTCAGACCATCCACCTTGTACTTGTCTAGGATCTCCTGGACGTGCTCCATGTTCTCTTTGTCGATCTTCATCCGATGATGTCCTTTCCGCTGATGCGCGCATAATCCTGCTTGCCGCGGAACCTGGTCTTCACCTCGTATTCCACTTCGGTGTCATCTTCAGTCACCTCGACGAAGATCTTGACGATCTTGCCGCGGTGGATCTTGCCGTCGTCGTCAAGGTAGAACTTGATCTCGTTTCCGACGTCCTGCGAGAGCGTCAGGTGGCGGCCTTTTCCCTTAGTCATTTCCAATGCTCCTGTTCTTCACACGGCGGCACCACCGCTTGTGGCCCTCCATGTTGGTGTAATTGACCTGTACCTTGCCCATGAACGTGCGGTAACGGCGGATCCCACAGTTGTACCCGATGTCCTCATCCGCCCATCTGTGGTCGATGTGTACTCCAGGGTACTTCAGGGCCAGCGCGTTTATCACGGGCTCCGGTGCGGACCATGCAGTGTCGAACCACACGACCCACTTCCCGTCCGACCCGTCCTCGTCGATCGACGGCTCGTACGAGTTCCACTTTGTACCCCAGTTTTCGAGGCACCACTCGTACCAATACTCCATCGGACGGGTGAACATTGGATTGTCCGGTTTCCAGTTTTCCAGATATCCGGGCGGGTAGTACGACGGATCGTCGATCGACTTCTTCACGTCGTCCGTCATAGGCACGATCTTGTCGAAGTCGAACGGGTTTGGAACCTTTTCCCCGCCGTATCCCCAGATAAGCTGGTCCTTGTCGCCGGCGCATTCGTCGACGATCTTCCTCACGAGCTCCTTCGGGCCCGTGATCTTCAACCTATTTGTGATGTGGTTTGGCATTTCAGTCGTACCTCAGCTTGTTTCCGGAACGTTCGTAGTCGTACAGGATCTCCTCCACTGCTTCCGTAGCCGCGGTAAGGATCTCGTTCTCGACATCGTACTTGGACATGATGTCGTCGACGCACTTGTCAGTCAAAAGACCTTTCGACTGATCACAGCAGGTCTTTATGTCGTCCTTGCGAAAAATGAGAATCGCCTCCTTGCGCCTCTCAAGCTCACGCACGAGGTCGCATGTGTTGAATTCTTCGATCTTCATCGGTAGTAGTCCTCCCCATCAACCCTTACGTTCAGTTCATCGTTGTCGAATCCGCTCCGGACGAAATTATCCGGAGGCAGGAGCTTCGTGTACTTGTGCATTTTCTCGAACGCCTTGCACACGGCCTCCGCCCTGGTCCTCGCCTTCACGGTGTCGACGAACTTCATGTCCAGTTCGACCTCTACTTCGTATTCCTTGCTCATCCGAACGCTCCTCTCCACCCGATGTCCCGGTAAATGCGCCATTCCTGCTTCTTCAAGACGGTGTCGTAGTGGTTCACGAACATGACGTCCAGGGATGCTTTCGCTTCCTCCAGGTCGTCCCATCCGTTGTAGACGCCGTCCCAAACAGGATTTCCCCATTTGTCGACGATCAGGCAGGCTGATTCGTCTCCGTCCTGTTCGCTCTCCAGGAGGAACAGGGGCGGGCCGAATTCCGAGGTCTGGTCGATGACGTACCAGGTCCCGGTGTAACCCGGGACCATGATACCGTCGGACTTCTCGTTCAGAGGCTCGTTGTCCATTTCTCGCTGGAACGGACTCTTTGGTTTATCTTTCATGGCTGGTTGAATTGTTCGATGTCCTTTTTCAGCACATGCAGCGTATGATTCATCCGCTGCCGCTGGTCCAGGCACTTGTCGAGTTCCTCTGGACCTCCTACACCGTACTTTTCCATAACGTCACGATACCGCGACAGTAGGCTAAGCTTGTCGTACAGATCCTTGTCGTCGTTGACGCACCAGTCCTTCATGACGTTGTACGACTTCGTGGCCGTCAGCCTGGCTGGCTCGAACGGGTCTAGCTTGGCGTCAAGGCTTTCAGGGGACGGAATGCCGTACTTCACCAGAACGGCGTTGTACCCCATCCATTCCTTGATCTTGCGACCGCAGATCTCGTCGTCCGGCCGGGGGAGCGCCAGGTAGGTTCCCGGAAGGCGCTTCTCGAAGTCCTGAACCTTCTGCGTGAGCCTGTTGACCTCGCACTGGAGCTCGTCGTTCTTGCGGGCCGCGGCTTCGTAGATCTTCTTGTAGTGGTCGCGTTCGTCACGGTTCTTCCACGAGTCTTCGCGCCACATTGTGCAGCCTTCTTCGCCTTCCTTGCGGGCCTTGTCGTAGAGTTTCTTAAGATTGTCGTACCATCCGCGAAGCTTGGCGGCCTCTTTCACGTACCAGTCCCTCGAGCCCGTCATCTTTTTCAGGTCTTCCTTGAGGGACTTGATCTTCGAAGTCAGGTCGCGACCTTCCTTGATCTTGGCGGCGCAGCAGTCGGCAAGGCTCGTCTTCAGGGACTCGACGTCCTCTCGCTTGTGCTCGAGCTCTACAAGTGCGTCCTTGAGCTTCGACATGGTGTCGATGCCGTGGGCGTTCACGAGCTCGTGGACCTTGTCCCATTTCCACGCCTTGTTGCTGAGCTCGTCGTGATTCCTGTAGGCTTCCTTCAGGTTGTTCTCCTGGCCCGTCTTCCAATCCTCTAGCTCCCTGCGCTGCTTTTCGAGATCGTCGGCCAAGTGCTCGAGTTCCTTGGCTTTATTCTCCGCATTGACGCGTAGCTCCGACTGCCGGTTCAGCGCGCCTCTGACCCCGGCAAGCTCGACCGTGGTGCCGTCGTACTTGTTGTGCCAGTCTCCGGCCTCGTTCTTCCATTTTACCAGCTCTTCGCGATAAGCGTAGAACTGGTCGGCGAGCTTCTTGTTGGACTCCTCTTTCGCCGCAAGGTCGTCACGGAGCGTTTTGTTCTCCTCGACCACCTTGCGGTAGGACTCGACCTGTACGTCGTGCTCCTTTTTGAGCTTCTCGATCTCGATTTTGTGCAGGCTCTCGAGTTCTCGTACCTTGCACTCAAGCTGGTATTTCGTCATGTTTTTGAATGCCATTGAATAGCTCATTTCTTTCCTCCTGGAGACAGGTCCCATCCGAGGGCGCCTGCCACGTTAAAGAAGTTCCCGTGGTCCAATTCCACGATCTCGACAGTTCCATTGTCGTCGTACAGAGACATGAAGCACTTCTCGTCCCCCGTTTCCCAGAGTTCCTTGATCCTGTGGATCGGGACGATCCTCAATTTCGTCCGGATCTCCTTGTCTACGTTGTCCTGTTTCGGCTGGAACGCGACGGATTTCGGACTTTCGTATTCAACGTGCCACATAGAGTTCAGCCCCCACGTGCAGAAGATCCGCGAAGCATGCCAAGTCCTTCCTGGCTCCACGCAAGTATGAAACCTTGTCTTCCATCTTCTTCAGCTTGTCCAGCTTGAAATCCAGGTCTTCCGGGCTCTGGATTTTGTGGTCGTGGAAGATCTTCATGTACTTCTCCGGACAGGAGTACTTGACGGCGTCGATGAACTTCTTTTCCATGTCGTAGAGCTTCTGTTCCAGTTCTCCTACCTTGATGTGAAGCTTACGGTTCTTCTCCTGCTCTTCCAGCAACTGTGCGGCTGCAACTTTACTAGTCATGTTACCTCCTATGCGTGGTGGTTGATGGACCCGTAGACGTAGACCACGGTGTCCTTTTTGTCGTTGTCCTCCAGGCTGAACGCGAGCGCTCGCCGGTACGTGTCGAAGTCCTCCATGCCGCCATCGTCGATCACCACGAACACGGTCGTGAACGGGTTCACGTAGTCGGTGAGATGGTGGACGTCGTGCGCCGCGTGGATGAAGTTGTCCGGCGTAAGGGCGCCGGCCTTCTCTTTGATCTCCGAGACCTGCTTCTTCAGAAACTGGCGGATGCAGCCCCGCGGGATGACGACCTTGACGGTTCCGTCCTTCAGGACCCTGTGGTAGATCGCATGCGGTATGTCCGGAAGAATGTCGCAAATGAACTCGACGAAACGGTCGCTAAGCTCTTTCTTCGGAAGATTCTCCACCTCGCAGTAGTCGCAGTTGACCTGCTCGTTATAGGTCTCCTCGTCCGGCATCCAGGGATCCTTTACCCTCTTGTCGAACGAAACGACGTATCCCCTGTAGTGGCTCACAGGCAGTCCTCCTCTTTCCAGTCGTCCGGGAATCCTTCCTGTGCGTCCTCGTAGAGGGCTCGCTCGTTCACTTTCCTTTGTAGCATCTTGATGGTGTTGTCGAGATGCCGGTCTGACATGAAGTCGACCAGGATCTCGCTGCCGTCCTGCATCTTCCAGTAATAGGTAGCCCTCTTCTCTCGTTCAAGAAGAAGCTTTTCGAGCGCCTGCTCCGGGTTCTTGATGCTGAGGTGTGTTGTCGTTCCCATGTGCTTCATTTCTTCTTCCCTTTCTTCACCTTGGTGACCTTGTACCCGCGCTTTTCGAGAATCTCAATCAGCGTCTTGTCGTGGGCGTAATGGAGATCTTCCGACGACTTGTCTCCGGACTCGACCCCGTCTCTTGTGACGTCGATCCATCCGTCGTAGTCCCCGTAGTACTCCAGGTTGCCTTCGAGCCAGACGTTCGGACCGATCGCCTTCTGCACGTTTCTCAGGGAGTCTTCAAGGAACGATCCCGGATAGTCCTCCAGTTCGATGGCGCGCTCCTTACTGTTGAAGGTAACGCCGTACTCGTCCTCGTCGATCCCCTCCTCGGCCAGGGCCGCCGTAGCCACTTTCCAGGCGTAGTCCTCCGACACCCTGTCGTTCCAGCACACCATCAGGTTGCCGTAGTTGTTGACCGTCATTGTGCTTCCGTCCTCCGGGCAACCTGCCGGGATTCCCGACAGGTTGCCCATTCATGGTTAGAACGTCTTGAACTTGGCGTTCGCCGCGATCTCGGCGGCCGTCACCTTGTCACCGCTGACGAGATACTTCTCCAGCGTGTACTTGGTGGCGGCGTAGACGCGGTCCGACCGCTCCTTGCCTCCGCGGCGGCGGGCGCGCATGAACTTGTCGAGCGCGTCCTCCAGCGCGTACGCCGGGTCGGCCAGCTTCCCGTTGCGGGTCGCGGCCAGGTCCGGGTTGCGGACCTTCTCGGTGAAGTCGAGCAGGAGCGCCCGGTGCTGCGGATTGGCGATATAGTCGCCGATGACCGCACCGTACACGCCGGTCGACAGGATCTTCCCCGTGCGGGAGCTGGTGGACCGGGTCTTGAGCTCCTCGACGAACTCCCCGAGGCCGCCCTCGTCCAGGAGGCCGACGATGATCCTCGTGGCGTTCGGGAACCGCGGCACCTTCTTCCGCTCGTTGCGGATGTAGGTGTAGACGCAGTTCGCATCGTACGTCGAGTAGCGGCGCCCGAACTCCATGGCAAGGTTGTCCGCCGTGGTGTTGCGGTCGCCCGAGTTCGAGTCGATCCGCTCCTCCCACGCGACCCGGCGCACGTTGAACGTATGGCCGAAGTAGCCGAGATCCAGCATGGCATACAGCTTGTGCTGGCCGCCGGACAGGATGAGCTTGTGCGTCTCCGGGTGCTCGGTGACCTCGATGAAGCACGACGCGTCGTGGAATTCCCCGTCGACGATCTTGAGCTCCCATCCCTCCACGCGGACCTTCCGCACGTCGCGGTTCTCCGGGTTGCAGGACAGGTACGCGATGATCCGCTCCTTCGTGAACTCCTGCGGGATGATCTCGTGGAGCTTGATGTCCTCCGTCGTCGGGAAGAGCTTGTGCTCCGTACGCTGCTTGATGCCGAACTTCTTGTCCAGCGTTTCCTGGTATTCCGTCTTCATTGGTTTGTCTCCTGTGAAAAAGAACAACCCGCCGGAAATCCAGCGGGTTGTCTTGTGTTTGTTTTTTTTTGTTTGGGTTAGATTTTTCCGATTGTGTGCTCGTGGGCGAGCGACGACATCGCGTGCTTTACCCGGTCGTGTTCTTCGTGTCGTTTCGCGTCGTTGAACCTTTCCACCGTCCCGACAAGGTAGCCGGTGATCCGGCGGATCCGGTCGAATTGCGACTTGTACCGTCTTGCGATCCTCACCTCGTCCCCTTCCGGGTCCTCGATGAAATCGTCGCCTTCGTACCGGCCTGCCGTGAAATCCGCGCCGACCAAGACGCAGTTCACGAGGGCCGGGTCCTTCTCGACCTCCTTGGTGTCTACTTTGGCGTACGCGATGTACGCCTCCCTGATGCCGTGCGGGGGATCGAAGTTGGTGAACCTGGCGTCGAACGAGTCCCGGTGCTCCGGTATACGGCTTTCACCGGGGTCGATTTCTACCATGTGTTCATCTGTGTTTGAGTCCAGCTCGGTCATGTCGTGGACATGGTCGGCTCCGTGATTTTCGCAGCATTCTGTCATGTAGGTCTCCTTTGCGCATGCGTCGCATGCGGAAATCATGTCTGCGGGACGTTCCATCCCATGAACTGGGACATGTCCCTGAAAAGGTCTTCCACCCTTCTCACCCATACGGCAACCGTGTTGCGCCGCTCCCTGAGGGCGGCAGGCGGCTGCAGGATCCAAACGGGCGGTTGGTACGCCTCGTTAAGGAAGCACAGGGCTATGGCTTCCGATACCCCTTCCGATATCTGCTTTCTTCCGCATACGATGAACCCGCCGGATACGGTCTGCGCTATCTCGCAGTACTCGTCAAGCTCCTCCTGGTCCTTCCAGCACATGCCCTTCTTGTTGAGCGGCCGTACGTCCAGGATGAACTTCCTGTTTGGCGAGTTGTGCCCGAACAGGTTGCCCGACATCACGTCGAGGCAGTCTCGTGTCGTGTCCCACAACGGGGCGGAACCGTCCCATGGCACGTCCAGCTTGGAGCACAGCAGAGGGAGCTTGCGCTCCGACCAGCCCACTCCCTTCAGGACCTTCCTGGCCACAAAGTCGTCGTTCCGCTGTCCGGCGGCCGAACCTATCGAGGCGTAAGCCTCGGCTCGCTCCTTCCAGCTCATTGTTTCTGGTCCGGCTTCGGGGCGTTTCCGAGCTTTTGGTTCATGAAGTCCCTGAACTCTACAACGTACGCCTTTCCAGCGTCCGGGTTGCAATTCGGACACCAATTCAGGTGCAGCGTGTCGCCCGGCTTCACCTCGTACTTCTCCTCCGGCGTGATGCCGGGCTTGTACAGTCCGATGAACTGTCCGCACAATCCGCAGAACAGGTATGCGGCTCCCTTGGTCTTCTCCAGGCAGTCATGGCAAAGCACGTCCTGCGCCTTGCCTGTGTACAGCCCCTTCGTGGCCGTCAGGCGTCCGCACATGGGGCATGTGCCGGCGTTCGGCACCTTGACTCCCTTATGGTCGTAGATCACGCCCGTATGCATGAATTCCTTGACCTGTTCGTCCAATGTCGTAGGCATGTCGTACCTTTCGTATCTTTTTCAATGTAGAACCGCAATAGTGACCGTCTACCCGGCGGCCTCCTTGGCCTTCAGTATCTTCCACTGCTCCGTCTCGCCGTCGATCTCCAGCTGAAGGTCGCGGATGCGCTCGTTCATCTCCTTGACGTACGCCTTCTTGCGCTCCTTCAGCTCGTTTATCTCGAACGAGAGCTGGGAAATGGAGTCGGCCAGTTCGGCCGCGGTTCGTTGAAGTTTCGTTTCCATTGGCTATCTGACCTGCTGGAATGCCATGTACAGGTCGAACAGCATGTCGATCGGCTTGCTGGATGGAGATTGTACCAAAAAGGCCTCCGCCTCGGCAAGCTTGGGGGTCCAGTTCGGATTGTACCCGCCCTGCATGACAAGGTTCTTCAGGTCGATCATGTCCAGGTTGTTCCACTTCTTCTCGAGCGGCATGAACAGACCGGGAGTAGATTCCCTCCATCGAATCAGGTTCAGCGTCAAAGCAGGCCACACCAGGTTGCGCAGATCCCATCCCACTGGAACGACCCAGCCGTTCTTCATGAACGAACGGATCCATTCTGCAATGGAGTTCCACACGGCCTTCTGGCTGTCATTGGAGTCGTGCTCGCAATCGAACTCGTATTTCTGCAGGGACTGGCCGTTGTAGTATGCAAGCTCCACCTTGTTCACCGAGGTGAACGGCGTAGCCTCGTCCTGGAATCCTGCGAATTCGATATGGATGAAGTACGGGATTTGCATCATTGCTGCGCCTCCTGTGCTTCCATCTGCGCCTCCATGAGAAGCTGCTGTTGCTGCCGTGCGCCATCGTCGTCAGGAACAGCGTATCTCTTCGTCAGCTTCTCCATGACTTCCTGGAAGTCCACGATGCTGGACAGGGCGGTAACGAACTTCTCCTTGTCGTTCTCGTCCACAGGGCTGCCTGGCAGCTCGACCACGTACGACAGTTCTGACGCGTCCTCGTGGCCTTCGCACTCAAGCGACATTTTCACTGTCAGCTTCATTCTTTTCCTCCTTGTTAAGGAAATCCTCCACGACGGACCTCGGGTCGCCTGTGGAGATGATCTTCATGATCATGTCGTACTGCGCGGACCCGTCGTCGAAATACGACAGAACGGCGTCCTTCAGCACGTCCATGGCCTTTCCGCGTTCGTACCCATTGATGACCGAGTCGGTAGCCCCGACCGGCAGAATGCGGGCCATGCAACCGGAAAACAGCTCGGAGACGCGCTTCACGCCGTCGATCACGGACTTGTCCACGTACACGACGGCCATTGCATCCTCGTCCTTCACGGACTTTGCGGCCATGGCCGCGTTTTCCATGTCGTCCTCGGAGTTCACGTTCACGTGTACGACCTTTCGCGTCGCATACGGAACCTGCCTCTGGGTCACGGTGCCGTCCGAGTCGATGTTGACGATCTCGACGGACTTCTCCTGCGGCTCGTCGATCGACTTGAGCTCCAGGGAACCTGGCTGAACGAACGAAATGCCGTCGAAGAACTGCTCCATCCTGATATGGATGTGGCCTAGCGCCAGATACTTGCAACCGATCTTCTTCAGGATTGGGACGAGCTGCATGGCGGAGGCGTCCGGGTTGAATCCGCACCCCATCTCGGCAAGGCCGAGGTGAAGCGCGACAACCGGCCATGTCTCGCAAGACTCCTCGCAGGAATTCGCAAAGGCGTTCAGCTGCTCGAAGAGTTCGTCCGTCCTTGCGAAATTGAACCCGGCCACCTTGACGTTCTTTACGCTGTCGTAATATGAATATGCCTGCAGCGGCCAGATTCCGCAGGTACGAAGCCAGTAGTTGTCCTGGGTCAGGTCATGGTTCCCCTCGATGCCGAGGACCGGGATGTTATTCGCCTTTAGCTTCTCCACGAACTGGGCGACCTCGCAGACGGCCTTTGCCGGCGGACGCGCCATGTCGAAAAGATCTCCGGCGATCACGACCGCGTCGACACATTCCTTCTCGGCGATGTCTCCTACCTTGCGGAGGGCTTCGTAAAAATCTTCCTCTCGTTGCTGCATGCCGTACATGCGGCAGCCGACATGGCAGTCGGCGATATGCATCAGCTTCATATGTACTCCTTTTCAAGGGGAAGCTCCCGGAGGGGTCGCCTCCGGGAGTCCCGCGTCTTTCATTCTTCCGTTTCCGGAGATTCGTTCTCTTCGCCGACGTACGACTTGACCTCGGACTCGGGGCCTACGTACACGCCGTCCACGAACTCGTTCCGGTACTTCGTTTCGTGCGGGAGGCCGTATCCGTAGATGCGCATCCCGTCGCGGCACGTGTCCAGAACGTCCTTGTTGTCGTAGAACGCCCGGACGAACTCCTCCTCCGACTTGAACGCCCTGTCCCCGAGCGGGCGGCAGGTGATGCCGCCGGCATGCCGGTAGCACAGCCTGGTACCGTCGAAAATCCCGGCGCCGTCCGCGAACGGGGAGTCCTTGCCGAGCAGGAACTCCGCGTCGGAGTGGATCATGTCGAACCCGTTCTCCTTCGTCAGGAACAGCGAGACGTGCTTTCCTGCGCGTCCGAGCTTGTTCTTGAACGTCTTGAGCTGCAGCTCGTCGCCGACCACGATGTTGTTGCGGTCCTTCCAGTCCTTCTTCGCGAAGTCGATGGCTACCGTGTCGAACATCTTGATGGCGTTCCCGGCCACGGAGGTCTTCTCCGGCGGACCGTAACCGGCCATCGGGCCGATCTTGATGAGCTGCGTCTCGTGCGTCGTCAGGAACAGCGTCAGCAGGTCCCTCTCGTACACGCGTGCCTTCTGGCGGAGCCATTCCCTGATCTTGACCGTGAGCCACGAAAGCTGGGCCGTCTTGGACATGTCCGCGATGTCCAGCTTCGTGTTGTCCTCCTTGCCGAGATTCGACAGGGAGTCGATACCGATCAGGATCGGCTTCGTGCAGTCCGGGTCCTCCGCGTCCTCCTTCTTGAACTTGGTTGCGGACTTGCGCCCCATGTCGTTGATGGAACCGCCGTCGCCGCCACGGATGATGCAGCGGAACGTGTCCACGAACGCGACGGCCTCCTCGAACGAGCCGCAGCCGTCCGGAAGGGCGATCGAGCTCGGATCGACGCCGAACTGCGCGGTACGGGTATCGCTCATGCCGGCGCCCTCCGTCTCGATATGGGCGCAGAACGAGCCCGAGTCGTCCAGGAGGGACGACCCGTACTCCAGGTAGCACAGAGACGACTTTCCGGTCGCGGCAAGACCGCGGAACTGGTTGACGGTTCCGGCCCTGAATCCGCATGCCTGAAGGAGGTACTCGTGCGCGATCGACGGCAGCTTGGTGTGCGGGTCCCTGAACTTGAGGAACCTCCAGTCCTTCGAGTAGTCCGTGGCCGTCTTCGCACGCACGCCGAAATCCTCCGACATGCGTGCGAGAAGAGCGGCCATCGAACCCTTGGCGGGACCGTTGTCCAGCTTCTTCTTCGGAGGCATCAGAGACCTCCGTTGATGGCGGCCTGGAGCCAGTTCTGGCCGAACGGCGTCTCACCCGGCACGTTCTGGATGGGGGCGGCGTTCGGAGTTGCGGGAGCGGCCGGGGCGGCCGGGGCCGTCGCAGCCGGAGGCTGCGGTACATACCCAGGCGCCGTAGCGGTCTTCTGCACCACCTGGACGGGCGGAGCCGAAGGAACGGCCGGTGCCGGAATTCCGCCAACCGGAGGAGCCGGAACGGGCGCGGGGGCCACGGGAGCAACCGGAGCAACGGGTGTCACGGGAACGGGAGCCGGCGGAGGCTGCACCGGAACCGTGTTGGCGACCGGGCTTGCGACGGGATAGCTCTGCGTCGGCTGCGGGATCATGTTCGCATAGTCCGGAAGTGCGGCGCGAAGCATGTCGAGCTCGTGGTCTCCTTTCTTGTTGCGGCCGGAGCACACCTGGATCAGCTGCTGCACCTGCTCCTCCTCCGTCGGGATGTTGACGTAGGTTTCCGGGTGTTGCAGGTCGACGCGGGCGGCAAGCTCGTTGGCCGTGACGGATGCACGCTGGATGCGCTGGCGGCCGGTGGCCGGATCGGTCTCGTACGCGGGCAGGATCTGGTTTACGAACTTCTTGTTCTCGTCCAGGGCCTTCGTGAACTGGAACACCACCGCGCCGTTGGGGTCGGTGATGTCGCCGTACTCGAACATGGCGCTCGGGTTCTGGCGAAGCTCCTCGTCGGAGATCTCGCGCATGGTCTGCCGGAGGGCGAACCCCTCCTTGCTCTTCGTCATGGAGGCGAGGTTGTTCATCGCCGGATATGACGAGACGACCATGAGCTTTGCACCGGGCTTGTCGTCGTTCAGCGTGAACACGTTCATGACGAAGCTGCGGGAGATCTTCGGGAGCTTCGCGTTGATGCGCTGGGCCGGGTTCGGGGAATACTGCTCGAACGACAGATACCCCCACGCCTCCTGGTTTTCCGGCATCTTGATGAAGTCCAGCACTTCGGACAGCGGATCCTTCTGGCGTACCAGCGTACCATCCTCGTTGCGCTCGACCAGAGTCTTGCGGGAGACGATCGGACGGGAACCCTTGATGAACGGCTTGGACATGTAGATGGACGCGAACCAGTGGTTCGGAGCTGGAACCATGTTGCCCTCGTTGTTCTTCCACAGGGTTGCCGCTCGGCACCAGTTCAGGTTGCCGTTCTCGAGCGAGTTGACGGAGCCGTTGTGCTCCTCATAGGCCGGAAGAATCAGAAACAGCAGGGGATGCTTGTCGTCGCCCTTGCCGTAGAAGTAATGGACTCCCTGCTTGAACAGGAAGCTTTCCCGGTCCGTATCGAAACCGGTGGGGTTGTCTAGGAACATTGGCATTTTTTTTCTTCTTTCTCTTTGTGACGGGCTTTTGCCCTTTTTGTCTTTTGTTGTGTTTTTTTTTGTGTTTTTTTTTATCCGTCCTGCAGTTTGACACCCCATCTTTCGTAGACGTCGATGTCGATTGCAAGACGGAACGTCTTGTCTGTATCCGGTATCGGTATGTCGATGCCCGACATGGCCTTCCTCAGGACCTCCTTTCCATCCTCGATCCTGTCACGCGGCACCTCGATCATCAAGGCGTCGTGGATCTGGTTCTGCAGGATGAACGGGAAGTCGGACTCCTTCTGCAGGTCCAGCAGCCTTCCCATGGCGATCTGCACGGAGTCCGCACAGGTCGACTGGATCGGGAAGTTGCCGGACTCGCGCTCGTACCCGGCGTTACGTTCGCCGGGACGTATGTAGAAGTACCGCCTGCGTCCCCATGGATTCTCCGAGTAGCCGTGCGTGTAGATCATCTGCTGATAGCGGACGAGCCACTGCCATGCCACCGGATAGGCTTTCGTCTTCCATCCTGTGACGGAAGCGGCCACACCCGGCTCGATGGCCTCCAGCGGCTCCTTGGATCCCGTCTGCGCCTTCACGGCGAGCGCGATTGCGTGGGCGCCGCGGCCGTAGCAGATGCCGAAGTTCAGAGATTTCGCGATGACGCGCAGGGAGCTTTTCGCCTCCGCCCTCGTCATGCGATTGTTCTGCTGGTCGACGTAGGTCAGCGTCTTCATGAAGTGCTGGTACTCGTCGCTGTCCTCCCCCATCTCGGCGGCCTTGGAGATCAGATCCTCCTCGAACACCTCGTGTCCGTTCTCGTCGAACATGTGCAGCCCGAACGAATCGACCATGGTCTTGTCGTGCAGGTCCAGCCCCGGCGTGTTGAGCGCCTTTAGCATGTTGGGATCCTGCGACAGGTTGCCCAGGATGTTCAACTCCGCGGCGCAGAAGTCCCCCTCGATCTGGACCCAGTTGTCGTACCTGGGCTTTACGATCGTACGGATCATCGGCGGCTCGTTTCCCTTTCCGAAGATCTTGGTCAAGTACGACTCGGCCTGCTTCGGGAAGTTCTGCGAGTTCGGGGACGAAACCTTGAACCGACCGGTAGACGTAAGCGGACTGTAGTGCGGGCGGAGGTTTCCGTCGGGCCACAGGTTGGCGTACAGTCCGGCCGGCTTGCCGTCCTTCTCCTTCGTGAGCCAGGTCTTGCAAGCCTGGTCCACGCGGCGGAAGTCCAGCAGAGCGTCCACGAACGGGTGCTGCCCGCTCAGGATCTCAAGCGTGGTCTTGTCGGTAGACGCGGACACGTCCGATTCGTCGTCCATGCCCAGGTCTCCGACGGCGTCGCCCCAGTCATCCCCGTCCGTCGTCTTCACCGGCGTCATGCCGAGCTTGTCGAACAGCATCTTGCGCAGGTGGATCGACGACCGGGGATTGAAATCTTCATACCCGGCCGCACGAGCCATGGCCATGACCTTGGATAGTTCCTCGGACCTTGCGGCCTGGTACTTCTCCGTGAGCATGTCCAGCTGCTTGATGTCGACCGGAAGGCCGTTGCGCTCCAGCTCGTACGTGACGAGCTGCGTACGCATGGCCGTACTGAACAGCGATGGGTACTCGCCGTGTATTCCGCGGGGCTTGAACTGGCCGCGCTCCTGCAGGATCGGAATTTGCTTGGCCATGATGTACCAAAGGCAGTCGACGTCCAGGTATCCATACCTTTCAAGCATGGACCACGGTACGTAGCCGTATCCGTTTTCTGTGGAGTCCGGCAGCTTCGATCCCTTGTGGCGGCGTACCCACACTTCCACGTCAACGGAATACCTTCCGTACGGCGTGTACTTCATGGACAGCGTCTCCAGTCCGAACGGGCCGTTGTTGTCGATGATGTGCTCCGCCAGCATCGTGTCGTACACGACACGCGGGCGGATGTCGACCCCATAGCTCAGAAGCCACTCTCCGTCGGCTATAACATTGTGTCCCACAATGTCCACCTTCGGATTCTCCAAGACACCCTTTAACGAGTTGAAAAGCGCTCCCTCGCAAGGGAAGCACCTTTCCCCACCCTCCTTTGAAACCTCCAGCGTAACGACTACGCCT